TAAACCATTAACATAAATTTTGATATTCAAATTATTAATAGAAACCGTTACCATAGACCAAACACCAATAGGAACACTACCTGTTGTTCCAGCTCTAAATCGGTTATTAACATCGGCACTTTCAGTAATCTGAACATTAACTCTTTGATTTGTATTATCATATGCTAAAAATTGGTCAACACCATTTGAATTTGGTGTTATAAACCTACTAGCTTGATTGCCAGGTTTCATCCAAACATCTATTGTCCAATTATTATAAGAATCATTAACAATAGGTGATATAAGGATGTCTACGTAATCGTCCACACCATCAAAAACAATACTACCTAGTTTATCGTTACTAAACGTTGGTCCGTTTGTTAATGTACCGACAAGACCTCTTGTATAGATATCATTCCAAATGGTTGAACCACTAACATATGATTTTGTATTAGCGGCATCTAAGTACATAGTTAAGCTATCTGTAACTATTTTAGGTGAAAAATTAAACGCCATAACTTATATTGCTTTTATAATAGATTTAATAGTCCATGCTGTTGTTGTAGCTGAACCTGTTAATACCATATTTGAACCTGAAATGAAAACTCCTAATGTCAATCCTGAAGTTGTTCCAAAATTAGTTGTTGTTGTTTCTGTATAGTTTACTGATGAACCACTTTGAATAGCCATGATCTGTCCTGCTCTTGCATTTGAACCAGATCTTACAGAGTATTCGAAGAATGCTGTGTCGTAAGATGCAGTAGGTATGCTGTAAAGTGTAAATGGTCCTGAGCTTGTCAGTACACTTTTTGCAGTTGTAATTAACATTGGATCTTGATAATTACCCAATAGTGTTGTACCATCTGAGAATACCTCTAGGATAGGTAAACCTGATATATCATTTACTGAGAATAGAGATCCTGAAAGTGAGTCTGTTATTGAGAATAATTCACCCTGTGAACCTTGTACTGTAAGTATTGGTTGAGTTGAACCTGAACCATACACTGTCAGTATTGATCCTGATGCAGTGCTGTTTGATCCTGATAGGAAAACTCTTGAACCTGTTATGTTTTGTGTTACAGAAAGCGATCCTGTTATTCCTAATGAACCTGTTATTTGTGCTGATCCTGTATAGGGGAATGCTGCTCCACCTCCACCATTTAACGCATAGGATGCAGTTAAGGCATATGATGCACTTGTTGCGTTTAGTATTGAACCACTCCAATAAGATGCTGTAGTGGCGTAAGAAGCGCTTAGTGCATAAGAAGAACTTAGCCCATTTGATGCATACGAAGCAGTTCCAAATAGTGAACCTGTTATACCTTGAGTAACATTTATTGAACCTGTTACTCCTAATGATCCTGTAATTTGTGCCGATCCTGTATATGGGAATGCTGCTCCACCCCCCCCATTTAAGGCATAGGATGCGGTTAAGGCATATGATGAGCTTATAGAATAGGAAGCGCTATTTGAATTTAATGCATAAGATGCCGTCCCAAATAAAGATCCAGTTATTCCTTGTGTAGCAGTTATTGATCCTGATACTCCCAAAGACCCTGTCATTGAGGTATTACCTAATATTTTTACACTTCCTGTCATCTCAAAAACATCTCCTGAGAATTCCATTAGGTTTCCTGTGAAGTAGATGTTATCTCCTTGAGCTGTTAAAACATCTCCTGATCCTGATATGCTCATTGAACCAGTAAGTTGTACACTTCCAGAGTTTTTAGCCCCAGTTGTTATTGCCGATTCTATTGTATCTGTTCCACTTCCTGATTTTCGTAAAAATATTCTTCCATCAGGTACATTCATTGCCAACTCTCCCTCAGTAAGTGAGACAGTTGTTGGAAGTGATCCAGATGTTAGACTTCTTTTTAGTAGTATATTTGGCATATCATTGTTTTATTATAAATATTCTAAGAAGTAGGTATATCTTCTATAATTTCGTCTTCTTCAATCCACATTGAGTAATCTCCATTTAATGGAACTGATATTTCTTTAACTCTTGTCTCTCCGCTTACTAATTGTTTACCAGGGTCTGCAATGACTTGAATGTAGAAGTTAGGTATTGTATTTACTATCATAATTTTTTATGCTATGGTCCAACCTTTGTTTGTTGCTATTAATCTGTCTGTTGGTGTTACTACTTTGTTGAAGTCTGTTAGATAGACATCTGTGTCTACAGTATATAATGTTCCATCCGCTTTTTGAACTCCACCGAATGTTCCTGGGGTTGATATTCCCATAGATACAAATGAACCAGTTCCTGCTGTTTGTTTAAATAATGCACTCCCATTAGTGACATAAACATCTCCAGATGTTGAACAAAGAAGACTTCCAAAATACGGGAGATTCTGTACAGCAACAAATGAACCTGTCCCTGCGGTTTGTTTATATATCGTACCAGTTGCCCCTCTATCCGTAACATATATACTACCGTCAATTGGTGATATCACAAATGATTGTACAACACCTGAATAAACTTGAACAGACGAACCTGTCATAGCGGTTTGTTTGTACAACCCTGCATTACTTGCAAAATATAAGTTACCTAAAAAGTCACCACTCATTTGACCCATTCCTGAAACATCTGTGCTTATAGTCGCCCACGAACCTACACCACCTGTTTTCTTTAAGTAAGTACCTGTACCTGGTCTAGCACAATAGATATTCCCATATATGTCAGTACCCATACCACCAAGAAAGCTGGATTGACTATTATCAATCACAAATGGACCTACACCACCTGTCTGTTTATGAATATATCCAGTAGTTACATTAGAAATATAAACATCTTGTGATGAACTTTGGACAGTTACACCTCTCCAGTTACCTCCAACAATGTTTAGGGGTTTTGCATTAAATCCTGGATTAGTTGTAATGGTTATTGTTGGAGTACCTACAGCAGTTCCTAATCCGTTAAATATATCTATTACCGCATTTCTACTTAAACACATATTTGCGTAATTTATAGAATATCGTGTTCCTTGAAGTGCTCCTTTAGCAACAGAATAACAGTTTGCAAAAATATCTGCAAAGTTTGTTGATGCTGCTGTATTTAAGTTTGGTATTTCTTGAATTGAATTACAATACAAGAACATTCTTTGAACAGTTGTAGCAGCAGATGTATTTAAAAGTGGTATTGTAGTTAAGTTTGTGCAAGATACAAACATATTATAAAAATTAGTTCCCGCTGCTGTATTTAGTAAAGGTATAGTTTGTAATGAAGAACACTCTCCAAACATAGTATCAAAAGTTAGACCTGCTTGAGTATTGATTAACGGTATTGAACTAAGACTATTGCAACCCGAAAACATCGTTGCAAAATTATTCCCTAAAATAGTATTAATTAATGGTATTGTTTGTAATGAGCGACAATTTTGAAACATCGACGAAAAATTAGTCCCTATCGCTGTGTTTAATAAAGGAATTGTATTTAATAATCGACAATCATGAAACATCGACGAAAAATTAGTTCCAGCAGATGTTACAAATAAAGGTATTGATTTTAACATATAACAATCTCTAAACATTTGAGAAAAATTAGTTCCAGCAGATGTATTGAATAGGGATACTGATTGTAGTGAATGACATTGCCAAAAGAAATTATTAAAATTTGTAATTACACCAATACTCCCTATATTAACTCTTTCGCATATTCCCAGTCTAATAGTGCTACCACCTAAAGATAGTGTGGTAATATTCGAACCATTTACGGAAATATCTAACCACCCCACAGTATGAGTTCTAGCTAAAATACTATTTTGTTGTTGTAGGTTTACTGTTGTTAAATTTTGACCAGCTTGTGGTGTAACTCTAACTATTACTTGTTTGTATCCTCTTGAACTTATTGTTGAGTTGCTTATTGCTGAATAAGTGTATGAGTGGTTAGCCTTTACGTTATCTACAAAGTTTTCCACAACACCATCACCCCAATCTACTGTATAAGCACCTCTACATAGTAATGCTATATGATTCACCTCATCATCTGTAATTGCTAATAATCCTATAAACTCTTGAGTACCTACTGTAGGCATTTCTAACCAATCTGAAGGTCTTATCCAATCTGAAACTTCATTAGTTCCTGTATTCCCAGTTGCTTTAAAAGTTCCTCCACTACCTTGATTTCTTACTTTAAATGAACCTCCTCCTGATGTACTTGTTATTCTAATTCCCATAGATTTAATTTATTTTTAGTAATAACCTCCGTCTATAAAACTTGCAGTTACTGCGTATGATGCGCTTGTTGAATTTATTGAGTATGAACTGCTTAACCCGTTTAAAGCATAAGATGCTGTTCCGAATAGTGAACCTGTTATTGATCCTGATACTCTTAATGATCCTGTAATTTCTAAATCACCTAATGGTATATATACATTACCGCTTCCACTGACTTTGAATTTAGTTGAAAGAGTAGTTAGGGTAGCTCCGGTTTGTACAGAAAAATCTTTATTATTTAATAGTAATATATTACTATTTACACTTGAAAATATACCTCCTGTGTTTCTTAAAGAAGTTACATAATACCCATCATTAAAATATATTAAAGAAGTCCCACTATTGTACCAACTTCCTGATGGTGAAAGTGACACTGCACTATAAGCTCCATTACCACTTGTATCTGAATTTCTAATTACTAGTCCTACAGCTCCATTTACATCTCTATCAACTGCAAATCCATTTGAAGTAGTACTTGTTGGAAAAATTCTAGTTCCTATATAAGAATCAATAAGTGAAGAAGTTACTAATTGATTTATAGCATGTGAAGCAGTACCAAATAGTGAACCGGTTATACCTTCAGTTACAGTTAATGAACCCGTTACTTGAGTATTACTATTGATGGATACTACTGTTCCATCATCTGTAATATTACTATCGTTTAAGTGTTCATTTCCAACTCCTTTTGGTAATCTATTTTGTGATATGTATAACTCATTACCCATATCATTATAGGTTTCTGGGCCTAATATAAAGTGTGATGATGTTATAGCACTTGTTGATGTCCCCTTATGTACAAATATAAATTCATCTTGTAATGAATCATACAGAAAGGATGCTGAGACAGTTGGTGATGATCCAGAATCTATTACTGCTAGTCCTCCAAATCTTATTGAGGGATTAAAAGTGTTTACTGTAATTAAATTTGTACCAATATTAAGTGTTGATTCTGATATATATTGTATTGAGGCTGATCCTAGTACTGTTAAGTTATTTTGTACTATTAATGAACCGGCAATAGTTCCTCCAGTTAGGGGTAAATAGTTTGGCGCTACTGATGCAGTTTGTGCATAAGATGCCGTTCCAAATAAACTTCCGGTAAATGATGTTGCAGTTACATTTGTATTGATTTGTACTCCACTATCTGGTGAGATACTTGCGGATACACTTCCTGATGATATTTGTGATAGATTTAGTCCTGTTATTCCTGAGGCTGGTATATTATATAGATTCTCTCCTGAACCTGAAAATGAACCTGTGAACGAAGTTGCAGTTACGTTTGTATTAACTTGTAATCCATTTTGAGGGGATATACTCGCTGATACAGAACCTGATGATATCTGTGATAAGTTTAATCCTATAATTCCTGAAGCTGATATATTATATAAACCTGCCCCACTTCCTATAAAACTTCCTGTAAATGAACCGGTATTATATGATGAAGTAAATGAATTAAAGTCAGCTATGGGTGTAAATGAAGTTTCAAGTGCTTCCAAATAATTATTTAAAGCAATATTCCAAGCTGCTGAGTCACTACCAATAGGGATATTTTCCATTCCTGGAATTTCTCTGGAGAATTCTGGGGATAGAGAACTTAAGTCTGTTAAATCTACTATAGCTAAATTTTTACCATCTAATCTAATAATATCTCCAGATTCAGCTTCAGTATAAGGTTCTCCCCACTCTACAAAAAATGATAAGTGTGAATCTGCTGCTGATCTGTGAGTTACTTCAGATATTTTATATAAGTGGAATCGACCTGTAATTAATGAATTATCTCTTTGGGCTTGAGCTACTACAGCATAATCTTTACCAAAATCACTACCCGAAATATCGTTTACTGTTATAAGATTGTTAGGATCTGTAAAACTAGCAGATTTAAAAAAATAGGTTCCTGGTGGGGTGCTAAATCCTATTGTATCCCCTTGGGTTAAAGATGAAGTCTTAGATAATGTTATAGTACTACCACTTATATTTGTAATATAAGCAGAAGAGGTGATACCATTGGATAATGAATATACAGATTGAGATACTCTTAATAAATTAAAATCGTAAGTATTTAAGGCTGAAGCGTTAGTAATAGTATTAGAGTTAGTTGTAATACTACCTGTGATAACGATTAAGTTTTCTTTGATGATATCATCAGCAGTTACAGCCCCAAAGAATTGTTGATTCACATATGCCATTAGAGTATAGTTTTTAGAATGTAAATCTAATTAAATTGTTTACCAAAGACGCTAAACCTCCTATATTAAATTGATTAAAATTATTTGAAGTGTTTAAAGTAAGAGCAGCAGTGTTAATTAAAGTACCATTACTTAATCTATAGGCTTGAAGTATTGGTGGGTTTTGTGTAATCAAGTTATCATTAGATCCTGCACCATTACTTATAGAGTTAGGTAGGATTAATAGAAATGTTGAAGTAGACTTAATCCCAGTAGATACATTTATTGAATTAACTTGTGCACTACCTGTAGCAGGAGCAACAATTGTTATACCTCCTTGAGAGAAACCTGTTACTTTAAATGCTGGTGTATATGATGCTAAAGTTCCTGATGTTCCTCCTGAATTAGGTACAGTAATTGAGAAATTATGTGCATCTATTACTGAGAGAGGAGCGTATGTGTAATCGATACTAGCGTTTCTTACTACTACATAATCACCATTTGATAAACTATGTGAAGTAGCTGCTATGGTTAATGTAGTTGAAGAACGAGACCACACTTTTCGTGTAAAGTTATCAGCAGTAGATAGAATTTCTACTCTTTCTGCAGATGAACCTGAATAAGCTACATATCGCGTTTGGGAATTATAAACATCTAAACCATTTAATATCGCGGTTCCTGGAGGTCCTTGTGGACCCGCTGAACCTGAAGGTCCTGTTAGATTGGGAGTAGTATAGGAAGTTGAGTCGGTGAAGACAAATGTAAGAGTTCCATCTCCATTATTTACTACATCATCAATACCATTACCTGCTGAGCCTGAAGGGCCCGGTGCTCCAGCTGAACCAGAAGGGCCGGCTGAACCTGATGGTCCTGCAGGACCTGCATAACTACCTGTAGTGTAGTATAGATCTCCTGATGAAGTGTTGTACCCTACAATAGCACTTACTTGATTATTTTGTAATAATGTTTTTATTTGAACTGTAGAAGCGGATACTAGTAGAGATCCGGATATTACAAAATCGTAACCAGTATCTCCTCTAAGAGCTTCAATAGGTCTTAGAACATGTTCTGGGTAGATAATGCTACCACTACCTATACCTGTTGTACTAATTTTTGCCATTAATTTTTATGTTTTATTGGGAAAGATGTATTATCTCCTCAATAAATATTAAAAAGCATAAAGGAACTTGGTTTAGTTATATAATCCTTTCGGTGAATGTAGTTTTAGTTACATTATAAGATTTAGGGTTTGGCCCGGCTTGAGCAACATTTATAGTTTTAGGTATAATATACCCTTGCAAGGTAAGTGTTAATTCACTTTTACTAGCTCTGTCTGTGGAGTTTTCTAACAATGTTGGAGTAGGAAAAGATGTAATTGATGCTCTAAATAGAAATTTTTCAGGATCACCCCAATATGAATCTGATGAAAATTCTAATGCTTCTATTATTGGGTTCATTTGTTGGATATAATCTGTAAATATAGATAATTTATAGGTTATAGTAATATAATCAGGTATAATACCTAAAATGTATTCTTTTTGGGGTTTTTGATTGTTTAATACATCAAAATTATCATACACATTTCGTCTTGAGTACCCCTTTTCAAAATATTGAACATTATGAACTAAATTACCATCTAATTTATTACCTAGATTTCTATTTTTCTCAAATGATTCTCTTTTAAACATGATTAATGGAACCATGGTTTTACCATTTTTATCACGATAAAAACCGTCGTATTGTATCGACTTCCATCTTTCCGGTGAACCATATATAACTGGGACTGTTATTTGTTTATCGTTTTGAGTTACCGTGGGTTTGATTACATTTTCTAAGTAATATAATACAGTATTATCATGGTCCTCTAAAGTAATATTAATAGTTTTACTGTCATCTCCCTTTAAAGATGTTTGTTCAGCTCTATTAAAGTTGGGTTGCCCAGGTTGAGCATTTTGAGAAAAAGTAGAATTAGGATTTGAATAAGGTTGAATATCCTTCTCAGGTTGCTGATAAGGCTCTGAGAGGCTAGTTAAAAATTCTCGTTTATTTAGAGGTGTTGGTTTAAAATCCATTTTATAATCGGTTTTCTCTTATTCCTACTTTTTCTGGGCGCACATAGAAACATTCTAATATTATAGATAAACTAGTACCTGCATCCGGTACACCATTTTCGTCTGTGTAAGCGTATAGTGGGTCTTTACCTACTACTAATTGGTTCTCATTAACGTTATTTACTTCATAGTAATCCTCATTCCAAAGAATAACATCACCTATTGAAGGTTCTACATTAGCTTTTATTAAATGGGGTTGGAAGAATCTTACTGTTAATTTTCTCTCAACATCCATACCAAAATCATCAGTTAGGGGTGTAGTATCACCTCTTTCTAATAAACATGTTATTAATACTGGACCACTATATTTTTTACTTAAACTCTCACCATATATGTTTGGTGGGGTTTCATCTAATATTACTTGATAGTATCCTACTTTTTGTTCTATAACTTGCCCCAACAATTCATTGTTGATGTTTGAGAACATACTGATGTCGCGACTTCGTCCAAAATATGCCATTTTAATTATTTTTTAAATTTCCAAATAAATCCACCAGCAGTTTTTCTCTTCCCATTTAGAACATTAGATATACCCGCCCCATCAATTTTCAAAATATTAGATACTTCAATAGTACTAGGCCATTCTTTTATAAAATCTAAATTGATAGAATATTGGATTATGGGTTTTGATTTATTTTTACTTATTAAATTGCAGGTCTCTAGAGATAATTTATTACCTAAAGCACAAGTGTTTCCTAACATTTGTTTACTTCTATTCAATTTAAATTCTTTAGAACGAGTTTTACCATTATTAGACTTACTAATTTTGTTTTTAGTATCTTGGGATTGGGTTTTACCTAAATTAAAGGTATGACCCATCATACTCTTACTTATTTTATCACCCCAAGTGCATTTAGTAATACCCGCGGCATACTTAGTAGCGTTATAAAATAAATTTGAATTGTAAGCATTATAATATTCAATATAATATTCTTCTAATTCTTTCATATCACCAATGTTATCTAATTGAGCTAGAATTTCACGTTGAAAATTAGATTTACCATACTTTTCAATAGCTTTCTTTAAAATAACCCCACTTCCTAAATAATTGTCATTAATATTAGAAGTTAAATGCGAACCTATATATTTTTTCCCATTTATTAAGTTAGTAGTTATGTAGATTAAATATACCATTAGCCTATGAAGATATTCATGGGGATATTCTGTAATGTAGATTGCATAGCATCATTTTCAGCCTTTTTTCTTTCTAATTGCATCTTACGTGATGATTCATCTAAATCAGCTCTTAACTTTTCAATTAATGCTAACTGTAAGTCTTTTGCTTTACCTAATAAATCAGCTTGATTCAAAGTTACTTCAGCTCCAGGGATAGGTACTTGTGTGTATTTACCTCTAATAAAGGCTAATGTTTCTGCTGCTAATGCTAATGTGTATTCAAATATCCAGTATCTTCCAGGCGCATTTATGTTGGAATAAGTAGGGTTATTATAGGGTACATTAGATATATCTGTAATTAAGTTATCGCCTGATCCTGGCCCGTTTGTCGCAACAACACTATTACGTTCTGATACTTTGATATATTCAAAGAATAATCTTTTATCAGATGTAGGAATAGGAAAGATTTTTAGTTTGTTGTTTACAATTTGAAATGAAAATGCTGATCTCCTAATTTGGTCATTCAGTTCAATTGCTTGAATAGTACCGATATCATAATTTAAAGGCATTAACATAAAGTTAATAGCAGGAGATTTATTACCAAACCCAAAGGCGTCTAATAATTGTTGTGAACCGTATCCTGTACCAGCATATGGGTCAAAATAACGAACAATAGCTGGGGCGTTTTCGTAGAATATGGTTTTTATCTCAATTGAATCATCAGGTGATATTACTCCAGAAGATGAAGCCCATGCTTTTAAATCATAGTCTTGAACCCCCGCTGCCATATCTATAGAACCTGTGTAGTAGGCTGTATTACCTCCTACACCAGCTTCACTACCATAGTCTTGAGCCATTCTAATTAAATTACCTAATGATGGTGTTATAACCTTATCATTAAGTACAACATCATTGGGGTTAGCTTCTAGAGATAAAAAATTATTTCTGATTTGATACAAGTAGAGCTCATTCCCATATGTAGTTACAGCTTCTTCAAAACAAGTAAAGAATGAACCACTTCCCATTTCAACGTCCATTGAAGGGTACCCTAAACGGGTAGCACAAAATTTTGCTACACGTACAGCGTCCTGCTGGAATTGAAAATCGTTGTCATAAAATCCAAATGAAGTTGCCGAGCCTTGAGTAAAGGTGGCAGTTCCTGTCCATAATTGTGAATTAGCCATGTTGTATTATTTAATATAAATATTAAGAGATGATTAATCTCTAAATTCTTGATATACTTTTAAGATTGGAGATACGATCTCGTGTCTGTGGTTTTGTTTTAATTCAAATACTCTAAATCCTACTACTTGTTCTTCAATTCTTGATAAGAAAGAGAAACCTGTTTCTTTTTTTATTTTTAAATCAATTTGGGCCATATCCCCACAAATTGCCATCTTAGAATTTTTACCTAACCTTCCAATAACTGTTTCCATTTGATCGTGAGTTACGTTCTGTGCCTCATCTACAATTACAAATGAGTTTAAGAATGTACGTCCTCTCATAAAAGCAAATGGTACAATTTCTATGTTTCCATTCTCTAATTCTTTATCAACTTTGTCTTTATTGTATAAAGCATATAAGTTATGATAAATTGGTGCTAACCAAGGATCCATCTTTTCTTTTATATCTCCTGGTAGAAATCCTATTTCTTCCTTAGATACGGTTGGTCTTGTTATAACTATCTTTTCTATTTCTTTGTTGAATAGTAAATCTAATGCTGCTTGTACTGCTACAAGTGTTTTCCCACTTCCAGCCATCCCTTTTAAGACGGTTACTGGATTCTCTAAAATAATCGCTTTTGCTTGTTTTTGTTCTTCGTTAAGAACTAAATTAAATTTGATTGGAGTTTTTGGTTTTCTCTTTTGCGTGAAAACTTCATCTGTGTGATGGTTTGAAGCCATAAGTTAATAACGTTTGATTTAACATAAATATAGCAAATAAACAAAAAAAAGACCTAGCTTGCGCTAGGTCTCTTAATATTAAGAATTGGTTATTCTTAGATTGCATTTAAATCAGCAACTAATACTTTACCGTAGAATTCCGGACGTACCATTTTCTTAGCGTAACGAGTCATAATACCTTTTCTTGGTGTGAAGGTAGCTGGATCGTATACTAATGGAGTCATGATCAACGGAACGTATGGAGCATAAACTGCACCTGATTCCAAGAATTGGTTACCTCTGAATCCCATCAAGATAGTGTTTTCTGTCATGTATGGGTTTTTATAAACTTTATATCTAGAGTTTAATTGACCAATTTTCTGAACACCAAATGCGTAAGTCATTTTAGCTGAATCACCATCTGTATCAGCAGCAAATCCAGGAATAGATTCCAAGATAGTAGCAACAGTTGGAGAAATAACGATGAAGTTAGCACCACCTCTTAAAGTTCTTTGGTGAATAGTGTTAGAGATTTTTTGCAATTTAATTCCAAGAGTTTGGAACCAAGACATTTGAGTGTAGTATACACCAGATGTATTAGCATCAAATCCTGTTTTAGCATTGTTAAGTTGGTTACCTACTTTAGCAGACCATACTTCAACTTGGTTTGTTGGAACGTTTTGGATCAACATATCTAAGATTTCAAGATCAATCTCTAATGAGATATACTCTGATAAGATAGAAGTCAATTCAGCTTCAGCATCAAGTGAATGGAATGCATTAAGATCTTGAGAGAATTCTGGTGTCCATTGTGCTTTCAATTTACGAGTTTTCGCAACGATAGCCTCTGAACGCATTTGAACATTGATTTCAGGAATAGCGATTTCAGTGTTAGATTGTGCGTTAGGGAAACCTGCTCCAGAAGCATCTTCGAAATCACCTCTTGAGTTATCTCTAGGACCTTTGCTGTAGTATACTGTGAAAGTGTTACTTCCAGTTGTGATAGTTCCAGTAGCTGAACCTGTAAAGAAGAACTCAATATTAGCACCATTTACTTTAGTAAATGCTGGAAGTAAGTTAGCAGCTTGGAATGATCCTGATGTAGGAATGAATGATCTAACAGCGTTAACATCAAATCCTGATAAAGATGATGTAGCTACTAATACTTTAAGAATTTGAGAATTTACAAAAGAAGCTGATAATTCTGCTGTATAGTTAACATCAGAGAACGCAGTTGAGATAGCAATTTCTGAACCAGAAACTACAGCATCTGAAGCTGAGAATTCGTTAACTGAGTATCCAAATCTACCTGCACCATATAAACCACCTGCTGCTTCGTTACCAAAGTTAGCTGAAGGAGTACCATAAAGTGAATCACCGCTAGTAAATGGTTTTACGCTAGATCCGTATTGGAAATCTAAGAAGAATACCAAACCAGCTGGTAAGCTCATTGGTTGAACAGAAACAAATTCTTTAGCAGCGATTTGACCAAATACTTTACGTACTAATGGTAATGCTACAGCAGCATATTGCTCACCTGTTCCAGCAGTAAAAGTACCACCTGTTCCAGTAGAAGAAGATTCTACTACTAATTGTTTTGCTTGGTTTTCTAAGATGATAGCCATGTTAGACTTATCTGTTTCGTTAGAAATACCTTCTAAAAGACCTGACTTACCCCATTTAGATGCTAATCTGCTAGCGTCTTTTTGTACTGATTGGTAAGGGTTAGATGTCTCTAATAATGAATTAATCATGTTTGACATAGTAATGTGTTTTTTTAGTTTTTAGTTTTTAATTTTTTAAATAATTCCTGCAAGTTTTTGCATTCTTAACATAAAATCATTGTTTTCAACGATTGGTTTTCTATCAGCAACTCCAACTGGTTTAGAAGCGTATGAAAGAGATTCTTTTATGGAATTCTTAGCTGGTGCTACGTTTAGAGATTCTTGTAACGTTTCAAAAATATTCTTAGTTTCTTTAACTGTTTCAGCTCTATCAAAAGCGTTAATTACTTTTACTTTTTGAGCTTCTGTTAAATTCTTAGATTTGAATAACTTGTTAACGTAAAGTAATTTAGCATTCAAAAGATTAACTTCGTTTAATTCAGAACGTAAAGTAGCGATAGTGTTCATTGCCTCTTCTAATTCTTCATTAACTTTATCATCTTCAACTTTTTCTTGAATTTTAGCTTCACCAGCTTCGTGTGCAGCTGCTTCTTCTAATTCAATTTCAGCTAGGATTTCTTCAAGATTGAATTCATCTTCCATTTCAGGAGCTTCTTCTTCACCTGCTTCTTCCTCTTCACCTTCTTCTTCTTCTGGAGCTTCTTCTTCTGAACTACCCATTAGGTCTGAAACTACTTCTCTGACGATGTCTTTAAGATCCTCAACTGTAATTTCTCCTACTGTGTCGTCATCTTCAGCTTCTTCGAAGATTTGGTTTTCTTCCATTTTCTCTTCTTCGTGACCTTCCTCTTCACCTTCTTCAAGTGCTTCAAGTTCAGCTAAAAGTTCTTCTAATGAAATTTCTTCAATTGGCTCATCTCCAGGCATTTCACCATTTGATTTTTTGAAATTTTCTTCTATTTCTTCGTCGTCTTCAGCTAAGGCTTCTAATCTAGAAGACATCATTTCTTGCATACGAGGAGCGAAAGCTTCTTCAAGTGCTAGCTTGGCGTTGGCCATTGCTGTTTCTCTAATAGATTTAGCTTCAGCAATTGCTTCACTAAAAATTTTAGTGTTTGTGTTTGACATAAAATTGTTTTTTGATTGTGATTACTTATTGAGAAGTAATATAGAATTTTTTATTTGAGGGAGATTATATTAAGATAATCTATCATTAAGATATCCATAAATATTAGGGGGAAAACAAAAAATGCACTCTTTTTTAAGGAGTGCATTGCTCTACATAAATGTAGAAGGAGGGTGGTTATTTATCTTATACAACATACACCTGATTGGGAACAGATGATGTCTGATACTAATGTATTTATTTTTGAGTATTTGTTATTATGTTGGGGTTTATATCCCTCACTTAATCCTGTTGGTGTCATAAAAGCCCCTTGTGTTGATGGAGTTGAAACAAAATCCCAACAAAGCAATTCAAAATCATCTTGTACTTCTACTGTACCTTCTCCTAATGATTGAACAGAGCCCATACCACGAGATGAAATACCTACAGTAATTTTATTTAAAAACAATTCTTTTAAAATGTTACCTGAAGGTGTTGGTAGTACTTCCACTTTACCCATTAAATCATCTCCATTCCACCATAATTTTTTGATGTTGTGGGATACATTTTTTAGGTTAATTACCATAGATTCTGGGTGATCTAATTCACCTAAAGCTCTATTTTCGGTAACTGGTCCTTGGATATATTTTTCAACTTCCCTTTCAAGAATATCTTTAGGGTAAACTCTACCATTTTGGTTTTTAGAGTCAGCTCTTTGAATTACACCTTCAACCATTAAATTTCTATCACCCTTACCCTCAGTTAATACTGCGGATTTAGGGGTGAATAGAGCGTATTCTATTAATAATGATTTACTCATTATACTGTAGTTTTTGTTAAGATTACACCTTTGGTTCTAGCTGCTCTTTCTATATTTGTAGCTTCAGTTGAATCTTTAGCATATTGGGTGTTACCAGCTTTATCTTTTAAAGCAATAGCCTCTTCAATTTCCCCGTCTTCATTACCTACGGATAGTGCTCCGTCTAAATAATCTTTAGCTCCAGTTAAATAGTTTTTAGCTAAGACAATTTTTGCTTGCCACCAGTGAGGAAAATCAATTTCTCCCATGTTGTCTATGGCATCAATAGTTTTATATAATTCAGTTGCTTGTTTAGCAATTAAATATAATTCAGCTTTGATCATGTGAGGTTCGTTATCTTGATGACCTAAATCTATATCTTCACTTATTGGACTAGAATCAGCATTAACATCAGCTACTCTATCAAAACGTGACCCATGTTCTTCTATTTGTTTTTCCTTAGCGTCTCTAACCATTGATTTTAAATTATCAATTGGAATACCTGTAGCTTGAGCGTATTTTTTAAAAATAGCATTTTGTTGATCTTCTTTTACTAGACCATCATTTTCGTATCCTTCTCTAATATGATTTTGATATTTAGGAAATTCAGCTTCTCCCATTCCTACTTCACCAGCAATTTGTAAAGCTTGTTGTCTATACTTTTCAGCTTCTTGGGTTTTGCCTTGTAAGTATAATTCTTCCCCTTTATCATATAAGTTAATAGCTTTTCTAGCTATTACTCTATCTGACATTTCACCTTCTCTAATAAGTTTAGCAGCTTTTCCTTTACCAATAGCATCGATGTTTTTCTTAGTAGTTTCAATCCATTTATCACTTACTTCACCTTTACCATTCAATTTATCAAAATAAAATTGTGGATTTTTAGTTAGGTTAGCTAATACTTTTTTCTGTGCTTTAAGTACTTCTTCTTCAGTTAAATCAGTTCTAGTAGGAACATCTACCATTTCAAGTTCATATTTCATACCTCTAGAATACTCATATGGGTTAACCATATCAATAGTTTTAGCTATGATATCTACTTCTTGTTTCCCAGTAGATTCTTTTGAAGCTTTTTCTGAGATGATGTTTTTGTTTTTAAGGATTTTAACGGTATCATCAAAATTATTATGATGTGAAATCATAGTAAGATTTTGATCTCTACGCACCTCGTAAAGAAATTTAGCTTTGGTAACTTTACCATCTAAATATTGAGTATATAAATTTTGAACTGTCATGTGTATAAATATTATTTTTTATCCTTGTCCTTTATAAAGTTTTTTATAATTTTTAGAACTTTTCAACTTAGATGTTTTACACTTGGCATGAACACCAGGTCTTTTAACTTTCGAGACTTCGGTTTTTACCCCGGTTGAATTCGATTTTACTTTTGCTGCCATTATTCAGTTAAACCTTTAATTTTATTATTAATTTCTTGGATTTTTTCATTTATTCTAAACAACGCATTATGAGTACGTTTTAAATAGTTCATTTGATCCTCATCACCTTTTAATTCAGTTTTCATACGAGAAGTAAAATCAACTAATTTATTAATCTCCTCTAACTTACGTTGGATTTCTTTAACACCCATATGCAATTGCTCTTGGGGTTTTCTGTTTTTAGTCTCATTTTTAAATTGAGAATAACGAACCTCATTAAGTTGTTCTTCTTCTTTTTTTGAGTCAACTATTTTAAATTTCACTAGTTCAAAATATTTATCGAGATTAGGTAAATCTTCATGTCCTGATTTAGAAGTCTCATGTTGTTTTTTAGATTTTCTGAATGCTTTGGGAGTTAGGACAGCAATTTTTTCTTCTAAATGTTGGCCCTTCCATAAATCTTTGGCATCAATTCTCTCTTTGGGTTTAATTGCTCTAAATCCTCCTTTAATATAAGTTTTAGCAGAATCAGGCATGGTTTCAAATCCAGCAGGTGAGTTTTTATCTTGATCAGTTACCGGACGAGCAGGATTACGAGTAAAAGCTTTAGTGGTGCTTTCATATTTGGGTTTTTTAAGCATTACTCTGCCCATAAACCCCCCAGCACCCGCAGTGGCAGACATTTCTTCTATACACTGTTTTACTAATTCTCTTAATTTATCTTTATCCATTATGAATCTTTTTTAACTCACTATGCAGTTCCTGATATTGTAATAGAGCAATAATATTATCGTCTTTTAATGTTTTAGATTCTAGAATAGGGTTAATAAGATTTATGGTCTCATTTACTTTAATTTTAATAGTAGCATCCTCTATTTTAGGTAATAATTTTAAAAGAGATTCCTTTAACGATGTAAACTTAACATCTACATACTTTTTAAGATTAGTAGTATTAGAGATGTTATTAATGTATTCTTTTAACACATCTTTTTGATCATCAGATAATACTTCAAATTTGGTATTGAATTTTTCCAACATCAATTTATAAACTAATGCGCGAGTTCCTTTGTCTAATAACTCAAATTCACTAACTGTAGGTTGTATTTCTTTTACAAGTTGTGACTGAGCTATATGTTCTAAGATGTTCATCTTAGAATTAATTATAGTATCCACATGGTGTGAAGGAAACAAATTTGCCTCTAATAAAGTATAAGTTGAAGATAATAACTTGTAGTTACTAATTTTCGCTTTAAAAAAATCATCTATGTCAAAATTAGCCTTAATCTCTTTTATCAAATTAAACTTTTCTTTAGATAATTTAACTTGATTTAAAGATTTATTTATTTCTAATATAGTAGAAATAATAGATTCAGCTTTGGCCTCACTAATATTTTGAACTCTTGATATAGATTGATATAATTTGTTTTCTTTTGATAATTCAGTATTAACAAAGTATTTCTTAATTAAAGATACAGCTTTGGAGTCTTGGTTAGACATAGTATCAGCTGTAATTTTTCTTACAAGAAGTTCAAATAGGATACCAGTATTACGATATTTATTATGCTTAATATTAGCCATTATGTTTTATATAGTTAACTACTAATTATAAATATTAACTTTATTTATCTTCCTTTAAGAGGTTATCCTCATTTAATAAATTACTTTCTTCAAACAATTTAACTTTTTGTTTAGGAAACATATTTTTCAAAGAGTTTGACATTTGGTGATACACAGTTTGAGCATTCATATTTTCTAATGCTAATGGTGAACCACCTTTATGGGCAGTTTTAAATCCCTTAGTCTCAGAATCATCTTTTCTCATAGCATCTCTACCTAATCTATCTTTACCTAAAGCACTATCTTGAGTACCCATTGTTGATGCCTTTTCTTTAGGACGACCTAATACTTGATCAGGATAAGTATCACCCCTTTCATCATATCCTTTAGGAGTACCTTCGGTTCCTGGATATCTACCTGGACCATAAAGTGATGCTAAGGCGTGTGGTGTACCGTATGCTTCTCCGGTTTTATAGGGGTCATTCCCTTCAGTTTCTATTTGGTCTATTCGGAATTTGCGTTTAGCGTCTTCGATCATTAAGTCTCGGTATTCATCAAATTGATCTTCGCTAAATTGAAAAATATGATCATAAACCCAATCAGATGGTACTATTTTATTTTGAAGTAATTCAACGGCTAATGATGCCTTTTCCTTAAATAATGCTATTTTTTCTTGTTCATATATAATAGAAGGAACAGTTAAAGATAAATCAAAATTAGTTAATGATTCTCCATCATACCCTTGTGCATATAAGTGAACTAAAGCTATTTTTGTTAATTCTGATATTAATATACGTTGAAGTCTTTCTACTGTACGAGCAAATCTAATATCTTCAGCGGCTAATGTAGCTTTACCTGTTAAGTCTTTTTCATATCCAAAGTAAGCTTTTGGTACTTTTAAAGCAGCGAATAATTTATCTTTTAGGTAATTAACATCTTCAATAGCAGTATAATCTAAACCTTTTGTAGTTTCAATTCTAGTTGTAGCATCACCACCCCTTACAGGAATATAAAAATCCTCAAGAATATTCTGCATGTTGTACTTCAAATTGTATTCACCAGTGTTTGGATCAACATAAGGTGTTTTTTTCATTTTATTAATAGTACGCTGCATGAAATTTTCTACCTCATTAGGTGGAATATTACCCACATTAACAAAGAATGTACGTTTTTCAGGTGCTCTAACAATACGATGTATTAACATCGCATCTTCCATTAATGTTAATTGTTTAAAAATCTTACGAGCGGGTTCAATAAATGATCTACCATATGGTAAATAGTTAAAATCCGATAATAATCGGAAGTGGGCCATTTCGAAATTATCAAACTCAATATTAGTATCTCGGTTTTGGTTATATTGAGAAATGTTTTGAGGACCCGTTGTAGACTGTTGAGATGAGAAAGTAGGGTCGTATTTAAATTTTACTTCTTGTGGGCGTTCTGGATTTCTACCCTCTAACCTAATGATAGAGTAAGATGAGAATGGTATTACACCATATACTCCAAATTTTTCTGATATTTCTAATTTTAGATAGAAGTCACCATACTTACACATATTACGAGTCCAAGACCAAAGATTAAACTCAATGTTTAATACATCGTAAAATAAGTTATAAAGTATTTTTTGTATAGTTTCATCAGAAGAACGTATTTGTAATACTTCTCCCATATCATTTCTCAAGCATGTCTCATCAGCTAAGATATCTAATGTAGAAGCAATAATAGAATCACTATCCATCAATTCATAGTCAGTATAAAGTTGAATACGTGTTGTTGGATATGAAGTATCATTATTGAAGTTAAAGTTTAAACCACCTGTAGTAGTGTATACTTTATTGTATCTGTCATAGAGAGAGTTTGTTTGGATAGTACCAAGTTGTTGGATACGATCTGTATCCATTACTTTTAATTGGTTACCCCCAACGTTTCTTATTATAACGTCTGTTGAGAATAATCGTTGTAATCTACCAAAAAATGATGTATCTACCATAAAATTTTATTATAATTATAAATATTAATTTTTTAACCTAAAAGCCAATCTATATTTTCTTTACCCCCCATACCATCATCAATTTGATATGGATTTTGATTTTGGGGATTGTATGAAAATACTCCAGGGGCCTGTTGCTTAGTAGAATGAAAACTACCTAATGTAGCTCTGGTTAAATCCATACCCTGTTGTCTAAATCTTAGCGCGGTATCACGTAAAAATAAACCAATACTGAATGCCATCACTAAGTCATCATTATAGCCATTTTGAGATTGAGCTTTACCGTGTTTCCACACAAAAGTTCTTAATTCATCTAATAACCTTTTAGACTGTATTGTAACAGATTTTTCTTGAATATATGATATCAACTTTGATACACATAATGGACGAGTTTTTTGAGATGTTGTAAATCCAGGTACCATACCCTGCCCATTCTCCATTCTAGCTAATTGGTTTTCATTAGCACCCATTGTAGTATCGGCTTTAGATGAATAATATAGATTTCTATATCCTCTTTCTATCAAATGTTCTAAAACACTCCAACCAACATTAGCGTTTTCTACTACTAATAAAGCATCATTATATTCTGTTGCTATTGAAAATAAAATATTGGCATAGTCTTTTGTTTGAACTTGGGCCTTATATTCACCTATTTGTTTAGCAGCTTCAACATCAAAAATATGGAATGCTGAGTAGTCACTTCCATCACCTCTAGCAACGTCGGCTACTATCATATAGTCTTTACTATAATCTGGTTGTTCCCAAAGCCATAAAGCACCTTCTGGTCCTCTTCTTTCTATAGGATCTGATGTGAATGCGGATTCTAAGAAATTAAGCATATCGGGTTCAATTACTGTATCTCCAGATGTACTAAAATCGCAATCACACTCTTGTGCGGCGTGACGTAATCCTAGAATTTCATTTTGGTCATCTCTCCATTGTTGGTTTCGTTCAGGATGAACGGTCCATGGTAAGGATAAAGGAACAAATTTATTTTCTTTATTTTGGGCTTTAGTAAAGGATTTATGAAACCAGTTACCTGTACCATAAGGTGTAGATAAAGCAAGACATTGTCCTCCAGTAGCTAAGGTCTGTTGAGCCGAAGCAAAAATTTCATCAATACCCTCAATAAAAGCAGCCTCATCAATAATAAGAAAAGAAACGGCTTCTGATCGACCAGCATCTGCGGTTGCACCTACTGCTTTAATCTGAGAACCATTATTTAACTTTAATGATAATTTATTATTTTCAGATGGTTTATCTCCTGATTTTAACCATTTGGGTAATGATTCATAGGCAAAACGTACCTTAGTAACCATATTTTTAGCAGTTTCCTGCTTGGTAGCAATACATAAAACATTTCGGTCTTTATTAAATATCATTAACCACAAAGCATAGGCCGAGGCTAATGTTGATATACCTAACTGACGAGATTTGTTTATGATTGTATACTCATTCTTTTGAAGTTGGTAAAGTACCTTTTCTTGAAATGGGTATAAATTAAATTGGATCCTACCCCGTTGTGGGTGTTGGATCCAATAGTATTTTTTCATAAAATAGACTGGGTCCTGTGAACAGCGGACCCACTCTTGTTTTATAATTTCCTTTAAAGGAAGTTGTGGTTGTATTTCAGACATAACTAAATTTAGGAATTTTTATACTCCTAATTTTTTATTCAATTTGTTAATTTGAGCAGTTAATTCTTTCATCTTAGGTAAAACTGACTCATCACCAGCTTTATAAGCCTTAGCTGCTTCCATTCTTTCAGCTTCAAGTTTACGTTTTTCTTTAATCATCTCATCTTGACCTAATCCAATTGTATTATCGATTGGTGTTTCGTCTGTTGTTGGTTCAGATTTAGGAGTAGTGATTTTAATTCTCTTTTCTCCCGGGGCTTTAGCAACTCTTGGCTCTTTTGGTTCAGCAGCAGGTTTGTTTGGATCTGCTTTTCTACCTCTTTGTCCTAATTCTCTTGAACCACGAACTAAAGCAGCAAATTTATTTGTTTGATTTTGATGTAATTCTTCTTCGCTATCATCTAACATTTTAGCAATTTCAGGATCGGTATTAAGAACTTTCAACAATGCTGATTTTTCTAATTCAGGTTGTGCTTTAATAATAGCTGCTACTTTTTGTCCTAGTGGAGTATATTCACCTCCTGCACTAGTTAGTTTAGCCATTTCTTCTAGAGAAACTTCTTCGTTCTCATCTAAATCTTCTTCTTGTAAGTAAGAAGCGTCAAAATTTTCAGTTAAAAGGAAATTCTTTGCTTTCTTTAAATCAAAATCATTATTAATGTTCATTTTTTTATTTTTTAAGTTATGGTTTTGATATAAATATTATAGAGAAATAACTTCTAGTATTTGTTTGATGCGTTGTTCTGTAGTGCCTGATATTTGTTTGCAGTTTTGTAGTTTGCCATTGTATGTATTGATAAAATGTCTAATAGTTGAATCAATTAGTTCTCTATATTCAGCATCAATAGTGCGCACCCCATTATCTTCAATTTCTACTCCTTCAGGAGAGATGTAAAAAATATAATCATATTCTTTGATAAAATCAGAAGCATACTTTCTAAATTTTTCTTTATCTGTAAGACCAATGGATTCAGCATTTTGAGTAAATGCCATTACATCAATAACTGTTCTATCAGTAATTAAATTTTCATTAATCAATTCTGCACATCGTTCAGCTAAAAACACAGTTTGACCCTTTAATGTAGAATCAGTGTTTAATGGAATACCTAAATCTCTTAAATATTTACTACGTTCAGTAGCAAAATGATAATCTTTAAATTGTGGTAATTCTTTTAAAGCATTAACTAATGTTGTTTTGCCTACAGACACGGTACCGGTTAATCCTATTCTCATAACTTATTTTATTAGTTTTATTTATACAATATAATAAGGCTCCCTATGGGAGCCAAATTTATTTATTAAAATCTTGATGTTACTTGTGGGTTTTTCTCTGGTGGTACTCCGTGTCTGTCTCTACGTGCTTCCAACCATTCTTCTTTAGTGTATTGAAAACCATACAAATAATATTCATCTTTCTTTTTTAATTCTTTTTTGTATTTAAGAGCCGGTTCATCCCATGAATGGAGTTTTCCGTCAAAATATATAATTGTTCTACCGTCTTCAGTAGTAAGTGTTCTTGATTTGTAATCTTGTTTTTGTTCTTGTTCTTCCATGTGTTTAATATAATAAAAATTATTCGTATCTCAAAATATCTTCGGCAACATAAATCCCTTGTGCTCCACTTACTGTTATACCTCTAGCAGAAAGAGCATCACCAACGAAATGCACGTTTGGATATTTAGTCAAAGCTAAGTTAGTATAATCAACAAGTGGTTCTGGAGATAGATATTTTACTTCAGGTATGTACATACCCCAATCGTCTTTTAATGTAGGAAATACTTCTTTCATCCCTTCAATAAAGCTATCAATGTAGTTAAAATACCCCTCAAATGCTTCTCTTACTTCATGCATTGCAGCATTATCGATTTGAGTTGTTTCTACATGATTTCCTTCTGAAGTAAATGATGGTTTGCGTGATGGGGAGTAATATAATCCCTTACCACCAATTTGCAATTGTTTAACTAAATCTCTACTCCAAGTAAATGGATCTTCAATTCCATTTAACTCCATTATGATACCAAAGTTAGTCATATCATTTCTATACTTCTCATCTTTTTTAGCATGACCATTATATGAAAAGTTTCCGTATGTTTCTTCTACTGCAACATACGCCGCATTATTGTTAGTACAGAATGAACGTAATGATACTCCTTTGTCTTCAAATTTTCTATATAATTTAAAGTCATATGATACATCAATCAATTTTTGGAAGTGTTTTTGTGGTGCTTCAAAGCGAACACCTATTTGTACTGATTTAGGTTCAGTTGGTAAGTCGTACTTTTCAGCTAATATTTTACCAAAGTCAATACCTGATTTACCTACACCAAATATAAGTTCATCATATTTTATAATACTTCCTCCTTGTAGATGAATTGCATTAATATTAAATAATATATCAGTTACTTTAGTTTCCCATACAAATTCAACTCCATTATCAACTAAATATTGGTACCAATTTTTAGCAATTTCTAATAAATAATCAGTTCCAACATGCCATACAGGAAATAAACGTAAACCAAATTGTGGTTTAATAAAATCAGGTTCAGCAACTGGATTTGAGCATTGTACTTCTTCAGGTTTAGGGTGGAAACGTTTAAAGTTAGTAATAACTTGATCCATTAACTCCATGGCTTTTTCTTCACCGCAGTACTTTGATAATTGACCACCAATAGCTGTGTGGTACGTTAATTTACCATCAGACCAACCACCAGCACCTAACATGCCAGTCATTACTTCACTTGGCAATCGTTTATGGGGGTCTTTCCCCATATCGATAATTGTTATTTTACCCTTAAAATTGTTATCTACTAGTTTAGTAGCGGCATTTATACCAGCTACTCCAGCTCCTACAATTACAATTTGTTTATTCATATGTTTAAATTTTATGGTTAAATGTAAGAAGGCTCCTTTACGGAGCCAAACTTATTAATTAGTTTATTATTTTATATTACATTATATTCTACTCCCCCAACTTTTAAATTAACAATACCTGGGATGTTAATCATTGTGTAATCTTTTTTCTGCACATCATAGCAAGGAATTAATCCTTTTGTATTAGGATCGTAAGGTAATACTCCTCCTCTTAGATATGCTTTAACTCCTAAACGGGCATTCATTACCCTCTTTTGACCATTTGACTTTTTAATAAAAGTAACTGTAAACATTCTTCCTTTAGTATCCCTTATCTTTTGAGCTGCATCTAACTTAGAAATATTTTGAAGTGGTTGTTCTTCGGGGATTTCAGTTTCTGGTTTATCGGGTTCAGGTGAAGGTTCAGCCTCGGGTTCAGGTTCTATTCTGTCTCCAATACTAAGTTCAGGGTCTTGTTCAGGGTCTTGTTCTCTAAGAATCCTTTTGAACTCTTCTCTAATAATCTCTTTTAATTCTGATCTTTTCATTATCCTAGTTCTTCAAAGTCATCGTTTTTATCTAAATAAAACTTATCTTCTTTACCTTTGTTGTTAGACAATGTTAATTCAATATCATTACCATAAGATTTTTTATCAATAACTTCCACTGTTTCTCCCTTTTTGAATATACCAATATCTCCTCTTAAAGCAAAACTATCTCCAACTTTTATTTGGACTTCTTGTATTTCTTTTAGGTATTCGTTTAATTTCATAGTATGGTTTACAAATAAATATTACTTTTTTACCCCCTCTTGTAATTGTTGGGCTGTTATGGCTTCATAAGTTCTATTAGCTACTGTGTGGTATTTGTGACAATCTCTACACTGCATTTGAACACGTGGAGTTCCAGCGGCTGAATAACGAGTTTGAGAATGTTTTAAATCTTCTGATCCACATTCGGGACAAGATGTTTTTTCACCTGTTGCTAATACTCCAAAATGAGATTTATGAGGAACATAATTTTTAAGATGGTGGAATACTTTCTCTAGAATTACTACATCATTTTTACAATAATCTACCATGGTTTTCATTGCAGTTTGACTATTGTTTAATACAATATCTTTCCACAAATCAAATCCACCAGTTTCAGATTTTTCACCAACATTTAAATATTGGGCAATGTAATTCAAAGTATTACTATTGAATCTAAATTTAGAACGAGCTTGTTTTAAAGTATCAATTGTAGTGTAATTAGGGAAACAAGGAATACCATGGAATAGACAACGTGTTCTAATCCAAGGCAAATCAAATTTATCCCCATTGTGACCTACTAATTCATGGGCATCATTAGCTACAGTAATAAATTTTTCTAATAATTCTTTATCATCTTGGTTTTTATCCCAATTTAAAGAATATACCTTATCGTCACCTTCCCATTTATAACAAATACAAATAATGGCTCTCTCTTTAATAATATTACCATATGGTATATTTAATTTATATCCCGATTGCCAGAAAAATCCAATGTTTGGGCTGGTTTCGATGTCAAAAAATAATCTCTTTTTATTAATTTTGTTCATAACAGATTTGTTAAATTAGTATAATATAATAAGGCTCCTTTGGGGAGCCAAATTTATTTATAATTTTATTCTAAATTTTTTAATTGATTCTTTTAAATCAGCTGGAGGTGTTTCTTCTTCAGGTGGTGTTTCGGCTTGGGTCTCTTCTTGGGAATTGCTTTGTAAGTCCGCTTCATTTTTATTCTCTTCAGCTGGACCTTCACTTCCTGGAGGCATACCTAACTCTAATAATTGGGCTATAGATTTGATAGCAAATTCCTCTTCAGACAAATTAATTAAGTTATATTTTTTACCTGATATTCTAGCAATGTAAGCCTGAGGACCGTATATTAAATGGAATTCTTGGTTATTATGAAGCAATACTCTAAAAGTGGTTGGTTTAGGTGCTATAATGAATATCCCAGTTATGTAATCTCTAAATGATGGTGTCATTAGATCAATCATTGTAGCGTCTAATGTATCATATTTTTGTAAGATAAATTCTAATGGGTTACCTTCAAATGTAAGAGGTTCAGAAGATTTGAAATCCTCAATTTCCTCTTTGATAATTTGCTTAAGGAGTTCTAAACTCTCATTAACAATTTGAATATCATCATTACCTATTCTAATTATATCTTTAATAGGGAAAGTTCTGGTTTCACCAGTTTGTTCATTTTTCACTCTAACAGACTTATTACTAGAAGTTACAAATATGCTAGAATAGGTTGTTTTATCTCCTTTAAATCTAATACTTGTATGGGGGTTCCTTACTTTATCAGGTAAATCTTTTAATTTGTATTGTTTAATACTCATTTATGTTTCTATTATGCTAATTAATAAATCAGAAGAACCCTTTATTACTCTATGGTAGGTCTCTTTAGGTATAAATATATTATCTCCTTTTTGAAGAATTAAAGGCAATTCATTATCCATTTGAAATTGCCACCCTCCTCCTTCTAATATAGTAATATGACGATCTTTTTGATCTTTATGCCATACTAACTCATGAGTATCTATATTAGTTTTAAATTCACGTAAACGTGAATTGTCTCTATCTATAACTTCTTGATAGGGTTTCATTTATACTTCAGTAACATAAGTAACACCATCTTGTTTAAATCCTATTACACCAGGTACCTTTTTTATGTTATCCGCAATGGTTTGAATAGTTTCTTCCCCATTGAACTTATGTTGTTTTGTGTATGGATAGGGATCGATTTTTACTTCTAATCTACTTCTAAAGTATCTTGAGGTAGGATCTTGATCCATCTCCACGTTTCTTACCACTGTAATGCCAGGTAAAGCTCGAACATCTGAAAGGATGTCTTTTTGGTTTCTAGCATTATCATCAACAATAAGAGTTCCATTAATGTGGAATATTTTGTCGAGGGTAGCTTCGTTTAGTAAGTTGTTTAATTTTATCATGATATTATTTAGTTATAGGTTCCCACCAATTTGTGCAATATTCATCAGCGGCATATGGTATAGTATTTGTACCCGCCCACTCAACATAATAAGTACTAACACAAATTTTTTCTTCTTGTTTCCACCATTTACAATTAGCACAACATGAACCACCTTTAGGTACTTTTAATCCTGCTTTATGGTTTGGAGGTAAAACCATTTCACCTGGTCCACCATAATTTTCTGTTAATATGTCTTGTAGTTTTATCATTTTGTTTTTCCCCAAGTTTTACCCTTTCCAGGATCTTTACATTTTTTAGGTGTAGGACGGCATGAAGGATATTTTGCACGTTTTTCTCCTTTTTTCCTACCACATGCTTTACATTTTGTTTTACCGTCTACTTTACGACAAGTATTACAATCTACCCATCCTCCTTCTTTACCTGGTGGGCCTTGTCTTTTAAGCCATTTATAAAGTGATTCATCTTCTTGAAGAACTTGTTTAAAGGCTTCTTTTAAATCTTTCCATATATCACCCTGACGACATCTTTCAGCAGCAGCTGATTTATAAGCTGATGGTTTATTATATTTTCGATCAGCTATACGTAAACATCTATCACGTTTTTTCTTTTTTTCGTTTAAATCATCCACTACCAGTATCCGCTAAAGTTTGAACCTCCACCTAATGATTTCCAATAACGACCTATATTACAAGACCAATATCCAGGAGTTGTTTTATCTTTTTTTCTATCACAATTTTGGCGAGCAGCGAATGCTCTTCTTGCTTTAGGATCTCTAATCTTAACTGCTAAATTTTGACCACCACCTGCTGCTCCAAATGAAACTTTTTTTACTTTGTCTCCGTCCTTAACATAAACATAGAATTTTTTAGACCCACCACGTTTTGGTTTACTTAATTTAACTTCTTTACCTTGATATTCAGCTTCATTCAACGATTTACCCGCAATACTCTCATAATTCGCCATAGTTAATGTAGCGCCAGTAGTACTCAAAGCAAGCGCTTTTTCTGCCACATCATGTAAGTCCATATCGGTCTTAGCATCCTCTCTAGCATATTCTAGCATGCGAATAAATAATGGAACATCCATTGTAATTGTATCAGTAGGATTAACATCCTCTTCAATCATTGGTACATCTAAAGCTACAAATTGACCTTCAAATAAACCATAATTCCCAATATCAGTGTTTTCAACTAACCACCTATCTTCAGGATTTAAATACAGTTTATCTTCATTATAAAGTTTTCTTACTTCTTTGAATAAAGATAATTGAGCTTCAGTACCATATCTAAAAGCATTCTCATGTAATGGGATGTTTTTATCTAAATGGTATTGTAGGTTTTTAGAGACTTTATCTTCAGTTAATAAAACATTTTCTTGAAGAGAAGATACTTTACTTTCTTGAAAGATATGTTCTATGGTTTCTCTAATTATATTTCTTAAATCTGATTGATCCATTTATTTGAAGATATTTTGTATTATAGGTTTTACTTTAATTATTAAATCAGCTGTTGTTTTACTAAAAGCTAAATCTGTAAATTTATCACCCGCTAATTCTTTACCTACGGCCATTATATTTGGGGATTTTGTTATATCTATTCCCAATGACATTATTAATAATGTTAGAGCTTTTATAAGTTTTGCTACTTTATCTCTTTTTGTTTCGTCTTTTATAAAAGGGGTTAACATCAATCTAAAAGGAGTGTCAAGATACTCATCCATTTTATTAGTAAAATCAATTATATAATCAATATGAGATTGATTATCATCTGATTTAGATAGATTAAATCTTGGAGGAGCTTTATCTTTTATAGCTTTTATAATTCTAAATATACCATTAATCATTCCTGGTAAAGCTATAATAAATGCAGCTACTGTTAAACCAACTACTTCATTTACAGGTTGGTCTTCTTGTGCTTTTTCTAGTTCCTTTTTTACAACATCATCTATATTTGCTAATGCTGAAAAATTTACAGGTTCCTCTATCTCTTTTAGTATATCAGCTAATTTAATCATTATTTTGTGGGTGCTTTTGGGGTGTCTTTAGCCCCTATGGCTTTATCTAAATATTGCATAACTGATTTAAAAGTTGGGGTGTTTACATAATCTGCTTCTTCTCCTGCTTGTAGTTGAGTTATCAAATCTTTAACGGCTTGAGAAAAAGTTTTAATATTAGTTATATTAGATTTAGCTTTATTTTGTTGAGTAGCAGCTAATTGGGTAGGTTCATTTAGACCTTCTCCTAAACTATCATCATAGGCCTGTGCTTTTTCTTTAGCCCAATCAACAGCTTTATTAATTTTACCTTTTACTTTATTTTTTAATTCATTATAAACCGCAGCTAAAGCTTGTTTTTGTCTAGCTTCATCCTCAATATCAAGAGCAGCTTCAAACGACATTACAATATCATCTAATGAAGTATCACCTTTATCTTCTTTCAAATGTTTAGTAGCAATTGCATATGCTTCACCTTTATCGATTTTAGGGTTTTTCTTTTTAATAACTTCTGCCTCTTTATTTCTTTTCTTAAGTTGAGCAGGAGTTAATTTTTTTTCTAAAAGAACTTCTTTAATCATAGAAGTTAACTGTGTTCTTAATTGGTCTTTCATTGTGTTGGTATTTTCGTAAAGGTTACTATATTTTTCTTGGAATTTAATTGAGGCATTAATCAAAGCTTTCTTTTCAGATGCTGATATATCACTTACTGTAATCTTACCGTTTTCAACTTTGGTTTTAAATTTGAATTCATCTGGTACTAATTTTCTGAATTTTAAAGCTAGATCATTATCTGGTTCGCCTTCATCATCAGTGAATGTTTTAACGAAATTTATTTGACCTGGTTTTTCAGGTGAAGTAATACTAGTTGCTTTTTCTTTAGGTTGTTCTGCTGATTCTTGTTCAGAAAAAACATATTCTACTCCAGCAGCATCCATTATAAGTTTTAATACTTTTTTAAGATAATCTTTAGATTTAAATGGATTCCAATTATTAGGAAAGGTTAATTCATTTTCATCCGCTGTGTAGTGAACACCTTTAGACATTACACCACTATATTTTTTAAGATTTTCAGGCGTTTTAGTTAGAAAGAAATTAGCACCATACTTACCATAAAAACTCATTGGTAAGGATTCTCCAGGAAGTGATATTAAGAAATCAATAAAATCCCCTTCATTCTCTTCAGACCAAGTTTGGAAGTTAGGATTTAATTGTGTTTCAACAGAAGCAAAATCTTGAGGAGCTCTAGACTTAATATCTAGTACCTTAGCACGTTTTTCACCTTCTGAAAATTTATTCCATGTTTCTTTAGCTACTCTACCTTTAGTTGCAGGAGTAGTTGGTCCAAATACTTGTTCAATGGTTTTAGGATCTCTTAGATTTTGAGCATAAGGTCCATAATTCTTAACATTAGATAGGGCTTCAATAGCCTTACTAACATCTTCCGGAATTAATACTACATCATACTCAGCATATTTCTTAGCTTGATCATCTTCACCATCTTCAAGTTCCTCTTTAATTAGAGTATATAGATGTTTAGATAAAATTTCAGTATAATTATTCTTCATCTTTAGTTTCTTTCTTTTCTTTTTTAGGTGCAGATTTTTCTAAAGCAGCTTTTAATTTTTCTAATACTGCTTCTTTTTTATCTAATTTAGCCATTAAACCCTCAACATCAGCTACTAAACTATCTCTCATTCCAGGTTCGTCTATAGCTTTACTTTGTTTAGCTTTAATGTCAATTTTCAAGTCTTCAATTTGATCCTCTAATTCAGATATCTTAGAATTACCTCTTTTAACATTTTCTTTAATCTGTGTGTCTCTACCTTTAAGAGCTTTTTTAGCAGCATTCATAGCAGCAGCTTCATTTAAATAAGCACCTTCATATAATCCTTCACCAATTAGATCTAATAATAATTTTTTCTCAACTAAATCTTTTTCAGTAGACTCATTCATTGCTTTTTTAACTAAATAGATATGACTATCTTTAGTTACTTTATCTTCAAACATCATACCGGGAGTAGATGTTAATGATTCTTTAGTTTGGGTAGGTAATCCATTCTTCATCATATCCAAAGCCATATCGGTTGAATCTTCAGGTACGCTAGGATCTGCATTAGTTTCATTTAAAGCTGATAGATAATCAGTTATGCTTTCTTTAATTATGTTCTTTAAGAATTCTTTTTTCATGGTTAGGTTTTGGTATAAATATTTATATCTCTGTTTCTTTAAGGCGTTTTATATTTTCTTTGACCATTTTTATGTATTCAGGGTCAATGCTACCACCATCCCATTTTTCTATATCACCTGCCTCAGTAACATATGTTTCTTTCTTACTGTTGAAATACTCATCAAACATTTGTTCGACATCATTTAAAGAGGAATTTTTATTACTGTTTAACATCCCCTTAACATATTCATCATATTTACCCTCTAATCGAAGTTTAGTTTCCATTTCAATAACACAATCAAAACACTTGTTGTGTATAGAATACATTTTTCTATTCAATGGTTGATCTTTCATTGGCTTACTACAACATGGGCATGTAAGTGGAAATTCCACCATAGCTTTTAAGGCATCATGTTTAGTGACAGTTTGCTTGATACCGTTTTTAAGAGTCCAAGTCTTACCATTTTCTTCCCAAACATCTCCTTCAATATGAGTAATTTGTGCTTTGGCATAACCAGCTTGAATTCGAGTACCATCACCAGTTTTTTTACTAATAATATTACGCATACGTTGTATGTCGCGTTCTGAGAATTCTCTATTTAATTGTGTTGACATAACTTATAGTCCTAAGTGTTTTAATTCATTTATTGTTTGTTCGGTATTTTTATATAAAATTCCTATACCATTTTTAGCTTTCCAACTCATAATAGTGTCTTCTCTATCGTCAATAAGAATTGTATTAGGACCGGATAAATCTGCTTTTTTGTCTGCGGGTTTAAAAACTATAGGAGTTCCAGGTATGTGATCTTCAACCCAGGCTTTTTTCCCTTCTTTACTAGAGTCATGCCATGAAGGTGCTGTGAGTAGAGTAGGTTTATGAGGTTTTATATAATCCCACAAAGCTCTACCTTCAGGCATCCAATGCATCCCTCTCCAAAATCTCATTCCTACTTGGTGATCAATTACATCCCAAAACATTTCATCTGCTTTTTTATCACCATATTCTTTTTGAGTTTTTGCTCGATATTGATCTGGGGATAAACCTGTGAAATGTTCAAAGCGAGCTTCGAAATCACAAAGTACACCATCCATATCACAATAGATAGTGTAAGCTTTAGATAACTCTTCTTTAAATAATTCCTTTATTGATATCATTTTCTTTTTCTTGTATTAAGTTTATTAGATCTTCAAAAGTATTTATAAATTCTACTTCAGTGTCTTGTATTATAATATCAAATTCATTTTCTACTGCCATTAATATTCTTAGCATATAAAGAGCCTCTCTAAATCTACCATCCATTATTATTCAAATATTTCTGGGTTTTCACGTCCAAATTCTCTCATTATTACTCCGGCCATTGCATTAGCTTCATTTTCAATGTCTGACCCATCTTCCCCATTTAATTCTTTTCCAGTTAGGTTTTGCATATGGTGTACTAACTCATGAGCTAATGTTCTTAAAATATCAGCCATGTTTCTATTATGCACTACTACTTTTATTGATTGTTCTGATGGCATGTATCCTCCAAAACTTTTATGTTTTTGAGAGTATAAAGGTGAATTTATAATAGAAATTTTGGGTTTATCTATATTTAATCTACTACAAGTATAATCAACAAATTTACCCATTAGTGGTGCTTTTTGAGATGTAAATCCCTCATGCAATATTGGTCCTCCTCTATACTCAAATGAATCATTTTCATCCATTTCGTCTTCTCTATAAGGTTCTATAGTAGGTAAGATATTAGTTCTATAATCTTCTAAAGTAGTTTCTTTTTCTTTATAATAAAACTTAATTAATGAAGGATCATAATTATACAATTTCTCAGCTTCCTGTAAATACGCTTCATTATCTTCTATTAAATCCAACATTACATGGATCTCTTTAATATAACTTTTAGCGTTAGGTAATTCTCTTTTAAGACCTAATATAATTCTTTCTTCGGATTCATCTGAACCTTCATGTTTAGGTTCATCATCATAATATCTAAAAGGGACAAATCTATATTTATCGGATATTTTGTCCCCATCTAATACAATACGAGCAGTCATTCCACCAACACCATGAGAAGGTCTTTTGTAAAATAACTTATTACGTGTAGTAGAGAAAAAATATAAGTGGGTTATACCTTTATCGATAAAAAATTTCTCATCTTTTTTAAAAAATTGGAAATCTCTTTCAAAATTCCAGGTTCCTACTTCAGACCCCTTAAATGAATTAGATTCTAATATGGATTTTATAGAAGTTATTTTAGTAAAGTGGTATACCGTACCTAATTGTTTTCTTTCAGAAATAATCATATTGTATAGTTATGTTATTAATATAAATATTTATACTTCTCTTTTGATTACAGTTTTTAATTCTTCAATATGAGGTTTAGGATTTGGATTTTCTAAATCAAATAGGGTTTTAACACACCTAAAAATTTCTAAATCTTCATCTTGAGTTCTATCTGATTCAACTATTTCCCAACCTTTACCTTGCATTTTCTTACCTGATTTATCAATACCACGTTTAGCTGATTTTAACCATAATACTCCTCTTCTATTTACTTTTTTTCCAAAATCCTCTTCATAACATTTGCTATAGATAGCCGTTTGTAAATCATAAGTAGTTTGTAAGTGGTTTGAAGTTTTTAAGTCTATAACCCATAATTCATCTTCAATTTCAACTACTAAATCACAAGTACCTGCTACTTTAATTTCATCAGAAAATAAATGTACTTCAGTTTCTATCAGTTTAGGTTTATGTGTTTCCCAAAATTCAACGAATTTTATAAACATTTTCCATACCTCAGGTATGTATTTAGGCTTATAATATGGATCTAAAAAAGTACATTCTTTACCATTTAAATAATCCTCACACAGTTGGTGTGTTTGAGTACCTTCTTCTGCTGCTTTTTTAACAATGTATTCAGATGAGTATCCTACTTTCTTTAACCAGTCTTCAAAATGTTTACCTTTAGGATATGAAGATAAAACATGGGTAATTGATGGGTAATACTCACCATTTCTTTGATAAAATCTAGAATCTGGTAAAGTAATTTGTTGGTGATCGTCTGAAATTTTTAGGATTCTTTCGTAACTCATAATTTAAATAGATAGTTTAAGTGAAAATAGATCAGAAAAAGTAAATTCTTGAGATTGTTGTACTAAATGAGTAAATTGTTCAAACCCCATATCACTGGGGTCTTTACTATCTAGTTTAATCACATGTAATGTTTTTCCTGATTGGAGTATATCTCCGGCAATTTTAAGTGTACTTTTTAAAGCATCACTGTCTAGGGCTAAATAGACATCTTTGATATCATTATTTAGTAATCTTTTGGTTAATTTTCTTGATAATGTTTTTCCATATAAGGGTATAGCATTACGTTTAATAGCTATAGCATCAAATGCTCCCTCACATAAAATTACAGGTAAACTCCAATTAATGAGGTTTTCAAACCCAATTATATTATTCTTGTCAGCTGAAGGAGCATCATATTTCTTAAATGGGTCTTCTTCAAATGAGCGTGCTATAAAGTAATCTAGTTTACCTTCTGAATTATAATTGGGTATTATTATTTTATTGGAGTATTTTCCTTGCTCACAATATCCTATTTGATATTTTAATATATCAATTGGGCCTATGTTACGTTTTTTAAGATAAGCTAAGGCCTGTCTAGCTGTTATGTCAGATTTAGATATGTTGAATAAAGGAGTGTATTCTTTGGGCAACTCAATATTATTATTAAGTTCAATTCTATCTGTCTTATAAGTTGTACCTAATATAGAATTTAATTCAGTGTATTTACTTCCCTCTACTTTTAAACCTTTAAATAGAGTGGATATGGTTTTACCTTTAGCATCACAAGCCCAACAATGCCATGGATTTTCATTCTTGGTTGTTGGGATTAAATTAATTTCTAATTTAGGTTTTCGATGCTTACAAAAGGGGCAATTAAATGCATAATTACCTCTTGAAGTAACAGTACCCTTTCCTATTACAGATTGCAATAGACCTAATAAAATTCCATTTACCATAACCTTTATTTATTTTTATACTTCTCTTACATCAAAAATTGGTTCAAATTTTTCTAAAACTAAGCGTTTTTGTTGTGAAAAAAACAATTTTGCCTCATCAAGGGATTTAAATCGTATTTGATTTATGGGCTCAGTAGAATTTTTGTAATATAGACCGTATAATTTCATAATATATAATTTTTTAGGGGAATATAATAAGGCTCCCTATAGGAGCCAAATACTTTATAAGAAGTCTTTTTTAAAAAAACGACCCGAAATATTATCATTAAAATAGTTAGATCCTATTTCTACTACACCATTTACATAAAGATATTTATCTTCATAATAGGTTAGTAACTTTTTAGAAGGAACAAACATAAGAATTTCTCTTGTAAATTCAAACCCCTTTCCATCTTTTATCATTTGTTTTATTTCAGGATGTGACCCATAATAAGTTTTCCAATCAGTTTCTTTGGTAACGGTTTTCTTCTTTGAAGATCGTTTATCAGTAATTAAAGCTAATTCCTTTTTACCTAATGCTTTTCTTTGGACTGATATTAATTGTTTTCTACCTAAGTACTTTCTCCCTGTTGGGATATGAGTCACTTCATAAATAAACCCGAAAGTATTTTCGGGCATATCTGTTAATTCTTTTATTTCTTCGTTTTTATATAACCACATATTTTATAAATCGTATTTTACCACAAAAGTGGTATCTGTTACTGAGGATAAGGGTAATGCTTGTGATAGTTTAGCTACAGCTAATAATTCACTTCTTTCATTATAAAGCCCAACAGTTGTAACATAAGGAGAAAATGCAGATGCTGTTGCAAAAGATCTTAATGATCCTGAATTATCTGTGGTTAATGTTGGATTGTGAGAAAGATTAAATTCGTTTTCATTTACTTTGCAACGTATTTCATTCTCATAAATGATATGTTCATTTTTAAATGATAATACAGCGTTTATATCTTGTGTTATAGCTCCCATTCTTAATTATATTTTTGAATATTATAGAGGTAAATCTACAGTAAAATCCAATGTTAATGTTCCCCCATTTGGGTAAGTAGTTCTATCTACATTTATCCACAAATCATTAGTGCTAATTATATCATCATCTAACCACTGGAAGTTGTTGTAAGGAAAAGTTGTTGTAGTGACAGGTGTAGTGAAATTGAGGTCATTTAATGTTACACTTATATCTCCATCATTAAATCCAATTTTATCTAAACTTACAAAATTTCTAAGATCGGGTAAAAGTGGGTTAGGTGTTGTACTAAAATATAGGTCACAGGTCAATAACCTAGTACCAACGGATTGACTTGCCCCAGCTAATATAGCATATTGGGTAAGTGAATCATCTCTTCTGTAGTATATAGGTTGGTCGGTACCATTAACCATTGTTATGAAGAAGGGTTCAGGTTCGGGGAGTACTGTTGCAGTACAAGATGCTGTGACTATATTACTCAAAGATGATGTAAGACCACTACTACAACTATTGTAAGCTTGAAAATATACTGTAGTATAAGCTGTTGGTTGAAGAGGAAGAGTTGATACATCTACATTTAAGCTAACTGGGCTAGAATTATTATAAATTTGGGATCCACTATTAGTTAAAAATGAGGGATCAGTACTATACTTTATTACAGTATATAATGCTGATGTAGAACTTGAATTGTAAGGTACAATGTATATTGGGTCAGTACCAATACAATCTATTCTATTAGCAGATATTAATATTGGGGGAGTACACCCATTAATTGGACAACTAATTAGATCTTGATAGTATCTAAAATAGGTTGTACTACAAGGTGATATTGAATCGGTAGTACCTGAAATGAATGGTTGTGAGAAATTAACTGTAGGGCCACTATTACCATAACTAGAAGTTACTACAGATCCCAAATAGGGACCTGAAGTAAACACTTGTTGTATTCCTGAACTTGTTATATATCCTGAGTTAGCCATACTATATTATTTCACAATTAGATCCACTATAAATATACCCTCTACCATAAACTTCAACTGTTTGTATTGTTGAAGCACATAATAAACTATCTCTTACCCATAAGTTATAACTTCCAGAATTTAACCCATTTAATGTCACTGATGATGAATCAGAAGAGTATAATTGGAAACTGCTTGAGTTTTGAGCAAAATAAGTATAAGGTGGTGTTCCTCCAGTAGCATTAAATATCATAGCATTAGAACAAGAATCTATATAAGAAGCTGTAGATGAGAATGTTACAGGGTTTGGACTGTATATGTTATAGATATTACTATAATTTTGGCAACCATATGAACCAGTAGTAGTTAAAGTTAAACTATAACTTCCAGTACTCAAATTAGAAGCAGTTATGTAATTATTAGTAAATGAACTTAATGGAACGTTATTATAAATAGCACTAGAAGTTGGATCTAATAAAGTAACAAATAAAGTATCTACTACATTTGAAACTTCAATAGCTAAATTCCCATTACGCCCTCCATAACAATTCACATCAGATTTAAAAGCATCTATATTCAATTGTGGGGTTGGAGATAAAGTTAAGATTGAACTAGTAGTACAATTATTATTAAAATCTTTTACTTGTATAGTATTACCTAAAGTACCTAAACCTGTATATTCCATTGGAAGTTCATTCCATGAAGGTTCCCCATTAACTTTAATGGCTATATCATTTTGACCATTAATCGGATCAAACCTTACAATACCGTCTTCACTAATGTTAGAACATGGATTTTTAATAATAGTTGTAGTATAACTTACTTCTGGGAGCCATGATGAGAATGATGATGTTATAATTTCTCCTAAATAATCTTTAACATATATTATGTTAGTATTTGAAGCTGTTACACTACCACTAACAGTAACGTTGAATAAATTACTTACTCCAGTATAGTTTAAACCATTATCCAAAGAATAACTATAATATGGTACTCCATAATTAATAGAAAAAGTTACAGGTCTTATAGAAGTATCCCCAAAACATACAGAAGAAGAGATTATATTATTTATTTGTAGTGGTTCAGATTTAATAATTAAATTAATAGAACCAGTATTACTTCTAATACCAGATGAATTAGATATAGTATACCCCAATTGATATGTTCCAGGTATTACACAGGTTTGATTAGGGGTTATATTTAAGAATCCATTAATATATGTGTAATCAGGAAATGTACCACCAGTTGATATAAAGCTATCATAATTAATTAACCCGCAATCTGAAAAGTCATTAGATAATATATCTAAGTTGAAAGTTGGGGTCATATTATTATATGAAAAATAATTATTTACAGCAGTTGGTGGTGAACCAAAAGCACATAAGTAATCAGAATTTGTTATTATAATTAAACCATGAGAATAAAAAACATTACCCACATATTCCAATTGTGGGAAGTTACTGTTTAATAATTCTAAATAAATATCCTTATCATATATGGCAGAATTATATCTAGCATAATTATCAGGATTATTAAAATTAAATATATTACCCTCACCATCATCTCTTAAATAATATCCTGAGCCTGAAATGTTAACAGTATGGGGTTTTAGTCCAGAACCAAATATTTCTTTATCTATCGATATAATTGCTACTTTTCCTCCCCTATCCAAGTCAAACGTTGTTTCATCGTAAATACTCGATGACATATCATATAGAGTACCATCATAAAATGATGGGTCAGATGGGTCATAAGCGCTACCAGTAACTGTTGTTAGATTTTTAAAGGCTGAGAGCATTGACCCTGATATTAGGGTAGTTTGCTCATAGTTTACGTATGAAGATGATTTAAAGAATTGACCAGTTAAAGATCCAGTAGTATAATTTTCGTAATATAGGTGTTTTACAGATTCAAAAATTAGTCTTCTATATTCGTCATTTGATGTTTCTACATCATCTATTGGATCAAATGGGTGATTTCTATCAATAGGAAGATTTTCCCCTATATAGATTGTTATCCCATTTTGGGATAAGGTAGAATTATTAACCTCCCATTGTTTATTAGCAATATAGGAGGTTAATGTTATATCAGTTGAATTTAATGTTTTATATGAAAAACTCATTCATTAAAAGTCTAATTTTACACGAATTAGTGCTTCTTTAGTAAAATCCTTTACTAGAGGTTTTGATAATTTAGCTACACCTAATAACTCATTATTGTTATTGTATAACCCAACTGTCGTAATATAAGTTTGTGGATTGTTAATTAATGAGGGGTAATAAAATTCACCACTACCACTTATCATAGAAGGATTAGTAGTATAATTAAAATCATTATTTTTAATTCTTACAAATATATAATCTGATGTGATTGTTTCTTCACTATTTAATGAGAAGCTTTTACCAGAGTTGATGGCATTGAATAAATTAGTGTTTATGGTTCCTAGGGTAGGTGAAGTATTTGAGGTTCCAGGAGTTAATCCTATACCACCAAGACTACAAGATAAAGCTAAAGCTCTAGCATTCAATAGAATTAAACCAACATCCGGTAGGAATTTACCATATGAACCTGACACTGTATACCCAGCAGCACTACTTCCAGATGTAATTGATGTCATAGCTGATCCATTAGATCCACTAACTATGTCAAATACTCTACCAGCATCACAGTATGTTAATGTAGTTGTATTAACACTATTATCGGTTAATCTAATTAGTCTATTATCAGTACCATCAGATCCCGAAAGAGCTAAATTGAAAGTACCAGGGAATAGTTTTTCTTTATAATTTGCTCTATTTAAGCTTATAACATAAAAATCAGGAGAATTAGTATTTCCAGCTCCAAAGTTAATGTTAGTATTTTCGTCCCCATTAATTAAGGTACGAAATTGACCATAAGTAATTCTAGTTGGAGATAATCCAGGGATAGAAGCATTTATAGGTGCTGAACCTGAACCTTGTAATTGACCATAAGAAATAGAAAATTGAGGTAAAGCAGAAGCATTAGAAGTAGGTTCACTATATACTTGTAAGTATGCATTGTTATTAATAGCAGTAGAAGAAGTGTATATAGCAGTTAAGGATGTTACGTTATTACTCCATAAGGTAGAAGTAATTGAATCCGAACTCACTACAAAATCTTCAGCATTTAATGGGATAAAGCTCATATTATGTTTTTATTAGCTAGTTACTTTTGTTATTGTTACTGGAACTGTTAGTCTAGCTCCTGAATCTCTACCTGTAATTGTTAGTATTGTAGATAAAGAACTTCTAGTTCCAAATAAGGTATTAACAGTTGTAGCTGTTAAGTTTATTGTTGTTCCTACTACTGTTCTTGAAACATTAGTTCCAATTGTAGTTGAAGAATTCAAAGCTTGAGCTTCAGCTGTATTTACACCAACAGCATTGAATGTTGATAAGATTCTTGAATCACCAATAGTAGCTGTGTATCCTGAAGATTCATAAGCTGTAGATGCTCCTAAATAATTTAAAGTTTGAGGTGTAATAGCTAATGAAGCACCTTGACGCAAAGTAATAGAAGTGTATCCAACATCTAATACAGGCAATTTAGCTGTACCTCTTGGAAGGGTTAATAATTTATACTTCATTATTTGAGTTTCATCAGGAAATGCTTCTAATATAGGCATAGCTTCAATAGCTTCACCATAATAGGCTGAACCTGATGGGTGGTAAGGATTATATAGTGTATAGTCAATTTCATCATCAGATAATGAAAATTGAGTAATTCTGAATGAACCGTCATTCTTTGCTAACAATTCTCTACCCTTTTTAGTAAGAATTGCATCTACGGTTACTGATTGATTGTTAAGAAATCCCATAAGTTGTTATTAATTGCAGTTATAAATATGTGCGTCTTTTATTCTTTTAAATTAAGTTTTTAGATTTTAAATCTTTAACTATATTACCAGCTTCGTTTTTGAGAGTTATAGATATACTTTCAGGAAGTACTATACCCGCAGAAGTTTGTCCATCTCTCTTATCAGATGATATTACTATATTAGTTTCATCTGGTACTTTAGAAAGCATGATAAAATTCATGATATGAGCATATGATCCTGATGTGGTACATGCTTGATTAGGGATATTGTCTTCAGTGTTACCCAAATCTCCAGATACTTCAAATACTAATCTATTTTCATATGATCCTGTACCATTAGATCCAGTTCCAATTATTTGACCTTGTGGGGGATATATATTAATTATTTCTCTTTCAAATATTGATGAAAATGGGAATCTGCCACTATCATGATTATAAAATCTTATTAAATCACCTTTTTTAGGATTAAAATATTCAGTAATTTGTTGATAACCAGCATTTATACTTTCTGTAGGAAGGGTTTGTATTATGGGATTCCCATAATATGAATTTCCAGGAACATAATGATCATAGTATAATCTGGATAAATCAGCAGATGCTGTCATTAAAGTAAATACACTACCACTTTCTACTTTATTTCCTCTTTCAAAATACCAATTATTATTAGATGAGCCGGAATTGAATCCTCTATCTGATGTACCTGTAAGGTATATTTTAGATGGGGCTTCTGTCATATAATAAGGTCTTCCTATGTATAAAGGATTTACATCATATGATGGTGCTGTTGTGAACTGCAATTGAGGGCTAGTTGATACTCTAGTGAATACAAATGATGTTGTTAGTTTACCTATAATACCATTTAGATTTTTTAGCTGGATTGGAGTAGCAGTTGTTGAATTCCCCACACCAGCATCTAATACTATTTCACCCTCAAAAGGGTAAGTAGCTTCAATTACTAAACCATCAATTCCGGGTACCCCATATGTCCCAATATTTGGTGAAAGTGAAATTAAATTTGATAAGTTATTAGATGATATTAAATTATTACTTATTCCTGAAGTAGTAAATGAAGCACTTGTATCATTAGTTAGTACTTTTATCTTATCTATACCATTATTAATAGCCCAATTAGTTATTTGGGTTTTAACTCCATTACCCACTAGGGTTCCAGTAACATTTCCATTACTATAGTTATCATGATATAAAGTATGTCCTATAGGAACTAACGCATATCTAAGATTATCATAAAGAGTAGGATTAGGGACTATGGGTTGCCCATCTTTAGTATAAGATAAATCTCTTAAATCTTCCCAATCACTTATTGGTATATCAGTTAAATACGGAACAGTAGTAGGACTACCACCACTAAATTCATCCCACAATTGAATTTTTTGGTCAACTGGTGGTGATACTTTAAAGGTTACCTTTAAACTACCTGTTACTCTTTGGGTTAGTTTTCCAGTATATGTTGTATTTCTGATTACAGGAAAGGTTATTCCTGAGTTTAATGTTGCTGTTAAGAAATTACTTAAAGTATTTAATGAGGTGGAACCTAGATTAGTTGTTAGATAGGGTTGACCTATTGTTATACTACTTTCAATACTTTGAGTTACTAAACTTCCAGTCGCAGGATTAGGGATTTCAATATCATTTAGATATGTAAAATCTAAACTATTATGAGTTGAAACAGCTGTAGAGTAGTTTTGGAGTATAGGTTCATATCTAAACCCACCAGCATAAATCCCTTTTAAACCATTTAAAGATTTTTGTTTTGAAGGTTGATTAACATTATCTAATGCGATATTGGCATTAGTTCTGTTAAATATATTTTGAACATCAAATATGTTTTTATTAGCCTCAGTTAATTCAATTACATTAGAAGCACTATCAATTAAGTACTTAACATTAATATTAGTTCTTCCTGGTAGAGTTAATGACTGTGACGTTATTTCTTTAAAATAAGCAAATTTGATAGGGTGAGCATTTATAACCGGGTCAGAACCATAAGATATATCCCCGGTAGTATAAGTATTGTATTTAGTTCCTATTAATTTACTTCCCTCATATCTAGGTTGAGTATGTCGTTTTAAAGTATAATTACTATCTTGAACAGTTGCATTTAAAAATGGAAATGCAGGATTACTTAGATTTGATTCTAAACTGGCAGTTAAGAAATTGAAATTGACAGGTGTAATAGGATTATAAGCATAATCTATATCCAAGTATTTTGGAGTAGTTCTAGCTTGAGAAATATTGTTTAATGTAGGATTTAAAGGTAATCTATAAAATCTATCATGTAAAGCCTGTGATGATGAAGCTGCTATGTAATTTAATTCATATACAATATTATCTGGGGATTGGGTGTATGCTGTTATTATAGTACCACCTAATTCTCCAGTAATTAATTCTCTTCGATCAGTATTTAATTTAGAAATACTGCCTGATATGTATTGAGTTGTTGTAGTGTTATCTGTGTTTAAGTCCAGGTTTAAACCGTTAGAACCAGACATGAAAGCTGTTTCAATTGACCCACTATAATTTACAAAAGTTAATACAGGTTCGTGTCTAGCTAACTTGTTTCTCTCTAACATGTGAGATTTAATAACTAAACCAGTAGAAAGATTAGTTCTAGCAGGCACAAAATCTTTTATCATTTTGAATAAAGAATTATCAAAATAAGATAAAAGTTTTATTATATCAAATAAATTTTGAGAGTTAGAATACTTTTTAAAATAAAAATCTCTTAATTCATTTAAAGCAGGATAAGTGTTATAAGAATCTAACCTAGGATCACCAATATATTCATCAATATTAAATGAACCTAATTGTGAAATTATATCCTCATTAATTGAATCCTGAGGAGAAATAGCTACCTCTACAATAGATAAATCTGGTGTGTATGGGTATACTTCGGGTTTTTGAATAGAGATATAAGGTGTTAGTACATCTCCAGGTACTAGATTGGGGTTTGATATTCTTACTTTTTCATCTATTTCAGTAATAGTACCAATATTAGGAGTATTAACTAGAAATAATTCATGATTAGCTACATAAGTAGCAGATGATGATGAGTTTAAAGATGCTGTAGATGAATTACTATAACCATTCCAAAAAGAAGCAGTATAAGATGGATGTACAGATGTTAAGGTTGAATTTAAAGTGTTATCTAATTCACTCCCTAAAGGTAATCTAAATATTAATTTATCATATGAACCCGTTACTCCACTATTAGAAATAGATTGTGGGTTTAAAATATGGTCAGTAAAATTAGATGATGAAATAGAACCAACCCAATATCTAAATTCTTGAATAGAACCAGAAAATGGATAATTAATATTATTTCCTCCAGGATATAACGTACTTATATTATTAAAAGCAGCGTTATAAGTATTAAGCATAGTAGTAGGAGGAGTAAGTGAGCTAGAAGCTAAAAACTGTATTCCACTAGTATTTTTATTACCAATAGTTAAAGTATAGGTATTGGGGTTAAGATCAAAAATATCAGTACTTCCTGTTTCTCTTGTCAGGTTTAAAGTCCACCAATCATTATTATTTAAAGGTAAATTAATAGGAGTAGAAGATACCCAACCTAAACTACCAGAAATCCTAAAATCTATATTAGAATATGATCCTGAAGTGTGTGTAACTTTTATATTTAGGTTATTTGTACTATTTTCTAATAAGGATTGAGTTGGAAGAGTTCCATCTAGTTTAAATCTATATTCTATAGTATCAGGGTATATGATACTTCCACTATTTAGATATTGTTTATAAGAAGGTTCAAAAGGTATAGCTAAACTAGCAGTACTATTTAAATTTAAACTATAATTAAACTTTTCATTGAACTGTTCAATTATGTTTTGATCTTTTTTATTACCACCATATTCTTTTACTTTTAAAATAGTCTCAGGAATACCAAAACAGTTGATTAAAGCTCTTAATCCCCTTCTAGTACCCTTAGTTTTAAGTAAATAAGGCAAGTTATGATAAATTCTCTTATAGGTTTCTTTTACAATATCATTATCTGGTATAGTATATTGGGAAGCTGTTACATAATTTTCAATTACATAAGAACCGGTTGAAGGTAAAGTACCATAATTTTTATCTATACCTAATAATGAAAGATATAAATCTTCTTGTCCCCTTGAATTTGTATATAGTTTTATACCAAAGTTTCTTAAGGTATCAGCAACTAAATCTTTTGAGATTCCAAAATCAACTCTATTATCAGCTACTTGTAAATCCGTGATATCTCTAACGTAAGTCCAAATATAATCATAGTGTTGGCCAAGCATGGCAACAAATAATTCTAAGTTGGAATTTTGCGTGTCTTCTCTAATATATTCTGGTAGACTATTCCATATGTAGTCTCTATTTTCAACATCGTAATTGTAAGCTGTATTGGATTGTGCCTCAAACCAATTTGAAGATGATGGTGAAGTTACATTATAATTAGTATAAGGTTTGGTTGAATTAGATTTAGGCCAACAATTTGAACCCGATTCAAAGTATAAAAAATACTCATACCCGTCAAACTTAGCAATAAGGGTATCAATACGAGATTGTAAACTATCTTTACTAACAGTTATATAACCTTGACTTGTTAAAGCATTTAGATTATTTAATGAATCAATATCAGATTGTAATGATTGGATTTGGGTTAATTTATACTTAAAATTTTCTAATCTTTCTTGAGCAGATGAAAAGTGTACAAAATTACTAAATTCGTTATAATCAACTGTTATCTCTATACTTTTTTCTTCTATCCAAGATTGTAATTGTTGGTATGTAGATGAAGTAGAAGGATCTAGAAGTGTAGATAAATTTAAATAAGGTGTAGTTAAGTTATTTTTTTCAGCTAATTCAATACTAACATTTGGACCTCTTAAAGGAGTTGTATCAGATATTGCTTCAGCTATAAATTCAGTATTTACTTGAAATGAAAAAGGCTCAGAAATGCTTTCTACAATCCAAAAAGTATCTTTTAACTTAAAATTAGAAGGTAATGGCTCATAAAGTTTAATATATAAACTAGGTAGTGTAGTATTAACATTATCTAATGCAACATTAACCCCAATGTAAGTTTTATTATTACCAAAATTTAAAATAAAATCTGAGTAGAATGCTCTTGAGTTTCTTTCAGTTACAAATTTTAAATATGACTGACCTAGATCATTATATGAAGTATTATTGGTAGATATTTTTATCTCAGTTCTATCAGATGATATTTCTGTTATGTAGAATTTATTTGCCTCAGAACTTAAAAATAACTGTCTATAAAAGTTGTAAATTATATCATATTGACCCTGGTTTAAACTAAATGATTCTAAATCAGATTTAGGGTCTAGTTCAATTTGATTGTATAAAGAAGTATCTTCATAGGTTTGTCGTGTAGTATAATTCCTAAAATCATAAACTGAATCTATTAAATCTCCATTAGGTGATATAACATGAACTTCTACTTTATCTTCAGGTAAACCAAATTCTTTATTTACATTTAATGAGTTTAATAAAGACTCATCTTGTAAATTATAATCTTGATTAATAAATTGAGTAGGATTTAATACTGATATGTTTGTTACTTCCATTATTTTGATGCTGTTAAATCATCTATAGTTTGTTGTTGGGTTAAATTTTCGAGTCTTAATTGGTTTATTTCATCCAATAAAGCATCTATTTCTCCTGAATTTTGGTTAACTCCAACATATTCTGTACTTCGTTTTATTAATTCTAAATGTGAATGGAAATCTCCTTCAGTAGGGATTTCATAAAATAAATCATTATACCCCTGAAAAAATTGATTTATTGTCATCGCAGATGAAGTAACTTCAGTTTGGGGTTTTAATAATTGAGTAAATTGAGTATCAATCACATTTGGATATGTGATTTTACCATAAACTGTTTTATTTAATTGAACTATCTCAGCCATTATCTAACTATTTTAAAATAATTTGATTCATTATCTATAACTATAACTTCACCATCTGGGAGTATAGTTTTTATTAAAATTTGATAATATCTTTCAGGCTCTAAACCACCCATATATATTCTAAAGTAATTACTAACATTATCACAACTTATTTTAGTGTAATTAGTATCAAAATCAATTACCATTTCTTCAGTTTTAACATCTTTTAATGCCCAATATGAAGATGAAGGTAAAGCTTTTACATTTAAGTATACAGAAGAAGTTTGAAATGCCCTAGCAGGAAATCTATCTCGGGATTTAATTCTAAAATTATAAGTTGTATTCTCTTCAAACTCAGGTTTGTTGTTAGAAATTACAGAAGTAAAATCAGTTGTTGTCACCTGAGTTAGTGAAGAGCTATATGAACTATCATCCCATCTAAATTCTAATTGAGGTGGGTAAATAGTATGAGTGTCCATTGAGAAGAAACTAGTAATTAGAGGTGTATTACTATCTTCTATACTAGAAGAAAGTTTTAATAATACTCCATGATTGCTAAGTGAACCTGAATTCCATTGACTGACAATGGTAGTTAAATTAAGATTAATATCTTTATTATCAGGGTATGAAAAAGATTGGGATGCTCCGGATGAAGTGATATATAATGGCGCAGTATCCCATGTAACTCCAACGGTAGTAATGGGTTTATCAGCAGATTTACCTAATCCCATATCCCAACTCTGTGAGATTGGGTAAGCATATATAGTATAATCTACAGGTAAAGTGGCGTTAGCCAAAAATAATTTTAAATTAGATGTGAAACTCCCACTTACTATATTAGTTAAAACATTGCTTATTTGGGAAGGAGAAAACTTAATTAAAGTACGAGTTACATCAGCATTTAAGGATGTAATATCAGTTTCGTTTGAAATTTCTAAAATTTCGTCTCTACCAAAATTTTGAGTACTACGATATTTAGAAATAAAAGTATCTTTTTCAGAAAATATTTTATAAATGGCCATAAATCTAATATATAACATAAATATACATTAGAAATATCTTTTATAAAGTTACTACCCTACCTTGAAGATCAGTTGTTAAATTTTTAACTTCAAAAACACTAGGATCTAAAGAAGGATATAAAATATTATTAATAGTAGCTCCTTTAATATCGTAAGAAAATTGTGAGTATCCTGAGGTAGTTCCAGCTTTATTAATAATATCTACTTTTTGTACAGTTTGTACCCCCTCTACTTGATCTAGTAAACTATAAATATCTGAGAATATGATTGGTTGATTGATTTGCCATTTATCAATATTAAAGAATGATTGTAGTGTAGTTAAGCAATTATTTAATACTAATTTATTATTATAGTTAGGTCTAACTATTATATCAAAATTTACTCCTATATTAATAATAAAAGCCTCTTTGATGTTTACTGCATCCGTTATCATTCGAAATTCGGATAAGTAAGTTTTTACATTTTCTTTAAGAGCAGGACTAGGTGCTGCTAGGTTTCCATTACTATCTTTAGATAGGATATATAATGATATAGCATTTGGGTTTTGAGTAGCAAGTAAACCTGTTCTAAAATTAACATCTATACTTGAATCTTGATTAACATAAGCCTTAGAAACTAAACCAAACTTAGAAGGTAAAGATAGGGTTCTAATTATATAGTCATCTTTAGTTATAGCTCTTAATTGAGTTGGGTAAGTAGCTAAAGTATTTAAACGAATATCTTCATTTGTATCTCCATCTCCCCCACCCACAGCTGCATTTTCATTTGTGAAAGCAAGTGAATTTAGAACTGTTGTTGATAACCCACCATCTCTATTACTACTAGAAAAAGATACTGTACCACCAATTTTGTTAGTTAGTGTATTAGAAGGAGTATTTGATACTGCCCCTCCTCCCTTTAAATAATTTACTGTTAAAGTAGTATTCGAAGGAGAAATTCCATAAGTTTGAGTATATAAAAAGTTTGAAGGATCCCAAGCAGTATTCATTTTGTTAACCCCATAAGGTAAACCTAAACCTATATTATCAGAATTAGGAATAATTTCTTCATCTGCCCCGGTTGATATACCAGGCCCAAATTGAAGTTCTAAGGAATTGTTAGATTTAAAACGAGATACAAATCTTCTAGGTACTTTTTTTAATTTAAGTAAATAAGGTGTTGTGTCGTTGTATTGGGATAAATTAGGATCATTTGAAGCAATATTAGCTGTAGATTCAAATATTGTATCTTGTGCTAAATATGGTACTTCATACCACAAATTATTATCAGAATCGGTTACACTTAATATGTTTAGTATGTTACTATCATTAAGAGTCACGGTAGGATAACGCTCAGGGTTACCAAATGTAAATGTTGTCGAAGTTAGGGTTCCTGATGTAGCTTTTACCTGTTTCTTAAGTAAATAAAGATTAGGTCTACCATCTATATCAGTAGAATATACCGAAATTTCAGTATCTGAGGAAGTTTCTGCAGTTGAAAAATCAACTCTTTCATCTATGTAAAATGATATAGATGAGTCTAGACTTGATTGAAGTTGTGTTCCTTCTTCTAAAATTAGAGTATAATTAAAGTCAGGTTCAACTCTACCAGATACCATAGTAGATGGTACTACTTGATAAACACTAACTACAGTTGAAGCAGCACTTGTTACTTTAGGGCGATATCCAAAATTATATGCTAAGGCTAATAAGTTTTTTCTTTGTTTAGCAAATTGTAGAAAATTTTCTTGAATTTGATTATCAATATAGAAAGACATAACATCTCCCACATATGAAGCCATTTCTATAAGCATCATACCAGGTGATGCCTCAGTAAAATCATTATAAGTGTTGGGATAATATATTTTAGCAAAGTTAACTAACTGTGCTTTTAAACTATCAAAATCGCGATTTAAGTATTGTACTGTCTTTGTATTAGCCATTATTGAAATTTATTAAAATTTCGTCTTGTATGTTAGTATTATTTATAGAATAACTAAAATAAACTTGAATTATATTTTGATCAGGTGACGTTTTAACTGTCAAATTATTTACTGTTATTTGGGGAAAATAATCATTTAATCCAAATTTTATTATATCTTCTATATTTTGAACAGTACCTTGAGTAATCTGTTCAAATAATTGTTCTCTAATACCAGAACCAAATGTAGGGTTCATTACTCTCTCTCTTCTCCCTGTAAGGAAAAAATTGAATATATTAGATTTAGTAGCTTCTTTTGTAGTATAAGTAATATTTAATCCAGTAGGACCATTAAAAGGTACTTGGATTCCTACCCCCTTACTAGGAGATAGATCTAAAGGATTAATATTTACTATATTATAAGCCATTATAAACTACCTTTTTCTTTTAAAGCACCCATTAATTTAGTAAAATCAGGTACAACATCTATATGTACATCATTTATATCACGTACTGGACCTTGAGATTTAATCATTTCATCTACTGATGCTACTACAGGAGTATTTGATCCGCCTGCCATACCTGGCATACCTCCAGCCCAACTTACAGCATCTGAAGCATTATAGTCACCACCATTTAAAGTTCTCCATTCACCTGCTTGAGCAGTTTCATTTAAGATGTCTAACATGGGATTACCGGTTGAAGGTAGAGGTTTTGGTGCTGTGTATCGTTGTTCAGCAATTACTTCTGAGAATTTGGGTTTTGTTGGCTCTTCAGTACGAGCATATTGTTGGGTTAAAGGTTTAGGGTTACTAGCAGATTTAACTGCTTCAAGTAGAACTTCTCTCATTTCTTCTTGAATAGCCTTTTTTACTTCTTCTCTAATTACTTTTCTAAAAGCGTCTAAATTCATGTTTATAAATATTTAATATTAAAACTTATTTTAATCAGGTGTTACAGAACCCACAATAGTATTATTAGGATCCAATCCTGTTAATGATACTATATCTATTACTTCTTGATCTGTAGGTGAATCATTACCTTCATCACTAGTACTAATTTGATCTTGCTTATTTACATAATATTGCCCCTCTTTTAATAGTACTTGATCATCTGGAGCATAAGTAGGTGTACCTTCATATTGGATAACTCCTCTTTGATCTGCTACTACTACTCTCCTTCTTAATAAAGTAATTCCTTCATCTGCTACTTCCTCTTTTATAATATCAATTGTGTACCCATTATATAAAGAAGGTAAATTAGCTCTATTACCTAATGTAGGGAATAATTCTTCTAAAGTAATTAAGTTATTTTTTAATGAAGTAATACTACCTTGTACTGCTTTTAAAAGGGCATCATCATTGTTAGTATACCCACACTCTTGGAGATTTTTATATAGAATATCAAGACCCTTTAATAGCCTTAATATTTCCCTTCTTATCCTTCTCATATTCAGTAGAATAGTACCACTTAAAAATGTAGTTATTTGACTAATTATTTTTTGTAAATCGTCAGTAATTTGATTAGTTTTAGAAATTCTGTCAGATTGGGTATTGACTACAGCATTAGTTTGTGATATAACTGGAGATCCCCCACCTCCTACAGCTAGTGGGGTTTGGAGTTTAGTTAATATTTTAACTACAAATTTATAAATTTTAATTAATACATTGATGACTTTTAAAATTGTATTAATAAGTTTTACTGTAGCTTGTATTTGTACGATAGCTTTATCAATGGCTTTAACTTGATTAACTAAAAAACCGACACTTTCTCTAAACCTTTCAGGTTGAATAATACCAGCTAACTTCTTATTAATTTCAGCTTCTTGCCCCCCTAAAGCTAAAGTAGCTATGTTAATTGGGGATAAAAAAGGACTTAATTTTCTAGCAAATGATTTTAATATAGTGATCTTATTCACAATATCAGTAGTAGGATCTATAGCATCACTAGTAGCTACTAAAGCTAAATTTATAGATTGGATAGTTTTTGCTAAACCCTCCCCACCAGGGATAATTTCAATTAAATCATCTGGAGGGATGATGTCTTCTAGAGATAATCTTATTTCCTCAATAGATGCTTGGTAGGATTGAATTCGGGTTTTATAAGCTGCATCTTTAGCTGCTATTTTCTCAGGAGTATCATCTGATGTAATAGTTTCGCTTTCTAATCTTAGAGGATTTAATTTATCTCCTAAATTGTTTACAAAATCTAAAGCATCTTTACCATATTTTAAAAGTTTACCTTCTAAAAATCCTCCAGGAGGTAAAGCTTTAGTTAAAATGTATCCTAAGGGATTACAAAAGTCAATAGAATTAATTTCACTTAAAACACTATTAATTTTAAATAAAATTTTTATAATTTGTTGTGATACCTTATTAATTCTTTTAGGTGCCACATCATTTAGTATTCTAGATAATCCTTTAGGTACGGCCATTATATTAAAAAGGTTTTATCAGATTTAATTCCCTCTAATAAGGTTAGTAAATTAGTTGCATCACTTTGTATATTTTCTCCTGGTACAGATACTGATGGGATTTCTATCCCATTGCTATCAATAGCATAACTTAATCCTGTTCCTAAATCCTGTAAAGAAGATAATAATCTATCTAGTAAGTACACTAAATTATCTCCTTTTATTGCAGATTGTAACTTATCAACATCACTTTCTAATCCTAAGTGAATTAGTGGAGCATTAATAGTTAAAGTATCATCACAATCAAAGTTAATTACTCCTGCAGAAGAAAAACCAATTGCCTCTTTAGCAAATAGAAATATAGAATCATCCTTAGAATTAAGAGTAACTCTACCTGAATTGATTATTATATGGTCTCCCAAATAAGGGAATTCGGGTTTATATAGTGACATAGTTATCTAAGATTATCTGCTTGTTTAGGTGAAACGTCAGGTGATGGGAATTTAGGATCAGGAATCTGAAGTGAACTGTTAAAGGCTGCACCTACTGTTACTCCAAACGATTGTAAATTTTTAGAAGCTAATTCTAAAGGTATATCCTGTCCAGCACATAAGTAGATTGATGATCCATCATTATTAGGATCTTCATAAACTGGGACCCAAGGGTCAGGGTTTATATCTATATTAGATTGGTTATTTCTTATGATAGTAATAGGCATCCCTATTTCTCCTTGTGAACTCCAAGGATTATTAGGCTGCTTTTGTTTAGTAGTAGAAGAAAATCTAATTGAATTACCCCATCTACCTTCTAATAATATATCTCCTTCTTCAGGTAATAAACTGCGTATATCTTCTTTTTCGGTAAATGTACGGCCAAAATTTAGTTCACCACCTTTATACGTTGATATATCAGGAAAAGCGTTATGATGAACACTATTCCACAATCCTACTGTAGTTAGATAATAAAAGGTTTGAGCTTGAGGATCCTCATTTAATCCATAAGAAGGAGCACTTAATATAAGTACTAATTCATTTAAAATAGGATATTTAGAAATATTATTAAATAAGGGTTTAGCTATTAATTTAGTAGGTTTACCTTCATCAGGTGTAGTACCTGTGGGAGTAAATTTAATTGAACCTAATCCAGCCCAACCTCCTCCATCTTTAAAGAAATCTTTAGTATTAGTATTAACAGATAATAAAATATCATTAACTCGAGCGAAAAAAAATAAACTTTGACCTTTATTCCCTTTACCTTGAGCTATGTTAGATATGGCACCCTGTAAACTAGGATATAAACTACTCATTTAATTCTTTTACTGCTACTTGTTTTGCTTGTTCATCTAATTCTTTAATGGATTGAAAAAGTTGTTCTTTTTCACCTTCAGATAAAAATCCTTCATCTTCTCCATTTTTAGTATTCATAGATCTTTGAACAATACCTGCCATTTTGATTAATAAATCATCATTTTTCACTGATACATCTAAATAATCCTTAATTAATGGGACAATAATAACCGCATCACCTGCGGAGGTGATAAACGGTTTTAATTGCTCAATCATTTCTTTTATTTGTTTTTCCTTATTAGAAGAATTTGAGTGTATCTCTTTTAATAAATCGGCAAATGTTTTTTTACCAAATAATACTACTGAGTTGAAATCCATAATATGTTTTTATTATAAATATGGAATTTTATAATTTTTAATAATTTAAATTAACGTATCCATAATCTAAGTATTGTTGTAATAATCTATAATGAACTTTTTTAAGAGATTTAATTACTTTAGTAATTTGAGGAGTATCTTGATCTGTTTGCTCTCTAATATAAATGTAAATTCCTTTCTTATTAAAAATATCTAAATTCTCTCTATGTTTAAATAGCTGAATAATAGCATCTGCAGTTTTAGCATCTTCACAATCAGGGAATATTTTAAATAAATGAGCATCAGTATAAGTTATAAATTTATCTATAAAATAACTTTCACCCATTAAAACATCATCTGCTTCTTTTGAATTATTTATTATATTTAAAACAATAGTTTGGTCTTCATCTATAGCTTCAACTTCAGCTTTATTTTTTAACTTCTCATAATTCTTATTATTATATAAAATAAGATACCTTTTAGCAATTGTACCAAAATATGAAAAAGCTTTCCCTTTTGATTGATTATATAAATGAAGTTTTTCAAGTAAAAATGATGTTACTTCATGTTGAAGTTCAGATATAGTTTCTACTTCAGTATAATAAAATTTAAAAGTATGAATTATATTTTCAGTTAATTTATGAAAACTATAATCAATACGTTCATTGTATATTTTATTCCTTTTTATAGGATCAGTTTCAGCTAAATACTCAATAATAGCATCTTCAGTATCTTGAGTAAAGTATTGTTTCTTTTCTTTAGGTTTTCTTTTTCGGACTGTTCCTTTCTTTGTAAATTGTACCCCAGTTTCTTCCTGGGGTACTAGCAATACATTTTTTATATTTAAATCTACTTCCATACTATTTTATAAATTTTATATAATCCGAAAGTGCTTCTTGGATAGTTTTTAAATTAGTAAAGAAAAAACCTACTTCATCATCTGATTGAAATAATTGTTTGTTGTCTATTTCTTTAATTTTAAACTCAGATTGTTTAATTAAGTCATAAAATTCTAAAATATATTTTTCTTGAACTGTAATTTGATTTTCAAGTTTTTCTACTTTTTTAAGCAGATTCCAAATTACATAGGTTATAACTCCTAATATAATTACTCCTAAATTAATATAAATTAATTCCATTTTTATAAATTATTTAAAAGATTAGCAAAAGGTGCATTAGCATTAGATAAAGTAGGTGTTTTAGAAGAATATTTAGCAGGAGCTTTTACTTCTACTTTTTTATCTTTACCTAATTTAGGTAACCATTCTTTCTCAAATTCAATACGTGAAGCCATTAAATCAGCTTGATGTAAAATAAAAGGTAAAGATGTTCTTGGTTTTTGTCCTGGGGTGAACGACATAAAATATTTTTTATTTCCCTCATCATAAATTCCATCATGTGTCTGGATGGCAACCATTTCATTAAAAGTATATTTAATGCCATATGACTGAAGTGTAAATAGTGATCTATCAGGAACAGAAGCAAAAGCTAATTTCTCATTAAACATATAATCTTCTCCTAATTTATCTTTCCTCCATTGGTCAGTCTGAGGGATATAAGATTCATTTTCTTCATCTCCTATTTTACCTAAATCATGGTTTAAAGCTGAAAATACTAATTCTTCAATAGTATAAGTAGAGTCATCTACTCCCATATCCTTCCAAACTTTATTTAATTTAAGGGCACCATCTATAACTCTTATAACATGATCAACGTACCCCCCTGGGAATGCGTTATGGTATTCTTTCTTATAAGAAGCAGGCATCATTATAATACGTTCTTGAAATTTAGAATAAAATTCTTTTAATTGAGTACATCTTGGTTCAGCAATATAAGAATCTATTCTAGACATTAAAATATCCCAATTCTCAGATATTTGTTGTGCTGTTAATTTAACTTCCATATTAATCTTCAGTATTAGTGTTAATAAGTGTTTGAATATCAGCTATTTTCTCTCTCATTTTATCCATAAAATCCTTAGCTTGATATATGTCTTGAGTATTAATTAAATAAGCTAATTGTTGAAAACTGTTGTCTAATTGTTCTAATTTGTCCGAAACTAATTGTTTATATCTCATTTTATTTTATTTGTTAAGTAATTGTACTAATTCAGCAATTGAATTATATATTTTAATATTAGGAGTAATAGGTAAAGAGGTATAAGGTAAAAACATAATATTGTTCTTTAGAACCATAGGGTACGAAGAGCATTTATATACATCTTCCAAAGTATCTCCTAATCTATCATTGTTACTTATGTTAATATTTTGATACCTTATACCTCTTTTATCCAATTCATCTTTTATCTCGTTACATCTGTTACACATTTCCAACGTGTATAACGTTATTTCCATCATCCCCCCTCCCCTTTTCTCATTTTCCATTTTTCTATCATTTTTGTTTTACCTTTTCCCCTCCTCAATTATACAACCCATTTCTCTAAAAGCCAAGCTTCTTGTCATAAGTTTTTGAATTATTAGAGAGTCGCATATTACGCTATAAATCTTTTGAGTCATATATATTATCCAAATTTAATAGTTTATCGTGTATCTTTGAGATTCTACCACGAATTTGCGGTGATAGCATATTAATATATTCACCAAAATCATCTTGTAGTTGATAAAGCAATTCATTTATTTCTCCTTCATCAAAATTTCCTTCATTAAACATTCCCTCAATCATATCTAATGTTTGATTAATTATAGGTTCCAAATAAGGAATAAGTTGTTTTTCTAAATCATTCTCCATCATAATGTCTTTTAATTAATTCTTTTATAAATCCATAAGTAACTAAAGGCCAAAGAACCATTGTACTAAGGGCATCTTTAGCAGTAAATTTTTCTGGCACCGGTGAAAAGTATATCATTAAGTGGAAACCTAATGAAATAAAGTACCCTATAATAAGGTAATTAATAATGTAATCCATATTTATCTAATTTAATTGCACCCATCTGCACCACGCCTTGCGTACATATATACTTAATTTTCAAAAATTATTTTCAATTTATAAAATTTAGTTTCACTTCTACCTTCTCCCCAAACTACTCGAATATGAATTTCAGCGGATTTACCAACGAAACTAGGTAAAAATATCATATTATGTTGAGGGGAGTAGTTATACTTACTATACGTTGAAAGTAACGTGGGAGAGTATGGTTTATCGAATGTTGTATGCGAATTCATTTCATATCCCACTAAATTAGTAACAGAAGTTGTTCCTAATATTTGTGGCAATGTTATAGTTATATAACCATAAGGAATAGCAGTAGTTAAGGTATTATTTGAGAATAAACCTAAAAAGGAATACACAGGATAAGTCCATTGAATATTTGTGGGAGTAAAAAAGAAATCCGAGTCATACCCCGTCTCAATTAACGGTACTCCGTTTACTACATATTCTGGTGAGAGCTTATCTGCGATTCCTTTTACAGTAAAGTAATTTTGTTTTGAGCGTTTTATATGCCATACATTTTTATTATCCAGATAAGAGCCTGGATTAATATTTGTGTCAACAAGAAAAGCTGCATCACATGAGCCATCTAGGCAAACGTTGGGAGAAAAGGGGTCTAACGAACATGCCGCTAATGAAAATAATAACCCTACTAACAAAACCTTTTTCATAACTTATTTTATTTTAATTTGCCAAATACGAATCATTCTTAAACTGCCGTCGTGCTTGTAGTTTCCTATGAACTTGTAAAGTGATAAGCTAGAGTACTTTTTATCTAGTTCAAATGTTTCGGGGTTGTATCTATCTTCTAACAGGAAGGTGTATCCTATTAACCTAACTAGCCTATAGTATAACTTTCTCATTTTACTATCACTACTTCGTTATGTGTTTCAATCCAAACATGTGCTCCACAACTTAGAGGCTTATCGGGGCTATATATTATCTTACTATCGCCTTTGATATCAACTTCATGTGCGTAAGTATTGCTTTTATAAGTCTTAACAGTAAGAACAGGATTTTCTACCCCATTCTTCTTATTAGCTTTTATTACATGCTGGTTTACGTGAATGATTGTTTTCATATCTTGTGTAGTTCTTCTTTAACTTCTTTCCAAAACTCCCATGAATAAAATGTAGCTGCATTTGCTCGTTCGTCTGCATCTAATAGGGGTTCTAACTCCTCTAATATTTCATCTACCACTATCAATGCACAAACTAATGTATTGTATCTAATTCTTTCTACATTACTTCCATCGGTGTATGGAAGATACTTCTGGAATAGATAAGATGCTTTTTCTTTTGGTGTCATAGGTTTTCTATTTCTTGATGTACTTTATACCAATAATATATAAAATCTTTACTATCTTGTAGTGTTTTAAAAAATGTATCACAATTAATTATCTCATCAACTGATATTGAAGCACATTGTTTAGCTTCTGCATACCTTCTTGTAGTACTGTTTATTCCTTCTGTACTTCCATTATTAGGAAGTGAATAGTAAAATGTATCTACTAAGTCTCTTGCCTTTTCTTTTGGTGTCATAGGTTCTGTATTTCTTGTTTAGTTAACATCCAATAAGATATAGTTGATTTACCTTCTGTATCAAATAGATTACTATGTGGGTTTGATGACATTATATAATTTACTGTTATTAATGCACACTGCTTAGCTGTTGGTAAGTATATTACTGAGTAGTCTGATAGCTTTACATTTTTTATATCCATAAACTTATCAACTAACTCTTGAGCTTTTTCCTTTGGTGTCATAACATTTTTATTTAAATTATCAATATATAATATACGAAGCATATTTTGGAAAACCAAGCCCTCCGCACAAGTATATATGTGGGGAGGGCCAAAAATCTTTTTAAAATCTCTTTTTTACGAATTTATGGAAAATATATTAATTCCACTCTTCGAAATCTTCATCTGGCATACTTTCATACGCGCCCTCATCTATATCATCAATTATCATGTCAAGTTGTGCTTGAGCATCTTCTAAAGAGGAGAGGACATTGTCTTCAAGATCCGTTACTAAATCAAGGTTATCCATTCCTTCTAATAGTGTGGCTAAATCTTCCATCATCAAAGATAAAGTTTTATTTGCCATCAATAGGACTTTCATCTGTTTCATTTTGTGTTTTTTAAGTTTCGTATAAGTATGTACCCCATTGGGAGAACTGCATTTACTTTGATATATTCGTATATATGGGGATTTGGTGTAAAGATCGTTTTCGATCTGAAGAGTGGGGAAATTTTTTCCGGAACCACACACGACCGCCGATGGACCTCAACGCTGCGTGGGCATCCAGTCCTGTCCCGCTAGCATCCAATGCCGGACCGAAATTGTTTTGAGAAGAAAAAAAGGGACCTATTTCTAGGTCCCCTGGCATATACTAATTTGTATGGCGGGTATTTAATTTAAACTCATGCCTTCGTATTTAAGCAATGAATTACAAATGTAAGTTTGAATTGCTGATATGCTTTTGCAATTGGCAACGTTATTAACAATTATTTGTTTGTCTACGCCGTTTATGCCTTTACTTGTTATAAACTCATTAATGAATGATTTTGCCTTGTTTACATCACGCATTGTGAATACTTCAGATGCAATTTGTTCAAATACCGATTTAATTTTAAAATTTTTCATAACCTTGATTTTTTATTATTATTATTATTATTATTTCTTTTTAACACTTAAATATACGAAATTATTTTTAATACTCCAAATTTATTTTATGACGTAATGAAGGAATACATGAACCAAACCCAAATAATAATTACTAATACTTTTAATATGTTGGCCGTTTGCTGTAATGATAATTTTTTCATGATATTATTTTTTATCTGTTATATGTTTAAATACTAAAAATTTCACCCAACATAACACTATAACTAACCCCCATAATAAAACTGCTTCCATAACATTTATTTTTTAATTACACTTAAATATACGAAATTAAGTTATAACATCAAATTCCTTATTGGATGCTTAATAGTGTGTTGGAGAGTATAACATGCGATTTACCATGTTTATCTTTAATGATTGAATTGGCCTCGCCATACTCCATTAACATGCCTATTACTTTGTTATTTGACGTGGTTTTTCCCTGGTAAATGCATCCCACAAGCGGTGATGAGGGTGGTGGTGGAGTGTTTTTCTGTTTTTTATAATTGTCAACGTATTTCCTGTTTGATACGGTAGAGGTCTCCAATATAATAATTGTTAAGTTAAAGGGGGGCTAACTATTAACCCCCCATTATACATTATTACTCTGCTTTAGGGGCAGCTGGTCTACCTCTCTTTAATGTACCAGCGGCACGTCTTGCCTCTAATTCAGCCTTACGTTTGTATGCAGCACTTTCAGGATTTGGTTTTCTACCTAATGGTAATGTTCCCTGTAGTGATAATCTGATTTGACGTTCACTTGTTGTTTCAACTGGTCTACCACGTTTCAATTCCCCCGCGGCGCGTCTTGCTTCCAAATCCGCTTTACGTTTAAATGCAGCACTTTCAGGGTTGGCTGGCCTTCCACGTTTAGATGTTTTTACTGTAATGCTGTGACTTGCATTTAACAATTCCTCCAAGTAAGCAGTTTTACATTGTTGAGCAGGTTTTTCAGTTGTTAAACCTAATTCTTTTACACGGGCAATAATTTCAATTCTGTTCATAACCTTTATTTTTTATAATTATTATTTCTTTTTAACACTTAAATATACGAAACTGATTTTACTAATCATATTCCTTTTTAGAAATCGTTTTTTAACATTTCATTAACTTTATGTCTCAACTCTCTCAACATTACACTTGTTAAGGTAGTTCTATCAAATTGAGCTTCATGTAGGTAATTCATTAATTCCTTCACTACAAGGTGTTTTTCCTCCATCAATTTGTTTTCGGTATTCATTTGTTCTAATGTCATGATATTATCTTTTTAATTATACTTGAATATACGAAACTGATTTATAACATCAAATTCCTTTACTCTCACTAATTAATTTAAGAATTTTGGATACACTTTCAGTTACTTTGAAACCCCCGTTGTTGTGAGTTGTTACCCCCACTCTGGTATGTTTTACTTCTGTAACTCTTCCATACTCCATTTTATCTGCTACTTCATAAAAATGCCCTATATGTTCCACATTAATGTAAATTAGGGATTTGTCCTGACTTGTCAATTTAATTATTCTCATAACCTTTTTATTTTAATTATATTTTTGCATTATAATATCGGCGAAAGCATAGAATTGATCAAAATCATTTTCTCGCATTAAAACCACTGCACTTTCAAATTCAAGTATAAATGCCTTTCTTTTATTACCTTTTAAAAATAAGTCATCTGCCAAATTTTTTATTTCTTTTCTCATAACCTTTTTATTTTAATTTATACTTAAATATACGAAATGCAACTTAATCCTCACATTCCCTTGTTTAAATAGTATATACTTTTGTTTTAGGGGAGGGAACTAGGGTGTCTAGGGAAGAAAAAGCATACCCTGCCCCCCATGTTCCACATCACGTCTCTCAGTTCTCCACATACCACATTATTTTAAATAAAACTTCCCCAACAGTGTTTCCACCGCGGGGAAGTCTCTCCACATTACTTAAACTAATACCTTAGATGGGTGTTCATAACCCTTCACAGGCAGTTGTGCCTTTACCACCGCCTTTTCTATAGCATTTTTTATATCCAGCATTTCATCCATCGTCATTTTAGAAGTGTCATACCCCAATTTGTTTAACATTCCATCTATAACAATTACTTTGTCGATTAACCCCATTTCTGTTTTCATAACCTTTGTTTTTATATTATTTATCTTTCTTATACTTGAATATACGAAATTGATTTATAATACGTTATGCCTTTTGATATCTTTCCCCCACGTGTGTAGTATTATTCTTCTCGTCCCCCGTGTTGCTGATATTATATGTCTTGTTTTGCGGTTTTTGGTTCCATAAACCATATTATTTCAACACTGCCTTCTCTCCAATTACTAGAGATCATTACCCCATCTAATTTGTTTTGATCTTCTCTATTCATGTTATGCCACTTTGAGATGTAGTTATATTTTTCCTCACATGCGAACCCTATTGGATCACCCCCACACATACTTCCTATTATATAACCCATTCCCTTCAATCGTTTTTCTGCTTCATGAACTGAGCTGAATGTACCTTCTACTTTCACGTTATCACGTCTTGTGATTTCTCTACCTAAATAAGTTGTATTTAACATAACCTTTGTTTTTTAATTATTACACTTAAATATACGAACTGTTTTTATGATCTCAAAGCAGTACCTGCTCCACTAGCCATTTCTCTCAATACAATTCCAACTTTAACTGATAATACCTTAATTGCTTTCATAACATTTTATTTTTTATTATTATACTTGAATATACGAAATGTATTTATACTCTAATATGCCTTATTTATTTTATCCATTATTTTACTTTTGATAACACCTAAAGCATCACTCAATCTACCTTCATCTTGGATAATATTATTTTCAACTAATTGAAGTTCAACTGCTTCTAATTTTTCTAATAATAATTCTAATTCATTTTTCATAACCTTTGATTTTTTAAATTATAGTTCACTCGCCCATTGATATAACTTCTTTTTGGCATACCAATCTATTCCTTCACAACATGAATATGCCATGTCCTCCAAATCCTCAATTGTACTATCCTTACCTAAATAGCCTCCTACCTTCATATTTTCTAGGGCTTGTTCCAATACCTTTAATTCAATTCCAAATCTGCTTTCCATGATATATACTTATTTAATTATGCTTGAATATACGAAACTAATTTATACTCTCAAATACCCTAACTTAATAGTTTAAATCTCATTAAACGACCGTCCCCCACAGCAACACTACTCATATTACCTATACTTGGCCAAACAAATTCAACATTAAATGCTTTCATATGTTCATTTATTTTAGTTCTCACTTCATCATATATATCTTTTGGAAATACATGTTCAGTTAAATCATAACCATCTTCAGCAGCGCTAGCTATTTTATCCAATGCCTCAAGGTAAAATTTATTAATTCTATTTCCCTTTGCTTCAGTATTTAATTTAATTTCCATAACCTTTGTTTTTTAATTATTTATCTTATTAACACTTAAATATACGAAAGCGCTTTTAATTAAGCGCTTCCTCGATTTCAAATTCTACTAAATCCTCAAATCTGTATTTAACTTTCACTAACTTAGACATTACATAAACAAACCCTTCAAAGCCTACTTTAGTTATCTTGTCTATGTTTAAATGATAAGAAGTAAACAATACTGAATCATCTATTGAAGATCTAGTCTCTTTCCATAGGTGATCTCCATTAAACTTAAATGTGCAAGCCCCTTTGTAATTTCCTTCTCCTTTTACTTTAAATGATTCTCTTGATGTGAATTGATCTTTTGTCATGACCTTTATTTTTTAATTATTTATCTTATTAACACTTAAATATACGAAATTATATTATAATAAACTATTCATTCTTTAAAACATAAATGGTCCCCTTAAGGGACCATTCACTAGTATAATTAAAAAATAATAATTGGTTATGAAACAATTATGTTGTTAATTCCTGGCACAGTTTTTTCCATCTGCACTTCGGTATAAGGTATGTATTAATTCCTCTTTTAATTCTGTTACTTTACAATCTTTTATATTCCACCCTCGTTCCTTAACATCTTGGAACAATGTTTTAGTTGTAGTTCTGAATTGGTTGAACTTTTCTAATGTTGGATTTACTACCTGTAATGTCATGTGTTTTGGTTTTTATCTTATTAATACTTGAATATACGAATTTTATTTTAATAATTAATTACCTATATTTTATTTAAATCTACTTCTTCATCATTTTCAACTTCACCAAAATCCATAAATTGATTTTCAAGTGCTTCTCTAATATAATCTAAATTTAAACCAACGTTGTCAACTTCTAATTGATTGTTATACCCAATATTAAATTCTGCAGTATGAAGTTCAACAACATCTTGATTGTTCATTTCAAAATTACTTACAACACTATCAATTGCTCTTTCAATATCTCTTGTAGTAATTACTCTATCTGCTTGAATAGAATTGATTAAATTAATTACATCTTCTTTTGAAAAGATTGAACTAACTGAATTTTGAACCTGAGCGATAACATTTTGTTTTGTAGTTTTCATAACCTTTGTTTTTATTATTAATATACTTAAATATACGAAATTAAATTATAATATACTATTCCTTCTCATAAAAGTTCCCTTCAGTCCATATAGTAAACATTCCCCCATATCCCCCCCCATGGTGAGAATCATCATACAAAAAGTATTGTGTATGTCCTATGGGAGTGAATAAACATCTATCTTTCCCGGCACCACCTTCCATTATCCCCTCATAGATTGCTTTATTTATTCCACCATTATCTAGATAGTATGTATTTCCTATTATTAGGTTTTTACCTTCTATCTTTTTATATGTTGCATTTTCCATAACTTTTATTTTTATTATTATACTTAAATATACGAACTATTATTTATTAATCAAATTCCTTATCTAAAATGCTGCTTCTACAATATCCATATGCCAATAACTAATATCTAAATTAATTACTTCCAATTCAGCTTCTGTTAATTCTCTTCCATTATAGTCTGCACTTTCAATATAAGCGTCACAATAGTGAGGATGATCTTCAGGGTCAATTCCCCCAAATACAATATTGTCAATTAATGAATAATCTAAATAATCTTCCTCTGGAAAGTTATCAGGGTTGTTGGAATTGAAATTGTTGTCATTATACGTGTCTAGCATAACCTTTATTGTTTTAAATTAATAATACTTGAATATACGAATTACTTTTTAGTATTCATCGTCATATCCTAACTCATAATCAAAATCATCTTCATCTAGTCCCTCATTGAGTAAACTATCAAGATTTTCATCTTTAATAATTTTATACACATCTGGTTCCTTTTCAGTAGGTTCATTCCAAACCGATTTATTTTTCTTACTCATATTATCTTCCTTTAAGCATATTAATTACTTCTTCTTCAAACTCATCAATTTGACTCTCAAGCAATTCTGAGGCATCAATGTTATTTAAAGTAACATTAAATATCTCAAAACTCTCGTCACAACCTGGATAATCCCAAGTTTGTTTTTCTGCTGGTTGGTAATTGTAATCAAATTTAAATTCAAAACCTGCATAATTTACTGTTTCCATTTTCTTTTATTATTTAAATTATACTTAAATATACGAAATTTTATTTTCTAAATTATTCCTTTACAAATTTCTTTTTATTAGCAGTAAATGATAACACGTCATTCAAATTTACAAATCTAAATTCTTTTATTTTCATATCATATACAGTTAATAGGTTTTTTTCTGAAGGGTTAAAACTATAACCTACACCTTTAACACCTTTTCTAACACCTCTCATAGCATTCATTTTTCTAATGCTACCGTCCTTTTTTACAAATGTTACTGTAAAAATTCGTTTGTTTGCAGTTTCTTTTAACAATTGTTCTACTAGATTTTCCATAACTTTTATTTATTTTATTATTAATACTTAAATATACGAAAGATTTTAATACTAAACAACTTTTTTACAATAAAATCCATCTTCCTCTTTCAAAAAAATTTTCAATCTCACCATCTCTGTATACTGTAGTATCTGCAGAACCTTTCCAGTTAATCACAGTTTTACCATCTTTTCCTCTACCTACAATATACACAGTTGATTCATCATTGTGATAAATAAATTCTCTTCCTCTTAAATCTTCTATATTCATAACCTTTATTTTTAAATTTATAATACTTAAATATACGAATTTTATTTTAGTAAGCAACTTTTTTATTCAACTTCTGTAATAACATATCCATCATCTTCAAGTCGAACTATAGTAGTAGCTATGCAAGGAAATCCATGATCTGCTAATTCTATTGAGATATCTCCAAGTGGATGATCCTCTCCATTATATCCATTACAGTACATATCAACTTCTACATATCCTACCTTTTTACCTAATCCAGAATACTTTGAGATATGAACAAACCATCTTGGCTTATGATCCCAATTGTACCATTCAATTACTTTAATTTCATATTCATAATTCTCTACATCTATTCCTAATTTCTCCAAGTGAGGAATCATATCTACATTCAAATAATCTAATTGAACTTGTGAAGGTCTGAAGTCTCGAGTCATAACATTTGTTGTTTTAATTATTTATCTTTCTTACATCTTAAATATACGAAATTTGAATTAATTATCTATTTCCCGTATTATTTGTTCTATAGACTTTTGATTCTCTAAATAATCTAATTCCATTTGCTTTAATACTTTTTTAGGTATTTTAGAAGTAGTAAATGGTTTGTTTTTAAGAAAGGTATCATTTATACTAAATTCTTTTGAATCAAGTAAGAATTCATTTAATTCAATTATAAATTGTTTAAAGGTATGAAGGTACTGCTCTTCATTTAATCCATCTTTATAGAAGTTTGAATGTAAGAACTGTACCAATTCACCTTTAGAAGCATTAACTTCTTTACTTAAATACCTTGCAATTTCTGCTTTACTCAACATAATTACCTAACTCCCTCATCACTTCGTATTGAGCTTCACCTGAAATACTTCTTGAATGAGCTCCTACGTGCCACTCAACAATTTCATCTAATTCTAATTTTCTATAATACTTCCAATCATATATTGCAAATACATCTCCACTTTCAGTTTCCATGCACCACTCCATATTAACTTTATCTTCACCTGTATTATCCTGAATAGTTGGTTCACCAAATACATTAATTAAATCTTGAGCACTTGCTTTAATTGTTACATCATGAAATGAAGTTCCATTTGTACTTTTTTCTGTTTTAGTTGCCATAACCTTTATTGTTTTAAATTATTAATTTTTCTTATACTTAAATATACGAACTTAATCCCAACCATTCAATTCCTTCTCAGCTAACTCAATTGCTCTTTCTAAATCAATTCCTTGATTCATATAAAATTCCGTCCAATATTCTAAAAATTCCTGATTTGATGGGTGTGACATAACCTTTATTGTTTTAAATTATTAATACTTAAATATACGAAATTCATTTATAATCTCAAATTCCTTTAATAAAACATAGCATTCCAAGTTAACCAACTAGGTTGTTTACTTATTTTACCTCCTTTTTTATCATAAGAATCTACACTCATTGTATAACAAACGTTACCACATTTGGAAACACTTAATAAAACTGAACGTAAGGTATTAGAATGATTATCACTAAATTCTTTACCTATTGCATTTCTTAATTCATTTACTTTACTTTCCATAACATTTATTTTTCAATTATACTTAAATATACGAAAAGGGGATATAAAATCCCCTTCCTTTAATTACAATGCACTATGATACTTAACTTGTCTAATAAGATTTTCAACATTTACTCTTGATTCTGTTGTTTTATAATTATTATTTGTTTCAATTGCAACTGTACAAGTTTTACCTTTAATTTCAACTATTTTGATTTTAGCAATTCTAGCAGTGTAATTTCTTTTTAATTCAATATGTACCTCCTTATCAAACATTACTCCTTCTTCACTACGTAATTTAATCTCAGTTTCATGATCTTTAATTACCTTTATCTTTTCATTTATCTCCCCTAACTCTTTTCCTACAATTTGTAATTCAGCATAAACCTCTTTATATTCTTCTTTAAACTCATTTGCAGTATTGTTTGCAGCATCAACTATCTTTTCTTGATCTTCAAAAACAATTTCAGCTAACTTACCTAACAATTGTAACCTTTTCAATTCCCAACTATCCATTCCTTTTGTCGAAGTTGTATAATAAGACAAATCAACCCCATTGTAAGCTCTTCCATCCTCACTCCAATTCTCTCTTAAATATAAATTAAATAATTCCTTTTTGTAAGAGTAATCTGGATGATCTATTTTGAAATAAACTGAACCACTACTTACTGTAATCTCTACATCTTGAGGGAATGTTTTGAAGAAGCTTCCTATAGTTTCTCCCATTGCAGCTTTCTCTCTAACATAAATTTCAGCTCTTTTGTTTTCTAATTCTTCTTTTCTTACTAAAACGATTGCTTTTTGTTCTTCTAAATTTTTCATAACCTTTATTTTTTAATTATTTATCTTATTAATACTTAAATATACGAATTTAAAATTTACAAGCCAAATATATTATATAATCTTTTAGCACCAGTAAATCCATACTTACCATTTAATTTTTCATTTAAGTCAAAATCTAAATGTGTGTTCCATCGATCAATAGTGTCTTTAGTACAACCCTTTAATGAAGTAGCTACTTGAATTACCTCCTTAGCGATTGCTTTAGGTAATTTATTATTTTCCCTTTCATATTTGGATTCATAGTTTTTACTTCCACCTTCATTATGGCCTGCCTTGTGTTTATCTTCAATCATCTCATATGATTCAATTAATGGGTGTTTAAGAAAATCCTTAACATTTTCCATTAATATGTCATGTTTATCTTTTGTAAAACCAACAATTTTATAAATTACTATGTCTGGTTTATCTTTGAATTGAACCGCTATTCTACTCATAACCCTTTATATTTTTTATTAATATACTGTAATATACGAAAGGAGATCCGTAGATCCCCTTCCTTTTATTAAATTTCAATTATGATGCAATAAATTCCTCAGCTAATTCCCACAATTTTTGGTTCATTGACAAGTCTTGTGTGAAATTTTTAACAGCTCTTGCTTTTCTTGGCTTACCTTTAACATTTAGGTAACCAAAACCACCATTTGTTAATTTTTCTTGAACTCTATTCAAAACCACCCAAACTGAATTACCTTCATCTTCTTTTCTATCAGCAGTTAGTAAATTGTTGATTTCACATTCAGGTAATTGTTTTTCTTCGCCAAATCTTGCTTCAACCGCTTTAACAGCAAAAGTGTATTGTTCTTCAGGTGTCATTTCAAATTGAGAAAATTTGTTAAGATTTTCAACAACTATTGGTAAGGTATTTACTAATTCACTAATATAATTACGTAAATCCTCAAATGAATACCCCATATGTTTCATTTTAAATCCTCCAAAATCTTGAGATTTAATAACCAAACCATTTGAACAAACCATTCTAAATACTCCCATTTCAAACCTAACAGCTGTTGAACCATCATGAGAATTAATTAAAAGTAATGCTGGGTACATATCAGCTTCACCTGCTTCATTATTGATTACAATATCAGGGTTAAAAAACTGAATTAAATGCTTTTTAGTAGCAGCATTTTTGGTTCTGGAGCGAACTGTTTTAACTTCGTATGGAAACCAACCTAAGGCTTCCATGTCTTCAACAATTGTGTCAGTAGGGATGTGAACATACTTATCAGTCAAACCTTGTTTAATTGTGTGGTTGAAAACTGAAGGAGCTAATGATTGTAATTCTTCTTTTGATAATGCTTTTAAACTTTTCATAACCTTTGTTGTTTTAAATTAATAATACTTAAATATACGAAATTTATTATACTTCTCAAAACCCTTATTAACAAACTAAATAAGGACCCTTATTAGGGTCCTTTCTATTATGCTTTTCTTTACGATTATACTTTTTCTTATTCTTTTGAACAATGTGTCGTGACGCTGCCCAAATTTCTTGCATTGTGAATTGTACTTTTTTCATATATCTAATTATTATACCTAAATATACGAAAAGTTACTTAAAATCCAACACCCTGTAGAAATCTTTTAAAAAAACTTACTTTCTCTGCTTTAGGAGTACTTACTATTGATTCTAAATACTCTGTTGTACACATATGCGCGGGTCTAATAGTTTTGATGTTTAGTCCCTTTACCTCTTTAATAAGTTGTTGTCGTCTTGTCATAATTATTTCACTCCGTTTTGTTTATAATGATCCGCTTTGGAAAATTTCGTTGTTGATAACTCTTTCTTAACTTTAGGTTGATTTAAAGTTGGTAACCACTCAATTAATGATTGGTAATTCTTCTTCGCACTATTTTTACTCATTTTTGTTGGGTTTTAAATTAATTTCTTTGATATTGTGGTAGGAATCGAACCTACTGCAGTCTTATTTTGACTAGCTCCACCACTGAGACTACACAATAAATTTAAATAAAGTATGACGTCTGCTCTCTACTACCTCGAAGGTGCAGATAACGGTTCTCTTTATTTTTGCAACCAAGACAGGATTCGAACCTGCAACCCTTTCTGCCTTTCGACAGAATGTTATACCTTTTTAACTTACTTGATCTCCAGGTACTCTATAAGCCACTACCCTTGGAGCTACGAATCGTATCATTGAATCTATTCTAGACTAGAGACAATAACATCTTATAGAGTTTTATTTAGTAGTCCCTACAGGAGTTGAACCTATCTTTCCACCACCATCACTAACTGGGGTCGCAAACCTTTATGCTGGAGTTTAAGTATTTAGTTAGTTAGTGCTAAGTTAATCCTTTATCTCAGGAACCTTGTATTTGTTGTCAGGACAGGACTCGAACCTGTAGTCAAGGTTTCTCACCTATATGGGGACAGTGCCTACCATGTGTTTACCATTTCACCACCTGACTATTTTAATTACATTAGCAGCATTGCTCCTAAATAAAATGCTAACCATAATAACATTGCTAAACTAAAGTCTTTTAAATTTTTCATATCATATCTTTTTAACACTTAAATATACGAAATATATTTTACATATCCAAACGATCTATTTGAATAACTTTAGGAAATCTTAATGAACCATCAGTTGTTTTTTCAAAATACTTAACAGTTGCTAACTTACCTATTAATTGATCCTTAATGGCCCATATTTCTTCTAAATACTCCATTGTACCATTAATAGTTGAGTCAAATTTAACTCCTTCTGGTGTTTGGAATGACATAGTAGCGGCTTTGTTAGCAAATTTACCTACTCCTTCATTAACTGATAATATCTTAAACTCATCATCATGGAATGTTTTATGTTTTAATAAACCATTGGAACGTTTATTTTCATATAATGAATTTGGGTCTCTTAATATTTGACCTTCAAACCCTTGTTCAATATAATGACTTAACTGTTCATTTACCTGTTTAGCATCAGGTAATTCATAAGTTGCAATTACTTTATAAATAAACGGGTCTAAATTAAATTCTCGTTTTAAATCAAATAAATTTTCACATCTCCCTTCATAACCATAATCAACTTCATTAGGATCTAACATATCATACATCCAATACTCAATATATTGAGCAGACAAATCCAAATCAGCTTGTGTTGGTTTAGTTTTTCTAACACATGAAATAATAGTGTTAAAATCAACGTCCTTATTTGAAGTATACAATTCACCGTCTAATACTAGGTCAGGTTGTAAATCAAATATATGCTTTAAATTTTCATACACATGAGGTGCAGATATAATTTCTTTACCATTTCTAGTCCACATCCCATCAGATTTGACTACACATCTAATACCATCTAGTTTAGGTTGTGATAGGATTGGAAATTTAACCTTATCTTTACGTTTATCATAATCTTGTGCTAACATTGGTGTAAAAAACACCTTCTTATCACAATTATTAATATCTTCCCAATAACCTAAATCTTTACGTTTAGTAAACATAGCATTGGCTTCAAATAACGCTTGCTCTTCAGAAGTTGTAGAATTCTTTTTACCTATATTTTTAGGCTCACATTTAGTCCAGTCACCAGTGAATTGCTTCATATTAACAAATCCAGTTGTGGTTCTAAAACTATCTCCATCAACTTCAATTTGCCATTGATTGATATGTTCTTTACTATTAGAACGTTTATATAATGTTGGGAATACTTTTACCATATTAGTTCGTCTATTTGTTTTTCACAATCTTCAACACTCATCCCTGTACCATGTAAATGTGGATCATCACTGTTATCTATGTTGTAAAATACATATTTAGTATGTAAGCCATTATCATAATTATAATCATTTAATGATATCTTATACCCTTCATAGTAAATCATAACCTTTATTGTTTTTAATTATTAATACTTGAATATACGAATTAAAAATTATAAAGCCAAATTAATCTATATTTACTGTACCAACAATCTCAGTGTATTTAGTGTCCACTAATTCTCTTCTAATTTCCTTAATCTGCTTTATATTTTCTGCTCCTACCTTTTTAATAGCAGTTTGAATGTTAACATAAAGTGAAGGGTGAGTTTTACCTGTTTTTAATACTACTTGATAATAATTTCCTGTCATATCTTATTTATTATTTGGTTTAAACAACATGTTGAACAAAAATGTAATTCCTAAGGCCTGCCAAAATCTAATTTCATGAACTCCCTCTACTGCCCCTACTAAGCATTCATTCCAAAGCCATTGTACAGGCAAAGCTAATAATACCGCTGTTAATATTAATACCCCAATTGCCCCTAAAAATACTCCTAATTTTTCCATTTTAATAAATTGTTCCTGATGAGTTAATTTGTAATGTAATATCCGAATCAGTTGTATTACTTAATATCTTTCTAATGTGAAGGTCTGGATTAGATAAAACTGCATTACATTTATCTATTGCAGACTGTGCTTTGTCTAATACTTCTTGTTTCATTTTTTGAAAACCTAATTCAAGTAATTCAGGAAGTTCTAATGCACAATCTCCCCAACGAGCAATTAAGAACCTGTTTATACACCATGTGTAATTGTTTTTCTTGTCATTTTCTGATTTCCAATTCCAACCTATTAACATTGGATCAGGATCAACATCATTATACCAAATATGATACCCATCAAACATATTATTGTCTTTACAGAATTTATATACTTTCAGTACCTCCAATGGGATAGTTGACTTTTTATATTCAGCAGCATCTACTTTCATAGGACAAATAGCTTTAAGCTGTTTCTCCATAGCGGTATTAAGACTGATATAAACATTAGGTACATTTTCGGCTTCTACATTTTCATGTGTAGCGAGACCAAGCTCTAGAGCTATTGAATTGTACTCTGCTAATTGAACTTCATCTAAAATTAGAGACTCATTTTCTGGTTCTCTGTAAATTTTTACTTCCATAACTTTTATTTTTACTTATTATACTTGAATATACGAAATCTATTTTAATAAACCTAATCTTCAATTACTAAATACCTTGTAATTTCATTTTGTTTCAATTTACCCTGTTTAGATAATTCTTCAACCATAATTGGGTTAATACCTGCAAGTAGAGCTAAAGTACATTCCATGTAAATAATTTTCATAACCTCCGTTTTTATTATTAATACTTAAATATACGAATTAATCACCAGGTCTCCTAACACTTTTCCAATTATGTTCTACTATTTTATCGGGTTCTGATATAGACAAGTCTGCAATTCTATTTGTAGCATAATAGTATGTTTTACCACTATATGGTTCACTATTGATACGTCGTTTACCATTAAATGATCTAAATTCCCTTGAAGTAACTCTATACCAACCATCTAAATTAGGCATAAAAACCTCTAAATTTGAAGCAGTATTAAAATCATACTTTAACGATTCAGTATTTCCGGTTTTCTCCATAATTTATAATTATTTTACAAACACTTTTAATGTCTCTCCTTTATCCTGAAATGATATTTGAACACCCCTCACACTATAGTTGGTGTATGCTCTTCCCCCTTTACTATAATCTATAACTTCTACTCTATTGAGATTAGCTGTGTACTGTTTAATTAGTTCCTTAGCCTCCATCTCGGTTTGATCCTTCTGCCATTGTACTCCTAAATAGATTGCATCTTCAAAGTCCATAGCACTAAGTGCTGGCATCTCTGATGCCCTCTCTAAATAGATCCTTCTAATGAAATCTGATAATGTTTCTTTTCCCATGCTTTATTTTAATTTAATTCCGGCGTCTGCAAGAACTTGTACCACCTTCTGGTACTTTTCTTCTTTTTCCTTAATGTATACAAAATCCCCTAACATAGCCTTAGCCATATTAATAAATTCATCAGATACATTTACTCTTACTTTGTTGTAATCCTCAGCCATAATTAAGGCTTGCATTATTTCTCCTACTGTCATAACTTATTTCTTTTTAAATTGTTCTAATAATTCTTCTGGCTTCTGCGTCAGACTTACTTGCTCTAATTCTTTGGATCACTTCTGAATCACATATTTTCTCTTGTTGAGAAAATAAACTTGGTAGTATTTCATTAACCAATATATCAACATCAATTGAGTCACCTTTATTGTAACCCCATTTTGATAGTTCTGTTCTAAAGTCCATAGTACTATTTCTTTTTAAATGTTTCTAAAAATCTTTTTACTTGATTAACATAGTATCCTTCTTCTCCCATTTGCCAACCATACATTCCATCAGCTCCAAATTTAATAGCTTTTTCCATATCTTCCTCACTATAACTTCTTTCTTGTTGCCATTTAGCACCATCAATAAAAATTTCTTTCAAAGTCCATCTACTTGACTGTGGTATATAACTTTCAGCAGCTTCTTCAAGTGTTTCTACTTTCATAACTTCACTACTAACTATTCTTACAATATCATGATCCTCTTCAAGTCTCTTCCTTCTCATCACGTATCCCTCGTGAGTTCTAGTTCCTATACTACCTTTGTAAGGAGCTTCGTCAGGATACCTTACCTCATGATCCATATAACCATCCTCAGGTAACGGACGTACGTACTCTAATACTAAACCATGTTTTGATATTAATTTGTCACCAGGCTTGCAATTTCTTAAATCTACCATAACTTTTATTTTTCCATTTCTATACTTAAATATACGAAGGCTCCCAAAGGGAGCCTAATTTGTATATATAAATTTTATTTTATCCAATAAATGCTCTCAATTGATCTACATTCATCACCCCAGTTTGCTTACGAACGTTTCCTTTCTCATCAATTACTACTGTAGTTGGAACGTTTCTAATCCCATGCTCCAATATTCTTGGATCACCTGAATCAACATCTATGGATTCAAATTTTATACCGTTCATTTCATTTTTAATTTGTTCAAATTTAGGAGCATAAACTTTGCAAGGTCCGCACCAGGTACCTCCGTATTTCAATACTGTTTTCATATTTATTTAATTTTTAAATTTCCATTTGTAACCGTAAGCGGTTTTTTGTTCTCCCCTACAGCATGCCCCTACTCCATCACTATTAGGTTTATTAAAATAAAGTTGGGCTTGTGTTTGTGATTCCCATTCTTTAATAAAATTACCTTCTAAATCTAATTGAATTACTTGAATTAAAGTCCAAGTATTTTTTCTTTCTTTAAGATGGCCCCGTTTGGCTTTAATTTTAGCTTTATGCTCTTCGGTGAAGGGTTTACCTTTATTACTTCGAGATTGACCCTTACTTGATTGGGAAATTTTCTTCCCACGTTCAGGTCCGAAATCACATTTAGTTAACCCACCACCCCCATCATTAGCATTAGTTAGATTAAAACCCCATGTTTTAAATTGAGATATCCAATAACGTTCCCAAAATACCCAATTATCTGTATCTACAATATCTAATACTTCCATTTGAATGTTATTACCATAGGTTTTTCTATGATGACCAATTCTAAAACTTAACTTATTGGTTTTTCCTACGTAAAATGGAACTTCATTCCCATTGTGTAAATAATATATTATTGTCGGTTCCATGATAATAAATATATGTAAATCCAAGGAACACACCAAAACTATTATTCATTTTCTTCTAATATATTATTTAAAACCAAATCTAATGCGTGTTCTTCATCCCATTGGGGTAATTCTTCAAACTCATATTCCGGTATTGTCTCTACAAACAAGTACATCTCATTGTGTTTTAATACATGATCACATCCTAACCACTCCTTCCATGCTTTTAATTTTTCATTATTGAATACGCCGGTTTTATCGTGAAATTGATGTATAGGCATTGCCCTAACTACTAAATATAGTGTATCATGGTATTGGAATAGCTGTTTCATAGAATGTAATTATACATAGGTTAGTATATACGGATGTAAGTATGGAGGGCAGGGTAGAATTATTCTATTACTTGAAGTATTTTTGTTTCCTTAACACTTTTTACTTGGAAGTCTGTTGACATTCCTTCATCTTCAAACATTTTTGTAACTTTTACTTCTGCATCCGTAACACTTACTGCGTCTACTAAATATTGTTCTCTCATTTTTGTTTGTTTACCTTTATCGCTCATATCAACGATTTCTACACTTGTTAAAAAATAGGCCATAATCTTAATTGTTTTTAATTGATATTAATAAATTATTTACTTTTGAACATTGTTCATAATCTTCTATGCTTTCATAATACTTTAATCCTAACTCTAAAGCTTTTTCCCATTCATGTTCATCAATGGTTAGGATAGCTTGATCTAAATCTTCATCGTGAGTTAACTCTATAGCAAATAAAGTAATCATTGATATTTTATTCCTTTTATTCCAAGCTTTACTTAACATATTATAAGTTTGATCATGGAGAATTTTAGGATTATTTTCAGTATATTCTAATACCGAATCCATATCTCGCATTTTAAGTTTTTTAGCTTTCATTATTTAGTTTTAGAAGTTCGTTGTTTTCTAACTTTTGGTCTATCCTCTGGAAAATTATTATACCACATTTCATTTATTTCACTTTCTAGGGTTTCAATTTCCAATTTATCAGCTTTAGTAATACGTTGTTTACGTTCTTTACCATTTGATTCATATTTGGATAATAAAGCTGCTAATTGTTTTTCCTTCTTGTCAAATGTGGTCCAAGTTGGGTCTTTAACTTCAACACTTAATGGTCCGTTTTTGAATTGGGTTTTATCCCATTCCCAAGTAAAAGTTTCACCTGTATGGTCTCTAAACTCTTGAGTATAGATCTTTATAACATCGTCGTTTTCAATAGGTCTACCTTTTGCCATAATTTCTTATTTATACCTAAATATACGAAAGATAAATTTATTATCCTACAATTTATAATCTTTTTCTAAAAGTTCATATAGTGACTCATAACTAAAGGCAATTGGGTTACCTTCTTTATCGTATGCTCCATATCTAATTTCGCCTGCTTCTTTGTCTAGAACCATGTTTCCATTATCATCAGTTTTATAACTGGGGCATTTACTCCAATCGGCTTGACCATATTCATTTTCATACATGAACCATGATACCCAATCAATTCCCTCTTGGTTATAGTGTGACTCAAGAGAAGCATTAAACATTGAAGATATATGTTCCGCTACAGCATATTTGGATTCAAACATATCTACTCCAACTTGATATAAATTATGCATGTTTTCTCCAATTTTTTTGTTAGTTATTATTAACTTTATAAAAGTACTATATTCCATAATTTTTTATTGAAATGTAATAAGGCTCCCTACGGGAGCCAAATTAGTTTGTATATAAACTTTTATCTTAATTTAGATTGTAAAGCTTTTAATTGAGGTAATACTGATGAATCCCCAGCCATATACTTAGTTGTTAAGTCTTTTATTTGATTTTTAATATCTTCTTTATTAGAGAGAGCAACATTAGGAGAGAGAGTTGAAGGAGAATTTAAGATCTGTTGAATTTCTTCTTCTCTACCTTTATATTCAGGGTACATATCTAAAAAGAATTCTAAATCAGCCTCAGCCTCTTCATAATCATCATCATCAGATCTTTGATAATTATCAATTTCAATAGAATTTTTAAAGTCTTCAATATCGTTCTTTAAAGTATTCTCTTTCAATAATTTACCTTCAGCAAGAAATTGTTTTAAATTAAATGTATTTTCCATTTTTTATGTTTTTAAATTATATAAATAAATATACGAAATAAAAGTTAGATTGTCAAATTTATTTATTATAAGAGACAAAATCATCCTCTTTATCGTCATCGTCCATCAAACCCAATGACCTGAAGTGTTCTTCAGCATAACTATCTAATTCCCATGTTATTTGTTGTGTTTTAGGAACGTCCATATAGTCTTCTATACCTTGTTCTTGTTTTTTAGTAAATACATCTCCTATAGTCAAAAAGTAGCAGTTATAGCAAAGGAATTCTAAATTGTCTTGTTTCCAATTACGTTTATTATAATCCTTAAAATTAATTAGTAATGGTACTCGATAATCTGATACTCGTTGCTCTTTGAATCCACAGCATGTACATTCCTCAGCTAATATAGCTTCTTGAATTAAACGACGTTTGAATTTATCTATACTGAATGATTCAGTGTATAACTCACCATTTAATATTTTCTTTAAATCAGGTTCCTTACCATGATGTTTTAGAAATTTAGGGATGCCTTTTCCTAATTGGTTTTTATGTAGATCGAATAGTGTAGGTGAATTTATATCACTATCATCTATTCGATATGATTTAAAGTAAGGTTTAATATGTTGGTATGAACAATTAAGATATCGTGCTGCTGCTCTAATTGATTTTGTAACTTTCATAGCACGAAGTAAATCTTCTTTGCTATATATCTTCGCGGCTCTAGCCATAATTTTTTATTGAAATGTAATAAGGCTCCCTACGGGAGCCAAATTAGTTTGTATGTAAAGAGATTTAATTTAGTAATCTGCTAAATCACCTTGACTAAAAGGTGTACTATCAGTATCATAAAGATTGCCATCTTTATCTATAATAGGCATACCCATTCTCTCATTAGCAGGCAATTCATCACGCATATCGTTATATAGTCTAGGTTGAAACATACTATAAGGATCTTCACTCATATACTGTTGAGCTTTAGCTTTAGCTTCTTCATATGTAAATGGTCCAAATTCATATGGTGAATAATTTTTTTCAATACCGTATAATTTTTTTTCAGATTCAGTAATATTTCCTTCTTGTTCTTCTTTTAATAATTTCCCTTCAGCAAGGAATTGTTTTAAATTAAAGTTATTATTCATGTTTTATATTTTTAAATTATATAAATAAATATACGAAAGGTAAGTTAGATTGCCAAACTTATTTTTCGTTTAAAAAATTTGGATTTATTTTTATTAAGTAGCTATAAAGATCTTCTGGTGTGTTTAATTCAACTTCAGATTCAGTTCCATCCTCGTTCATTTGAAATAAATGATTAATTGAACCATCTAATGCTATTCTTTCATGTAAATAGAAAGCAATTAAATCATATCCACTTTCACCCCACATTAATACCATCAATTTGTCTATAATGCTATAAAATGCTTCTTCGTATTCAAATAAATCAATACCAAATTCGGCTTGTAATCTAGCAGATTTGATTATTGAAGTTTCATACTGCTCTATTAGAGATATAAATAAGGCTTTCTTCTTTAATGCTTTATTCTGTCTTTGTTTTTTTAATATAACAGGAGTATTAAATAACTTTTCAAAGCCTTCTTCAAGATTGTTTTGTAGTTCTTTGTCCATTTGCTTCTTGGATTAATTCATTAATTTGAGAACACTTTAGATAATCTTCAGTTTTAATAAAATGGTCTAATGCTGATTTTAAAGCAGAGACAAAACCAGCCTTTGGTATAGTTATATTCACTTCAAGGTGATTTATACTACAAATAGTAAATTCCTTTTTATTACTCCTAAGGGCTAATTTTATCCCTTCCACAACTGTTTCAAACAGTAGATGTTGTATTTTAGGGGTAAAAATGGTGTCCATAATACCCCTTAAACTATACTCTAAAAATACTATGTTAGGCGACTGCTTCTTCATCTTCAGAACCTGTTGTTGATTTTTCTTCACCTCCACCTAATATTTTATCTCTAATAAATGTAAATACTGAGTCTAGTGGTATTTGAAAGTTAGCTGCTCCTTTATCTGGTGCATCAGTATCACGGTCAAATTCTAGACCAAATTCAGCAAATTTCTTAGACACGGTAGTTGCAATGCTATTTTGTAGTGTATCTACTTCTTCAGGTGATAAATTGGTTAACACTTGTCCTGCTTCATTAATAGGAAAGAATTTAACTTTAATACCTTTTTTAGTTGGATTTTTATTTACATCAACCACAACTTTAAAGTTTTCACCTCCGTAAGTGGCATTATAATTTAATTCACCTTCTTCGTTAAGAAATTCTTCATTTAAGAAGAAATCACGTAATTTGAATCCCATAATTTTTGTTTTGATATAAATATTAATTAGTTGGTAAAGTTATTAAATCATTTTGACTTTCAACCATTGAGTTAATAGTTATTTTGAATATGTCTAATTCAAATTCTCCTACCTCTCCATTATCTTTTATTATATTAGGTAATTGTTGAAGCATGCCCCATGACTCAGGAGTGAGTTGTAAGTAGTTAAATTCTACAACTATATCATTCTCCCCTATTGGGTCGTTGTATTCAATTGTCATTACACGTTTTGTTAAGTCAAAGCTGGTGTTAGGTTGCTCTTTTTCAATGTAATGGGAAGTTAATACTTGCATTTCATCTTCTATATAGATTCTGTCACACCATGGTTCTAATGTCTCTAATATGTTGTAATTACAATTTTTAATTACAAATGCTATATTATATTTAGGTGAAGGTATTGGACGATGGTTTACATCGAATTTATACATGCTACCCCACTTTCTTATATAATTTCTGGTGTCTTTATTGACTCTATCTTGGTAATCATGTTGTACTTTTCCTATAACACCCTTTTCGAACTTATGACCACGCTGTGTAAAATGATACACTAATGCATCTCTACTTTGTATTATATTAAACCCTACTATTACCATTCTATTAAACATATCAACATCTTCACAATAAAAAAATGAAGTATCATGCTTCCCTATAATTCTAATATAATCTTCTTTCAATAAAAACCAAGGAGCAAATATACCATTATTAGTTTCCCCCTTATTTAAAGTTTCATAAAAATTATTAAAAGTAGATTGATTAAACTCATTAGGATAAAAACCAGCATCCAAGATATACTTCTCATTTCCTGGTGGGTGGATTGGGGGTTCGGCACAAGTCCCACATACTACAGTATTGCGATTAATGTGTTTCAGTATGTTTGTAAAGAAATCTTTATGGACAATCATGTCAGCATGAAGTATACCTATAATTTTTCTCTCAGTTAAATTAAACCCTACATCATATAGAACGGGATGACCAACCTTTTTATCAAAAGTTTCAATTATGTCATTTTCTTCTTTTTCTAATCCTAAAAGCCATTCTCTAGTACCATCATCACTATTATCATCATATAGAATTAATTCAATATCTTTAGATATTTCTCTAACTGATTTGTAAACTGATTTTAGGTATTCTAGGTTATTGTAACTAGGTATTACAATTGATATGTCAGATGTTTTATACATGTTTTATTTTTTATTTACCATTAACCCCATCAACTATGTGTCTATCCCACCCTATGTGTTCTATATAGGATTCAAGAAATCTCATAGTTATTCTACCTCGTTTCATATATTCAATTGATACATCGCATTCCAAAGTTACTCCACCACTTAATTCAGCTGGTGTTATTCTTTCACATCCATTATATCCCTCAGGAAATGATTTCCAATCACTTAATCTATTTAGTCCAGGATTGAAGCTTATTCCTCCCCACATTCCAACTTGTTGATTCATAACTAATTGCTTTCCATTGACTTCATACATGTCAGGATGCCAAGGATGAGGTAAGGTTGTATCATCAATTCCTCTTAACCATACTTGTAATATGTTAGGATCCTCTTCTAATACTGACATTGAGTCTTCAATAAATCCTGGTTTTAAGAATAACCAATCTTCTTCCATATGAAATACATAATCAGTGTCAACCAATGAATAAGCAGCATCGATTGATCTAATTTGAAATAATTTAGGGTCATTATATATAAGTTCTATAGGGAAATCATATTGGGACTTAACAAAATCATTACAACCAAAATTCATTCCATCGTCTATAATAATGAAACGCTTAATTGGGTAAGTGTTCATTTGAAAAAAACTATCTAAAGTTTTTTCTAATAAATCTGCTCTATTACAAGCTGTTAGTACTACTGTTACTTCTTTCATAAAATTTATTTAATTCAATTGGAAAATTATTTTGAGCTATTTGAGTAAATTCTAATTTTCGATTTCTACTTGCAATAAAGTTTTTAATAGTTCCATTTGGACGATGGGTATAACTCTCACCTATAACAAGCCCCTCTAATACAAATTGAGACACACCTATACCTCTTTGTTTTAATATTTTAGAACATTCTATAACAAAATTATCCTCTAAGCCATAATGGCCTAAAGATTCAGGAATGGTTATTTCTCTTAATAATTTGCCTGATATTAATGTGAACCAACCTCCTGCAAATTTAATATCATTAATATGTTTAATTTGTATTTCATCATTTTGGGGAAGAGTATCAATATAAACATCTGCTGATTCATGGTAATATAGAGGATGATTTATAAATTTTTCATTAACTAATATATCCCATGATGCATCCCATTGTCTAACAAATTGAGGTGTTATAATAAAATCCTCTACTCCTGTTAATTTTAGATTTTCATAAGCATATGTCATGTATTGTAATGTAATATCTTTAAATATAAAATCACAATCTAACCAAATAAAGAAATCAGCATCTTCATGTTTACCTAAACTATATCTCCTTTGTGAAACACATCCTAATATACGATCTTCTTTTTCGATATTCAAATCATATTTACACCAATCTAAAAACTTATTACATAACTCAATAGTTCGTTGTTCAATATAGTCTTTTGGCAATTTAGATTTATCCCAATCTGTTAACTCATCTGATAGACACATTGTTATATCTACTAAATACTCATTTTGGGGGTCTAGGTAAATTGAATTACGTTTTAGATTATATAGGGTTAATGCTAAGTCTTCTAATTCTTGAGGTAATGCAAATATTGTTATAACTCCTTTCATATTATCTTATTAGACCAACATCAGCTTTTGTTTCTAATGTTGGTAGTTCTTTTACTTTAATGTTATTTTTTAATAGATGCCATTTCAACAAATATTCATTTCGTAATGGTGAATCTTGTCCTGGCCAGCCTCCTGTTAGGAAGTTAAGGAAATTTTCATCATTAGTTACATATGATATAACATTTGAAAATACTTGTGAGTATACTTTCATATCTTCGGGTTTGCCCAAGGCAAACACATCATAATAACCTCTGGATTTGACTCTACTATCTGTATTCCATTCAGGTAATATAATACCTTCTTTTGGAAATTCCAAATTAAATTTAGAATAATCTACATCAAATCTAGTTCTAACAACATAATCATAATCACCTTCAATTAGTTGAAATGACTTGTATGTAGAATAAAACATACTTAATGTATTATTTAGGGGTTGTCTCCAAATTGGACATTTATAATCACTAGCATCAAATGTTATAGGACTTTCTAAAATATGATTTTTAGGTTGATATATAAAATTTAAACTATAATAATCATCTCTATCAAAATTATATTGATGATTACCAAACCCGAAATTAGTTGATTCAAAACTATCAGTTTTCCAAGTATGGAAGTAAATATCACAATCATACTTGTCTAAAAAATGAGTTTTTAAACTTTCATAACCATGTTTAAAATTTCTGGGCTGACCACTTATGCAAATTGCTATTTTCATTTCTTATAGTTTTCTATATAATCACTACATACCCCCTTACAATGTGTAACATCGTCATTACAAATTTCAGGCATCACTGCAATACTATTTTCAATAGGTTGTTTACCAGGGTATACCCATATATCACCTTTACTTGTTAGTGTAGCTATATCATTCTCATGCCAAAAGTAAGTTAGGTCTTCTCTATCATGAAAATAGTTGGCGTATTCTAAAGCAGGTGTATTCTTACAATGTATCCATAGTTTATGAAGTCTTTGTTCTAACCATTTACTTGTTACTTTATACTGAGGTTCATCATGACCTAGCATTATATCTGAATCAACTACCCAAATATCAATCTCTACATCATAACCCAAAGCTATAGCTTCATCAATATAGTCAGGGTGATTTTCTCTTTCAGTATTTTTACCATTAATATTCCCTCTATGTGAAATTAATATCATAATTTAATATTTTTCTCCTATATGTAATTTACGATCATCTCCTCGGTCTTCCAACCTATTTTCAGAAATTATTTCATGGAACATATGAATACCATAAGCTCTATATTCACCATTAAAATAAACTCCATTTTGTTTTAAACCATAGAATAAATTATGAGGCCCACCCCAAGTTGAATTCATGTCAAATACTTGTGGGTGATAGGCTAATTCTCTACCTAATTCTAAAGTATCATTAGACACAACATGCAAATTAAAATCATGAACATAATTGTGAGAAACATAATTTATAGATGGGTGATAATCCATTTCCCCATTAGGTGATACTTCTTCATTAGGTAAAGTATTATGAGGATTATCTCCTCCCCTATAATACGTTTCAAAATCTGATGGAGTGAACTCAGGTAAATTAAGTTTTGTTAATATGGTATCATAACTAATTTTTTGTTTAGCCCCTAATGTAGGCAGAGACCACATACAATTGTTAAGATTATTTTCTAAAAATATCTCGTTAAAATTATTAGATACACAATAGTCTGATTTTAACCACAATGTTTTACCTTTAGTATTTTGGCACCCTAATGAAAGTGAAATGTCATACCAATTTCTTATATCTTGAAGTAGATTTTTCTTGTTACTATCAGGGTCATAAGGAAAAATTAAAATTTCTTTTATATAATTCTTAGTATCATATTTCTGGATTAGAGATATTAGGTCTTCATTAGGAAGTTCATGTTCATGGGTATTATAGATTACAAAATTATCCCATATTATATCACAATTTTGAAGCCCCAATAGGGACTTCAAACTATAATTAGCATGCTCCAAATTTAGAGTAGCATGAGTAGTAAATATACAACTATTCATTTAAATAAAACTGTTTAGAAGTTATTAAATTCAGTAAATCAATTCTATATTTTTCTAGAAAATCATAATCTAACTCTTTAGGTATTTTTAATTTCAATTCTTTTCCAATTCCTGATTTTATTATTCCTAACCCCTCATCATCATTTATAACAAACACGTTATACTTTAAGTGAGAATTATTCTTTCTAAAATCCACTATGGATTTCCAAACATCTCCATTCCAGCCATATTCCCATATATCAAAATCTGCAGGCACTCTTTGTCTCATTTCACTTTGTGGGTTACAATCATGTAATACTATTACACCATCCTCCTCTAAAAAATTTAAAGAGTTTTTAATATCTTTATTAACTTGTTCACTATGATGTAATCCATCAATAAAAACTACATTATACTTATAGTCTAAGGTAGGTGCTACATTTTCAAAGAAGTCATCAGATGTTAAATGATATACAGCCGGTGTTGTTACATCGGGATCTACTGAATCTTTGATATTTGCTTCTACATGGTTGTAGCTATGCCCCTTGTATACTCCTATTTCAAGGTATTTTTTAGAATCTTTCTTTGAAAGATAATAATTAATTAATTCTATTCTATCCATTTAAATAAATTTTAGAAAAATATTCTTTTATAGATCCTTCCATTTTGGGATCTAAGTTATAAGGTTTACTACCTACAAAATGAAATATTTTTACATTTGAAACTTCTTCGAGTTTTAGATTGTTAACTTCATCTACATCAAATAATAGATAATTATATTCTGAGCTTAGACGTTTAGCCCAAATTTGATTTGAACCTATAAAATAATCTAAGGCTGGAGTGTCACTATTGAATGTTGCCGTTTGTTTAGCTGCTTCTCGAAATAGTAGGTTGATTTTAGAATCTTCATATTCTTTTAAATTTAATATTTGAAACCCAGCATTCGGTGAATGTTTATCAAAGGGAATATACCAATCCGGTGCCTCTGCTATAGATATGGGTAAATGGCTTTCTAACTCTGTTAAATCAAATTTAGTATTGCATAACATATCTCCATCACACTTAATAGCAAAATCATATAAACCCTCTAGATATTCAGGGGCATCACAATACCAATACATGGCATCAGGCCATCGCCCATTTAAACCAGTTTGGGTATACTGTATATCAGAATATTGATCGTAATTAACTTTACAATTTCCCTTTACTAATTTAATCCCATTATTAACACAAACCTTTTCAATTTCATCTATTCTACTTTCATTTATGTCAGTAAAATATACATAATCTAGTTCATCCCCAAAATGTCTTTGGAAAGATTTTAACATGAGAATAGGTTCTTGATTTTTCGATAAAATATATTCTGAGTTACCAGCACAGTACACTACCCACTTATTTGTTATTTCCATACTGAATTTGAGCTAATTTGTGATATATAATTAAATCTTGATGTTTAATAGTATTAAATTCTTCTAAACCACTAGTTTGTTCTGATTCTCCCCCCATACTCCAGTTTAGTATTTCATAATTAGGTTTACCTTGGAGTCTTATACTATCAAACATCCAATTATCTCCAAAATGAATTCTCATCTCTGGGATTTCAATGTAAGAGTTTTTATGAATGAAGAAAAAACAAGCATAACAATTAGGCATATACTGTACAGGAGAAATATCTCCTATTTTATTATCGGGTTTCCAACAACTAACTCCAGCTCCTATAAGACCCTTATCTTCAGTAATATGGGGGTATACAGTATCTATAACTCCCCAATCAGTTTCTACATCATCATTAACTATTAATAATTTATCATATTTAGCTAATTTTACTCCTTTATTCCATGCTGGGATAACGTAAGTATTTTGATTTTCTTTAATATGATTTATTTTAGAAATATGAGATGTATCTATATTTAAAGTAGAATTATCAATTAAAATAATCTCTCCAACAAATGAATTTTTTGAAATTTCTTCAAGTCTCTCTAAAAAACCCTTAGGTTTCCATAAAGTAGGTATAATAACTGATATCATATATTACTTTTTAATTCCCCAAAAATATAGATCATAATGGTTGGTTTCAACTTCAAATTCATAAGAAGAAAAAACCTCATCTATATTAATACACTCTCTAATATCTTCTTCAGTAAGATTTTTATAATATTCATTATCCCAATTTTCTCTTGAAACATTAGGCATAGTTTTCCAATTTTCCCACTTTTCTTTACTCTCTTGTTCTAAAGATGCTACACCATGAATTGGTCTCCCGGTAGTGGCACAAGTAAAAATAAACATCCCTCCAGGCTTAAGCATTCTATAGGAATTTTGGATAGTTTCTTTATAAAATGGGTTATGTTCAAAACATTCACATGATATAATTACATCAAAGGTATTATCAGGAGCATCATACTCTTGAGCAGGACATACTATATCTACTCCGGGTCCCGGGCCTAGATCTAATCCAGAATAATCACAATTAGTGAAGTATTCATCTTCTGTCCCACAAACATTAAAAGTTCCTATACCTAATACCTTTTGACCGGTAAAATAATTTGGGAATAATTTTTTTATTCTATTAACATAATCTATTTGTTCTTTATGGGCCATACTATTGGTTTTTATAATGTTCTAGATAATAATTTAAGTCTTCTGGTGTTCCTAAACCCCACATCCCTGCTGTGTTAAATGTTCTAATTTGTTTATGATCTTCAATTGCTTGATTAAATACAGGGCATACATAAAATTCATTATTAACCCTGATATTCTTGTCAATCATTTGCTCAGCATATTTAACAAAGTCAGATCCATTTTTCCAATAGTAATAACCTACTGTTGCAATATTTGATATTGGGTTTTTCTCAGCTACTTTGGTTACTAACCCCTCTTCATTAATTTTAGCAAATGACCATTTAGGGTGTGTAGCAGTAAATGAAACAATACCACCATCAGCATTAGTTTCATTCATCTTATACATAAATTCATTTGAATCCCATTCTACAAACTGATCTGAGTTGGCAAAGAATAAAGGTGAATCATTATCTATAAATTCTTTAGCTAATAAAGCAGTACATGCTGCTCCTTCGGTTAACCCATCAGTCTCTACAATTTTACATCCAGGTGTAATTAGGTTTAGCAATGTATCTAAATTATACTTTTGCCTATGAGCTTTTTGTACTACATAAATGTAGTTAGCTTCTAAATTTAGATTTTCAACTACAACTTGAATCATAGGTTTTCCTTTCACCTCAATAAGAGGTTTAGGAAATGTATAACCTGCTTGCTCAAATCTTGAACCTGCCCCAGCCATAGGAATTAAAACATTTAATTTATCATCGTTCCATTTAGGTATTAAATTCATTTTTTCTGGATTTAAGTATTTATAGATGTTATTATACGAAATGTCTTTTGGGGATCCAACTCTCATCACATGGGATTTACTACGAGAAGCGGCTAATAACCCATAGGGTGAATCTTCAACTATTAAAGTTTCTTCAGGTAAAAATCCCATTTGTGATATAGCTTTCCAGTATATTTCAGGGTGAGGTTTGCTATTTTTTACATCTTCATTGGATAATATTAAATCAAAATTTTCAATTATATTTAGTTTAGATAATACTGTTAGTACAGTTTTACGTATGCTATTTGAACACACTGCTAATTTATAACCTTGCTGTACTAATAGATCCATACAAACCATTAATTGAGTATCAGGTTTTAAACTCTTTAATTTTTGTAATGTTAATCGTTGCTTTTCATCCCAAACTTGTTTATATAACTCTACAGGCAGTCCTTTATCTTGAGTTAACATTTCAAGTTTCTGATTAGTTTTTAAACCATCATATCTACTTAAATGTTCATTCCAGGATATCTCATATTTAGGCCCTAAAGCCTCATTTAATGCTTCAAAATGAATATTTTTAGCTTCTACTAAAACTCCATCCAAATCAAATATTATAAATTTTATCATAATGTATCGTAGTAGTTGTTTTGCTTTTCTTGCCTCTCAATTGTCTTTGGATGATACAATGCATATTCTTCTTCAGTAGGTAAGGTAGTTATTATTTTGTAGCCTTCCAACACTTCATGCACTTTATTTTTCCATTTTATCTCAGGACTATTCTTATAAACTCTCATTTGATAATCTGGCCAGTTAACCCAACCTTTTTCATCTACTCTCCATCCCCATTTAGCAATATGCTTAGATGTCAATCCTTCTACAGTATTTACTCTAGGTACACAGTATACATCTATTTCAGGGTTGTATTCTAATATTGAAGGGAGATTTAGTACTAGCTGATTGTTAGGAATCTCATCTGCATCAATGTTTACTATATAATCTCCAGTACAGTATGATGTTAGTTTGTTCTTCCAATCAGCAAAGTGTCCTTCAAACCTGTCCCTATAACAAGTTACTTCGGGTGAGGTAGTTAACAAGTAATCGTAGACCTCTCCTTTACCTTTTGAGTCGTCTAGTAGTACAACTATCTCATCTTCATCTTGTTTGTAAACTAAGAGGAAATCAATTAGTTTCTTGATCTCCTCTAATTCGTTACAAACCGTTATGGCATAACTTATTTTCATACTATTCTGTGAAGAAATTAATATAATCCAATGCTTCTATAAAATCATTTTGAGGGAAGCTTTTTAATGTTTTAATATCAGTTTTATGAGTATAAAATTCCTCAGTTCCAGGTATTTTGAATTTACCCTTCTCATCATCGCTCACTTCAATTGCTAATATTCCACTCCATTGCCAATTATCTTTGTAAGTACCATTAGCAAATACCGTTCCTTTATCCTGAATGTTGATAGTTATTGGGTACCAAACACGTTTTTTATCATCTACTGATTTAATGTCTTTGTAGAGTTCAGGTAGTGTTTCTTCATATGATTCAAAGTCGAATTCTCCTTCTACCATTAAATCGTTAGTTTGAAAACCACATCCAAAGCAATAATAATTATTTTTAGCCTCATTTACGGGCGTTACATAACAAGCGTCACTCCCACAACGAGGACAAATACTTAATTTATCTTTCATTTTATTCTATTTTTTTTTTATTATAAATTCTTCACCATCAATTTCTATATCAAATTTATTTTTATCCATAAATTTATTAATCATCCTTTCAAATACCTTTTTTCTAGTTTCTCCCCCCCCATCCCCATTATAGGGATTAAAATAAAGAACTAATTCAGGAAAAGATGAAAAATATGGAATTATATTATCTTTTATTACTTTACTTAAAGTATCCAAATAATGTTTACCTTCTAAACCTGATTGTTTATCAAAACCTGTCTCAAAAAAATAAAAATCAAAAACTTTCCAATTTTCATCTAAAGACTCATCATTTTTTAAAGTAATTAAAAATTGAGGATCATTGTTTTGCTTTTCAACCTTCCACATCTTTTGACCATCAGACATATTAACCTCTTCATAATCATAGGATAAAGAAGGATTTATAAATTCAAATAATCCTTGATTAGCTTTATTGTAATACTCATTCAAACCATACTTTGTAAGGGTTTTTACATCCTCAATATATGATAATTCTATCCACCTACTCATTATTCTATTTTTTTAATTTAGGTAATTCAATTTTTTTAAGTTGAGGTAACTTTAATTGAACTTGTTTAGGTATTTCAGGTACTTTTGAAGATAGTATTGAATCCAACTTATCTTGCATTTTTTCAAATGAAAAATTAGTTTTACAATAAAAACCTAATCGTTTACCATTTTCTTGATATTTCTTATAATTATCAAAATAATCTTTTAATAAACCACTTACAAATCCATAATCAGCTGTGAACCACTGTGAACCTTCAATAAGCATATCAGGTACTTGAGCTGATGGGTGTATTGGTGTTAGATTTCCAGGGATTAGTGATGCAAATTCATGATTCAAGAAATCTATCTGACCACTCCAATTAGGAGCGATTACAGGTTTTTTAACTTGAGTAAATTCTAATAATGGTCTACCAAACCCTTCACCCTTAGTTAAACTAATCATAGCTTTGATCTTAGAATGGTTATACAACTGATTCATCTCATCATCTGACACCTCACCGTGAAGTAAGTAAATGTTAGGTAAATTTTTAGAATTAATAGATCCTTTGATAGCATCTATTTTCTTCAATATTTGGTCCCTGTCTACAATACTAGCAGGTCCAGCCATTGTTTTTAATACTAAAGCTGGTTTCTTTTGTTTGTTTTTAAATGTTTCTAAAAACACACGAATTAATCCTCCTACATCTTTTCTATCCTGACCAAAATCACCTTGAAGCCAATGACCAACAAATAGGAAAGCAAATTCTTCCTCAATTTTATTTAGAGATTGTCCTATCTCTGAAGCTGGGGGTGACGGAGAAGCAAAGTATTTAGTAATGTCTACTCCTTCAAATAATACTTCTATTGGAGCAGTTAACTCAACTGTACCAACTATTTGTTTAGTATTATCATCTTGTTTTTGGAATTTAGAATCTTGGAATACTTTTTTAGAATGTTCAGATGATACTAAATTTAAATTCATTCTATTCATCCCTTCAATCCACTGTGGAGCACAGATTGTAGTTTCGATCCCAGCTGTTATTCCTATATTAAATTTACCTACAGCTTGAAATTCATTTGGAACTGTTATTTGAGCCCAAATATCAGGTTGTGCTGTTAATTGAGTAGTTACAACATGTGGTTGTAAGAAACCCCATTCTTCTTTATGATCTTCTATAAAATTGTGTGGGGTATTACCCCAACGTTGAGGTAATATTTTAACGTCATATTTGTCCAAATTAATTAACGCTTTAACTAAATCTCTACTACGAGAACCATATCCACTGTAAGTGTCAATTGGGCAGCTTATTACAAATGTATTTTTCATTTTATCTTATTAATACGTTAATTTATGAACTAATTCTAGGGTATCCAAATCTCCTGTCTTAAGAAATTCAAAAGTTTTTCTAGGTTTAAATTTTTCTAATGTTAAATCAATATCTTTGATAACATTGTTGCACATCATTCGAGCTGACATTCCTGATTCATCTGATGTTACCCATTCTCTAGCTGCTAATCCATTTTCTTTTCTAGTTTCAGGAGACATTTCATAAACTTGTTGAATTGCTAAAGCTAATTCTCTAAAATCTAATTTATCATCCCAAATGTAAGGAGTAGTAGGTGAACCAACTAATGACATATTATTTGGGAATACAGGTACAGCCCATTTACCATGTTTTTTATAAGTACCAAAATGATTAGAAGGAAATTCAGTAGTAAAATCAATCCATTTACCATTTTCATCTTCGAATCTCATTTGATCTTGCATACCTCCTGTTACGTTAGCAATAATCATCTTACCTGCCATCATAGCTTCAGTAAGAGCTAATCCCCACCCTTCATTTGAAGTAGGTAATACAGTTACATCTGCAAGATTATATATTTGGTTTAATTCGGATGTATCTATTCTATTATCTGAGAATATAACATTTGAGTCTTTTCCAAATAGTAATTCTCTCACAGCATATAAATCAGTACCATTATTATCTATAGGTTGAGTGTGGAGTACTAATGCAATCTTGTCTGCTTTCTCTTTAGGTAAGGTATCTAAAAATATCTTGTGGGCTGCTAATAAATCGCTAATACATTTCCTCCTAATATTTCTTGAATTAAAGAATAATACAAAATCAAATTCTTTATCACCAAATAATTTCTTTTTAGTTTCTTTTAATAAATCCTTATTATCAATTGGGAAGAATTGTTTTTCATTTATTCCATGAGGAACATAAGTAATAATTTTATCCTTAGCTTTCTTACCTAGAACCATTTCATTAATATTTTTGGTTTGTTTGGAGATAGCTAATAATGCGTCACAAGACTCATAGAAGGCTCTATTATATAGGGGCGCTGGTAAATCATCCCATATATTTAAATAAATCATTGGGATTTGTTTTCTAACCTCATTCTCTATAGCAAATAACCAATCATAATATCTTGGATCTGTAAAAAAGAACAACCCATCAGGTTTTTCAGTTTTGATTAAAGATCTAATTAAATCAGCATTACCGTATCCATTATTTGGATAAAGTGTAATAGAGGAATCAGTATTGCCAGTTTCTTGATTAGTGGCACTAGATAGATCTAATCTTTGCCCATGTTCTGGATGGTTTATAGCTGCTCCTACTACTACCCAATTATAATGATGGGAAGTTCCTAAAACTATTTCTCTGGCCATTGTTGCTACCCCAGAATGCATTCTAATATCATCACAGATGAATATTATTTTCTTTCTTTGGTCTTTAGGTATATAACTTTCTTTTAACATAAACTATTTATTTATTATTTTTCTAATTCTAAATTCATATGGTTATGAACTAATTTTTGAAACTCAGGATCAGTTAGGTATAAATGCATACACCTGTCTGCTAATTTTTGTAATGAGAATTTAGTTTTGATAGATGTAATCTTAAATGCTTCGAAGATATCTTTATCTACCTTTACACTTGTTAGTTGTTGATTTTGTGACATAATTTTTGTTTTTAAATTTATATTGTTATATATAAATATCTACATAGATTGGAAAAATGAAGGAATTGTTATAGGTTTTTCATTTTGGTCACATAAATCGGAATTATCTTTATAGGGGCAAAACCTACAATTATTCTTACTTGGTCGTTTTTCAAGATCAACTTGTTTGTAACTCCCATCAGTGTTAAACACATTATTTAAGAAAGAATCTAATAACTGCCCAGCTTTATTAAGTTTAACTTTACCGGATGCTGGTATGAATTCTTGAATACGTTTTTGAGGAAAATCTCCTTCTTCAAATATTTTTCTACGAGTAATGAAAAATTCAATTTCAATATTATCTACAGGGAAATTATATTGTTCAGCAAATAATTTTTTATATAGAATTAATTGAGATTGTTTTATTTCATCTTTTTTTTCTTTATCTCCCCAACCACGAGTAGAAGTTTTTATATCTACAATTTTAATAGTATTTGTATCTTCATGATATAGAACCAAATCTAAGAACCCAATAAATCTAACATTGTCTAACGTATTATTAGGTTGCAAATTTAATGGCAATTCTACACCAACCAAATGCCATCCTCTTTTAGAAAAGTATTTAGCCTTTTTGGTTTTAATGTATTTTATTATATTAACCCCATCCTCATAAAACTCACTTAATTCTGAAGAGGTACTGAAATTAGTGTTATTGTTTTTCTCTTTAGATGATAGATATTCAGTTCTTAGCGATTCTTTAAGTATGAAATTCAAATCTAATCTGTCAGCCGCTGCTACACTTTCATTGTAGAATAACGTTAGATACTGTTGAATAGTTGTATGTAATGCCGTACCAAATACCGCGTGTATACTAGGTGTATAGACTTTATGACCATCCCTATACTTTAAACCCCACTGGTGAGGACAAGTAGAGAATATATTAAATTGAGAATAAGATACAGATTTTTGAACCCCATATTGTACTTCGGGAACTATTACTGATTTTATTTCTTTTAGTATTTTAGGGGTTGTATCTTTCATTATTTTCTCCATTTACCTTTGCTAACTATTTGGGCTATAATACCATAGTTAGTTAGATCAATCCATGAATCCATAGTGGGTTCATTATCTAAAGGATTTTTATTACCTAGTAATACTAGATTTTTTAATCTATTCATCTTATCATTCATTCTGATCCAGATTGAGGTAAGTGAAAATTTAACTTCATCTTTAGTTTCTAAATTAGAACCCATAGATATGTTAGACATACCATATGATAACATTTTTTGGGAGAATAATTCATATTGGGCTTCTAGAATTGCTTTGAATTCATTAGCTATAATAGGGTATTCTTTCTCTAATTGTGAAATAGTATTAGGTTTGGATGTAAACCTAGGTTCATCTATTGTAACTTTTCCTTCTCTTGGATTCATATCTTCAAATTTAGTTATTGAGTCACTCATTTTAATAATTTTTTAATTTCTTTATCTTGTTTCCCAGTTTGCAATAAAATTTCTATAACATCTTGTTTAGTTATAATACTACAATAATCTATAACTTCTCTAGTACTAATTTGAAAATAAGAAGCTAATAAACTTAGTACTTCATTATTGTAAATAGCCTTAGCGGGTCTAATATACTTTGAAAACGATTTTTGTTTGGGTAAAACTTGACAATATAATTGATATAACTTTTCCTTGGGTATGGAAAATTCTTGTACCTCAGCAACCACTTCAATGTATTGGGGGTCCATTGATATTATCTTATTAACCATAAAATTGCTAAAGATATCATGCTCCTCATTCGAAAATGAGGACCATGGTAACTTATCATATTGGATTTGTTTCACCCAATCAAAAACTGATTTAATTTGTGGCATCCTCGATTATGAATCTAAGTTCATCAGGTAATCCTTCTTTTAAGATATCTCCGGTTTCAGGATCGTAAAATACTTGAATAGGTAAAACATTATCATCAGGTGACCCTGTTACAAATTTAGATACTTTTCTTAAAATGTACCCTTGGTGCCAAATTTTTCCTCCAGCAGCTGTTAAAATAGGTGTAGTCTTGTTTAAATCTAAACTTACTTGTGGTTTTTCCATTGTTTATTTATTTAGTTGTTAATAATTTTGATATGCAGGCACAAAAAGTTATTTCTTTATCTGGTGCCATTATAGATTTATGTTGATAGTCTGCTATTATAAGTGTAGCTAAGGCTGAGTCTGTATGTTCATCTGCTCTTTCAAATAATGCTCTGTAAAGTTCATTGTAATCTCTAATATTAGAATCAGCAACTATCTGTCTTATAGTGTTAAAATTTTTAATATTTTTAGTTTTTAGCAATTCTATAATCTTATCAGATGTTTGATTAAAATTAGTAATTAGTCTACTAGGTTCTAATACACCATCTTTAACAGATGATTGCAATAAGTTTAAACTTTTTCTAATATCAGGGTAGGTTTGTTTAACAATACCAGCGACATCAGGTTTAGAGTAAGTTACTTCTTCAGCATCTAAAATTTGAATACATTTCATAGCTACATCTTTCATTGAAGGTGGAGTTAATTCAAATACTACAGTTCTAGATTGAATAGGATCAATTATACGTTCAACATAATTACAAGTAAAGATAAAACGAGTGTTTAAACTAAATGTTTCGATAACATTACGAAGAGCGGCTTGAGCATTAATTGTCAAGAAATCAGCTTCATCCATTACAACCACTTTTTGTGGTTTGAAGCTAGCAGTTGACGCAAATGATTTTACCTTATCTCTAATGGTATCAATACCATTCTCATCTGAACAATTAATGTATAGTGAATCGCAATTGATGTTATTTACGATTAATTTGGCGGCAGTAGTTTTACCAGTTCCTGCACCCCCACAAAGTAATAGATGTGGAATATCATTAGAATCAATCCATTGCTGTAAAGATGATTTGAAATTATCATTACCAATATATCCTTCTAAAGTATCAGGTCTATACTTTTCTGTCCAAAGTGAATGTTTTTTATTTATCATAACTTAAATATATGGAGCCATTTTCATGGCTCCTAATTTATTACATCATCCCTTGTTGTGGATTTTGTTCTTCTTTATCTTCTTTCCTTTCGTAAATTACAGATTCTGTTGTTAAAATAGTACCTGCAACTGACGCTGCATTTTCCAAAGCAATACGAGTTACTTTTTTAGGATCAATAATACCAGCTTCTTTAAAATCAATAGTTGATAAATCTTTATAGTTAAGACCAGCCCAATTACTTCCTTTATCAGAGTCAGTTAATTTAGAACCCAGGTATTGTACTTCTACAATATCATGACCAGCGTTAGTTAGGATTTTTTGGAATGGTGAAGCTACAGCTCTGTAAACTATTTTCTTACCTAAAACAAAATCATTTGATCCTTCAAAAGTAATTGATTTTCTAGCATATAATAAAGCAGTTCCACCACCTACTACAATACCTTCTTCTAAAGCAGCTTTTGTAGCAAATAAAGCATCTTCTACTCTATCTTTTTTCTCTCTAATTTCTAATTCACTATTACCACCTACATTAATGATAGCTACTCCCCCAATTAGTTTACCTAAACGTTCTTGTAATTTCTCTTTTTCAAATGATGAACTAGCATTATCAATTTGGGTTTTAATTTCAGCTGCTCTAGCTGTGATTACTTCTTCTTCACCCTTACCATCTACAATAGTGGTTTTATCTTTACCAATTGTAGCAGTACGAGCTGTACCCATACATTGTTTTAAAGTAGCAACATCAATTTTATCTAACTTATGACCTTTGTCTTTAGATAATACTTGACCACCTGTAATAATAGCTAAATCTTCTAAAGCCATTGTTCTACGATCTCCAAAATCTGGTGCTTTAACGGCCACAACATTTACAACACCTCTCATTTTATTAACAATTGTTACTGCTAATGCTTCTCCATCAATATCTTCTGCAACAATCAATAATGATTTAGTTTCTGAATTCGCTATTGTTAAAGCGTTTACTAACTCATTTACATTGCCAATTCTACCGTTATAGATTAAGATGTAAGGATTATCTAATGTAGCAGTCATTGTATTGTTATCAGTAACAAAATAAGGTGATTTATAACCTCTGTCAAATTGCATACCTTCAACAATTTCTAATGACGTTTCACCTGATTTAGATTCTTCAATAGCTACAACTCCATCTCTACCTACTTTTTCTAAAGCAGTAGCAATTAGGTTTCCAATTTCTTCATCATTGTTACCAGAAATAGTAGCAACTTCTTTAATTTGTTGATTATCGGAAATATCTTCTGTCAAGTTATTAAGAGCTACTTTTAATTCCTCTACGGCAGCATCAATACCTTTTTTAATTTCAACTGCATTTTGGCCCGCATTAACATGTTTTAGACCTTCTTCTAAAATAGCATATGTTAATAAAGTACTTGTAGTTGTACCATCTCCAACCTCATTAGCAGATTTAATTGATACTTTTTGTACTAATTCAGCCCCAGTTGATTCAATTGGATCTTCTAATTCTTTAAAGGCCTTTGCAACAGATACACCGTCTTTAGTTACTGTTAACTGGCCATATTCACCTTTGATTAATACCGTTCTACCTGCAGGTCCTAAGGTAGATGATACACTATCATTTAACTTTTTAACTCCTGATAGTAATTTACTTTTTAATTCTGTTCCGAATGATGTTTCTGTCATAATTAATCTTCAATAATTGATAAAATGTTTTCTTGTGAAGTAATAAGATATTCTTCATTATTTAATTTATGTTTTTGTACACCCATTGGTGGTACTACAACTTTCATACCTACTTCTAAATCTGTAGGTATTAACTCACCTCTATGATAGTTGTAAACATCAGATACTGCAACAATTGTAGCTGTAAGTGTTTTTTCATTACCAACATCTGGGATAATAATATTACCTACCATCATTTCTGATTCTTCTAGAGGTTTTAGGACAATTTGGCCCATTCTAGGTTTTAATTTACTCATAGTTTAATTGAATTTGTTAATGTGTTAAAATTTGTTTCTATTTGTTTAGCATACTCTTTTAGAGTATAATTGGGAGTATCTAAAGCTTGTTGTTTACAAATTGAAAATAAAGCATTAGATAAATTAGTAAAATAACCTGTAGTTTTTTCACTTTTAGTTTTTGGGTCAGTATAAATCAAATTATAACAATTATCATCTATACTAATTTTAAAATCACCTAATAGTGGATCTTCAATAAGTGTTTTACTTTTAATATCGCCTTTTTGACGACCTTTGAATTGTGGATTTGCCATAATTTTATGTTTAAGTTAATATACAAAATGAGATTCAGATATCCAAATTTTTATTCAGAGAAAGCAACAAGATAATATTCTGATTGAATTCCATCTTCTTCTAATTGGATTTTCATTAGACCATCTTTAAAAATATATGCTTTACCTTTAGCATTTTTATTAACGGATACTATTTCTCTAAGATTTAAAGCACTAAATGGGATAGGTTTTATTGTGTTAGTAATAGTACCTGGTTCCGAGAAATTTACTTTATTAGAATATGATGATTTTTCTCCTATAATAAAACCAATAACATCTTGGTCTTGAAAATCTTTAGTAATTCCAATCTCGAGTCTTGGAGGTTTATCAAGAGCATTATGGGCCTTAATAAGTTTTTGGCAAAATTCAAAATTAATATTAAATTCTAAGTCATGTGGTGGTAAATTTGATATAACACTTGGATCTTGAATTAACCCCAAATCGCTTAGGTTATAAACCAAATCAAATTGATTATCACTGATATTTAAACGTAAAAAATGATTTCCTTGCTTAGCAAGTTTAAGATCAATATAATCATTGGTAATTCCTAATAATTTAAGAAGTTGTCCCGTATTGTATATTCCTATTTCGCAATCCTCTAACTCAATTGGGGCTGTGATTTCACCTATACAGTCTTTATTATCTGTAGCAAACTTAACGTGAACTTGATTGTCTTTCACTTTAAGCTTTACTTGTGAGGTTAGACCATTTAAATAAAAACTATCTATGGTTTGTACTAATAACTTTTTGTCCATGTTTATCCGAATGTAAAGAATTTATAAATAAGTGGGTTAGCAGGGGGTAAAGACCATTCTAGGTCATCATAAAACCCTTGTAATTTGTTTTGTAATATAGTTTGAAAACTTTTATCTCTATCAATGTACTCGTTAATAAAATCTCTAATTTTATCTGGCATATCAAACTCCATGAATGCGATTGCTTCCATTTTATATGGGTTATCTTTTAAATATACCCATTTAATTTTATCACCTTGTACAATTTGACTATAATCTTTATCTAAATTCCAAAATCTTAGTAAATCATTATAGCAAGTAGCAGCTTTAACATTTGCACCTGCACCTTTTTTAAGAATAGATAATATTTTACCAGGTTTAGGAATAGATTCAACATAATCATTTAACACCTTAACAGATGTTGGATTACCTATTAAACAAAAATCTACATTAGGTGAGGTCGCTTCATTTCTAAAATCTGATATTTGTTTATCAATAATAGATTGAGGAGTACCTTTAATAATTAATTCTAATATACTTTGATAAAATGTTCCAAAATATTTAGGGAAGTTAGCTTTTTTGAATTCTAATCCCTTAATATCAAGTTCTTCTATAGGCCTACCCTCTTTTTTAGTAATCCATTGAGCATATCTACGAGTCGCTCTAAAATAAGCAGAACGTATAACAGCTTCAGTTTTCATTTCAAGCCTATGAGTTGGGACATTAAAAGCTTCTTTAGCTAATGTATTATAATATTCTGTTATAATGTCTTGATACTTAAGAGCCACTTTTTCTAATATATCATCTTTTTCTTGATCAGTTTTAGTTTCAAAATCAGGATAAAGGTGTAATAATAAAGGCTCAGCATTAAAATAATTGGAATCTGTGTCAACATAAGCACAGAAGTTAAAATCACCTTCATCGCAAATCCACCATGGGGTATCTTCTAAATGTTTCATATTAAAATGTTCTTTCTCCTGGAACTGGTGGTAAATTAACGGGTCTATTCCCTTTTGAGTCTATGTCTGTTCTCTCTTTAAGAAATATTTCATATAAATGGCCATTTATCTTACACTTACCTCCTTGCTTAAGCATTTTTTTGAAGAAATTTTCTTGAGATTCAACCCAATTCACACTTTCATCAAGAATTACTTGTTTTTCTACTTTTTTACCATCTTGAGTAATAGTAACCCCATTTCTAATTGATTGTCCCTTTAACGCCATTATATTTCTAATTTAATTTCATTACGAATAACTTTGTTCATATGTCTATTAGCACAAAGTGCTGATTCTTGAATGATACGTTGACCACTTAATGTAATAGCCTCAGATAAAATTACATTTCCATATCTAAATGTAGGTAAAGCTGTAGCTCCATATAGCGAATTTAGCAAGATTTTCATGGTATATTGCATTAAATGATATTTTTCACCACCTACTACGTCTCCAGCTTTATATGCTTTTTTCATTAGATTCTTGTATAAAACCCTTTCTTCAAACCATTTTGCTAAAATTGTAGATAATACAGATGGGGTATCAGTTCGGAATATAACACCATTTGCTGATATAGCCAAATTATATTGAGTGAGTAGTTTAACTAATTTTGAGCTTGTCCAATCAATTTTGTTGAATTTGTTTTGGTTAGTAAACCATTCCATATTTCGTAGTTGGTCTTCTTCATCTGCTTGTAAATCATTTAAACCTAATCTATTATTCCTATCATTGAAATCCAGTATTCTACCAACTAATGTTTCTTTTCCAATATTAAGAGACATGATAATTGAAGGGTATAATGAAGTTAAATCCTCATCAAACATGTAGCGGTATAACCCAGCTTTAGGGCAGAATAAGTAACCACCAGCATAATTTTTCTTGCTCATTAAGTTTCTATCTCTTGAAGGTGGAACTATACCTTCACTTAACAGATATGCTGAAATAGCACCATCATGGATTTTAGATGATTGATATACATCATCATAATGGATTTTACCTTTATGTGCCAAGTTTTTAGTTAGACCAATATAATTAAATTTGGCATCTAGAGCTTTTAAGATTTCAACATCACGAAAGTTATATTCAATAAATTTTTCTTTATCGGTTTCAAATAACCTATCTAAACTACCATCGTATTCAATTTTACCTAATTTACAATATTTTTCACCTAAAGCATCTAATTTATAAGACGGTTCATCAGACATAGAATACTTTTTATGTAAACGAATATAATCTAAAGAATATAAACCCTCAATTCTAATAGGTTGATCTGGGTCGAATATAGTATTCCCATCTGTACCCTGAAATGATGGTTCTTTTATTTTACCTATAGGAGAAAATGAATTAGCTTTACGCTCACCTAATTGATGGTACATTCTCCAATATAGGTAAGGTATATCAAAATAATCACTATTATACCCAATTAATATATCAGGTTGGATTTTATTTAGATAATTTAACCATTTAGTTAATAATTCCCTTTCATTGGGGACTGAGATTATTTGTTTATTCCCCACAGTTGATGATGGGATTTTACCTTCTTTATCTAAAATTAAGATATACCATTTATCTTCTTGCTTATACCACCAAGCAATTGAGGTAACGGGTTTAGGTGCTCTTTTTATATATTCTGGGGTAAGTGCTCCTCCCATTTCAATCTCAATATCAAAGAATATTTCTTTATGTGAAGTTGAGGGTTCATCATTAATGCCATACTTATCAATTAAAAATTTTTGATGTATAGGCATATCATGGTAATGAATAAAAGGATTGTCACGTTCCCAGTAAGTAACCTTTTTTAGGGGTTCACCCTTTAAACTAGTATGAGTTGAGTCTTTTTCATAACATTTCTCATAAGCATAATTTTGAAATTCATACTGCTCAACCCCATCATCAGTCCATAATGTGATTTGATGACGATTTTTACCTAAGGATGTTGTTGTAATATTTTTATAACTCATTTTATAAACCTTTTTATTGTATAATATACGTTATTTTAGTTGAGATTCCAAATAAATTCGTAATAATTGTTACAAGATAACAAAAGCACTAACAGTGATTAGGTGTTAGTGCAATTGAAATAACGTAACTAAAGAAGTATTTACTTTTTAGGTGCCTTAGGATAGTACTTTCTTTTTTTAACAGACTTTACCGGTTCTCTGCCTTGCGTGCTTATATTGGCTGCGTAGGCTACGAGGTCTTCTGTAGGAATGTTCTCTAGCTCCTTGGCGAGTTCGTTGGAATGCTCTATAAGCTGTAGTAGCTCGGGTGAGGCATTAACCTTGGTTACTCTGGGTTTTACCACTACTGCATCCTTTACCTTAATGTCTTTTGCCGATTTTTCCATTGACTTGTTCAATACCTTTTGTAGGGGAGATTCCTCTTGTATATCCTCTTGTCTTGTTAGGAAGTATGCAACGAGTACTGATACGAATATTGTAGTTACAATTAGTAATATAATAGTTTCCATATTATCTGTTTTTAATTAAAAAATTGTTTTAGATTTGGTTTAAAGTAGTTTACATTCTTCATTACTTTCTTATCTCGGCTTCTATAGACGATATAATAGTCTCCAACTTTTTCGTAATGGCATTTTTCATTTTGCTCGACGCTTCTCTTAATGACAGTAGCTTTAGCTTCTTCTTCATTTCTGCAAGCTTTTGACATATTTGAAGCTTGTACTTCTTGATATGCTGGCCATATCTTATCCTTAAGGCCATGTAACATAGCACCGTTCCCAGTGGCAACATAAGTAATATCACACAAAGCATCCAAAATTTCAACGATGTCTCCTGCTTCGCAAGCTTCTCTATATTCTTCAAGTTCTTCAAGGATGAAGTCATATACAAATTTCCATTCTTTATAGTCTGGGATAGTAGGTTCATAGTTATTTGGTTTACCCATTGTGGCATTAAATATCTCTACTTCATCAATAAAGGGTACTGAGGTTTTAAGGCTCTCTATCTGACCATTAATTTTTTGTAGTTCTTCAATTACATCATCTCCTAACTCGATTTTTGACATCATAGTTAAGTCCGCAACTTGGTTTGTTAAAAGATTAATTAATTCTTGTTGTTTTTGTACTAATAAATTCATAACTTGTTTTTAGGTTGTTTTTATAACAGCTCCTATTATAATATAATAAGGCCAATCTGAATATAATAAATGATTCTCATTTATCAAAATTTTATCACCAGGAGAGAATTCAAATTTTTGCCCTCCCTTAGTAGCACTAATTTGATGTTTTACCTCATATATTCCTACTTCGGCTTCGGGGTAATCATTTGGATTGTAAGCAGGTGGTGAATTAGGTTTAATACTATAAGGATGCAAATTATTTAAATCTTCTCTTCTTCCATTACATCCACAATCTTCTATACCCAGAGCATCAGTAATAACCTCTGTTAATTTACTTATTCCAGTATAATGAGTAATTTTCGCTATAGTGTCACCTAAACCTTCTGAAGGTTGGGTAGGGTCAAAATTTTCCATTGTTATACTCTTAAATAATCTGGGATAGCTTGTGAATCTGCTCTTTCCCAAGGATAAACTATCCACTCTTCTCCTACCTCCTTAGCGTAAAATGTTGGTTGAATACTAGCTGTTGGTTTATAATGCAATACAGCTGTTGGTACCCCTTCTGCTATATTTTTTAATGTTTCCCCTGTGTCACAAATGTCATCTATTACTAAAGTACCAGGCAATATTACGTCAGACCACGGTAAATTTAATTTATGTGATACCATCACGGCAGGAATTAACCCGCCGCGTTTTAACCCAGTTACTGATGTTATTTCTAATTCTGAAGCTAGTACAGCTTCACATATAGTGTCTACTGCTTGTTGAATATTACTCCAACTTAAATAAAGTTTTCCGTCTAAATTTTTAAACATTATACTGGGTGGTTACCGTTATTAATTTTAATTGAATCAAAAAACTCCTCACGAGCTAAATTACCATTTTCCATAAATACACCATCTGCTTTAGTTGTTATCATGGATGCACCTTGATGTCTAACTCCTCTACAAGAAACACAATTGTGAGTACCTACTACAGTTACAATTACACCTCTATTATTTTCACAAATTTTACTTACAGCATTATGGATAGCAGATGTTAATTGCTCTTGAATTGCTCCTCTTCTACCAAACAATTCAACTATTCTATTTAATTTAGATAAACCAATTACTCTACCATTTTCACCTACAACATAACCAATATGTACTACCCCCCCAATTGTTTGATGATGGTGAGAACACATTGAAGTAAGAGGAATATTTCTTTCGATCACAATACCATCATAACCATCTGAAGGGAATGATGTGATTTCAGACATAGCGGTATATCTACCTTTCCATAAATCATTAACATAAGCTTTAGCTACTCTCATTGGAGTATTATCACTATTTGGGTCATTTTTCCAATCACAACCTAATGCTGTTAAAAAATCACCATAGGCTTTAGCAGCCTTCTCAATCATTTTGGTTTTAGCTTTATCATCTAGAGGGAAACCAGGTGCCACACCATTAGCAAAACCTTCTTGTACCACTTCTAAATCATTGTGGGTTTTTTTTCTATTATTCTCCATTTTTAATAATTTTATATTTAAATATAATAAATATTTTTACGAAATCCAAATTTATTTTAATTTATATTTAGATCCTCCAGCAAATGTCTCAGCTGTGATTCCTTCATTTGTTAATGATGTTAGGTGTAATTGGCAAACTGTTAATAATATATGCTTAACCCAATTAACATCAACCTGCCCTGCTCTCCATAAAGAGTGCAGGACATGTAATGTTTCAAAATTTGTTGCTTTTCTCATATTATACTTCTCTTTGATCTTCAAATGCAATGATGTGAGGTCTCCAAGTTAATCTGTAACCATTATCTCTTACCCAATCAAATAACTTTGGATAAGATTGAAATAAAGCCTCTCTTGAATCTCCTGCTGGCATGAACCATACTTTTTCCTGAGGTATGTCTAGTACTTTGATGCATCCTAGGATCTCTTGTAATGCTTGCTCATCTACTCCATCCCATACTGGTTTTAGGTGGTAATCTGAATGATATGAAATCATCTTAGACATTGCTTCAAAGTTTAATCTAAACTTGTTGTGTTGCTTAACCATCTTCTCATCAACGATGTCTCCTTGAGGTGTTTTAACCCCAACTTTAGGAACAGAATTAGAAAATTTAGGGCTAATGCTAAGTAAGTTAATAGGGTAATCAGTCTCCAAAAAGTGACTCCCTTCGGTTTCAATAGTAATGAAAATTCCTCTATCATGTGCGAAATGTGTTAGTTCATTTACTAATGCTGGATGCATAGTAGGTGATCCTCCTGTTAACATCATCTCTGTGATGTGGGGATTTGCATCATACATATTAATAATGTCTTGGAAACTGATATGTCCTTTCTCAGGATGAATACTTGTGTACCAAGAATCACACCATCCTCCATCTCCGAACCAACATCTATGAGTACATCCTGTAGTTCTAATTACTACTGTAGGATATCCTGCTCTACTTCCTTCTGATTGAACTGCAGTGTATAGTTCTACGATTGGAAGTGTTTTGTTATAATCTTCTACTCTTTTTAATTTACTCTCCATAAGATGCTGAGTTCTTTTCATGTTCGTATACTTCTACCTTTGTAGCTTTTACTCTTCCTTTTGTTTCTTCTAGTAAGAATGTATTAATCTTTTCATATAAGAATTCTGCAAATCTCTCACAACCTACTGTAGGAAGTATTCTTAGTTGAATAATACCATCTCTATCCATCTGCTTGAAGTTTTCCAAGTAAGGATCATTCTCAGCAATAATAGTTGTGTGATCTAATAAATAATCGAAGTATGCTTTTGGATTAAAGCCATCAATAGTTGAGGTAGCTCTTTTCATTCCTCCAAAGTCAAAGATCCAGTTTCTTTCATCTAAGTCTCCTTCGAACCACACTCTAAAAGATACAGCGTATCCGTGTAAGAACTTACAATGAGTACCTTCTGCTTTCCACTGTCTGAAACATGTAGAGTACCCGTCAAATAATTTTGTTGATTGAAATTTCATTCTTAGTTTATTAAGTTATATAAAGTGTTTACTAGACAGCATACTACTGCACCTATGACTGCCCATGCTATAATAAATGTCCAGTTTATTCGTTTCTTAGGTTTTTTTCTGTGATCTATTATAGGAGAATATTTCCTATTGTCATTAAACACCTGGTATTCATTAAATTTTTCCATAATTATTTTATTTGTGTATTTAAATATACGATCAAATTTTAAGAATTCCTAATATCTTCTTATTTATTTTCAATTACCTCTTCCCAGTACTCTGGATAATCCTCAATTGCTCCTTTACTTACATTTGAGTATTCATTATAACTGTAACTCTCTCCTCCGTAAATGCCCTCAGCTATTGTTCCTAATTTAGGACTTCCTGGATAGGTTTTAATTAGTTTGTACTTTTTCATGTTTGTTTTATTTTAAATACTTAATTTATATTTCTCTGTGTTCAGGGTTATAACTTACCCTACCAGCCTTCTCAAAGGTTTGAAAAGTTTCTTTTGAGATACTATGCACATCTCCATTAGGAGTCATTACGATATAGCTATCTCCGTCTTGTTTTATTACTACGATGTCCCACATAATTAATTACTTAAAGGTGCTTTTATTGTTGGGTGTGATTGATAATTACTTAACTGTATATCTTCTTCTAATAAGCACTTGCAGAAGTCATCATTAAAAAAACCATTAAATACTGCTAGAGCATCTATAGGTCCTTCACCACATGAACCACCTTCTGTTGGCCAAAACTCTGTGTTGATGTTTAATTTTGGTAATGGAAAAGGTTCTCTACCGGTTTGTTCTTTTGCTTGTTCGATATGATTTGAATACAAATGAACATCTCCAAGGTTGCCAATCAATTCATCTGGAATCATATTGACAGATTTTGCAATTATCTCTAATAACAATCCATAAGAAGCGATGTTAAATGGCAAACCTAAGAATGTATCTACTGAACGTTGATTCCACATTAACGAGATTGCTCTGGTTGGGATGTTTGCTCTTTCATAATGTACCTCATTAGTTTGGTTTAATTTTATTGCCCAAAAATGTTTCATACAATGTGCTCTATACAACTCTTCCCTTTCCTCCAAACTCAACTCTCTTGTATAGACTTGAAATCCATAATGACAAGGTGGCAAAACCATATCTTGTAAATCCGCTGGATTCCACGCATTCACCATCAATCGTCTTGAGTTGGGATTTGTGTTAAGGTCGTTGATTAGGTTTGCGATTTGGTCTATCTGTCCCATATCTCCATAACCTTCATGGTATTCCCAACTTCTCCATTGGCTACCATAAATTGGACCTAACTCCCCAAACTTCTTAGCAAACTTATCATCTGTTTTTATTTTGTTGATGAATTCTTCTTGATTAAAAGGTACTGATGAAGGGTGAGAATTACCTTGAGAATCCAATATCATTTTCATACTTTTAACATCATTATCATTAGGTAATTTTTCATACTCTTGAACATTCATACGGTAATTCATATAAGCATCACCATCCCAGATATGACAATTATTATCAACCAAATACTTAATATTTGTATCACCTCGTAAGAACCACAACAATTCAGTTACGATTGTTTTGAATGGCATCTTCTTTGTTGTAAGAAGTGGAAACCCATCTTTCATATTATGTCGTATCTGTCTTCCGAATACTGAGAGAGTTCCTGTACCAGTACGGTCACCTTTAGTACTACCATTATCAAGGATGTCTTGAAGTAGGTCTGTATATGCTTTGTCTAATTTATTCATATCTATTTTTATAATTTGGTTCTAATCTAATCTTTTTAAGATATCACTAATCCTCAAAAACATTTCAATAGCAACTGGTGCTGATAGTAATGAGATTAGAAAGTTATTTACATAGGAATAAACAGTTACTACACTACCTATTGTAATATTTTCTGTTGTTGTTACTAGAAGTATTATTGATAAAAGTAAAAATATATTCTTAACGGTACCAACTAAAAACCAATTCTTACCTTGTACCGTTGATTCATAAATCTCTATTTTTCGTTTTCTGTTAAAAAAGGATTCCGAATGTTTGTATCCATCTTCAATAGATTTTACTTTTTTCTCGTAGTGATTGTTTCTTACATTTATACCTTGTCTTATTTTTTTGTAGTATATAAAAACCGTTCCAATAATAAAGATAACTGCAATACTAACTAATAATCCAACTCTCCAGTTTTCTGAGTAGATAAATGTAATGGAGCCTAGTATGGTTATGATTGTTGCTATATAGTAGTGTACATACCCTTCCAGAACATGGACTACGTCATATGCCATATCAGTTCTTGCTATTTTAGTAGAAACATCAACATCATTTTTTCTAAGAAAGTTTAATGATATGTCATTATAAATTTTTGTATAAACTTTTGTATCATACACCATTCGCTTATAATTAAAAAAATTAGATAGGAAGTATGAGATACCTAAAAGTATGGTCCAGAACCAACTACCACTAATTAATCCGTCAATACTTTTTCCAAGCAAGAAAGGTGTTAGTAGAATTGACAACTCCGCTAATAACATAAAAAGATATATCCAACTCAGTTGACATTTGTATTGTTTAAATATCTCAATAATTTTATTCACGTTCAATATGATTATAAATTAATTTCATTACCCAAGCATTTTCAAATTCATACATCCCACAAATTTCTGAGGCCTCTTCTTCTGTGTCGTAGTAGCTTATGTTTCCACTTTTATCTTTCATAAAGTCCATGTTTCTAAGATCCACAATTACGTACTGGTCTGTTCTTAGAAAGGCTTGGTACATCTCTCCTAAGAACTCCTCTAGTTTTTGTGGCTTTGGTCTTGCCTCTGGATGTTCCTTTAAGTAGTTGTAAGTCTTACCATCTGAGATTGTAATGTCTGAATGTCCTGTTAGGAAGTTACGTAGTTCCCAGAAACGGTACTCACCAATAAACTCTCCATGTCCATCCATTATGATGTACTTGTTGCTGTTGACTTTGTAAGCTCTGATTACATCTCCTTCAAAATTAAGCAATCCTAGTTTTGGATATTGCTTTAATTGTTTTTTGTCTTCACTATTCATCTTTCAAGTATGAGTTAAAAATTCTTTTGGCTTCTTCCATATCCTCTGTGACGTTGTCTAGAATTGTAAAGATAATAAAATTAGCTTCATCCTCAGTACATTTGTGGTCAATTATTCTGATATAATCCTCTACGTCTACTCCTAATGTTTGTGAGATTTCCAAATCAATTATTTGATATAATCCCATTCCTTTTCCTTTTCCCATAACTTATTTTTTTTTAATTTTTATAATTTCAAGTACATTTTCAAAGGTTCTACTATAACATATGTGTGAATATAATTTTCCTTGCTCATAAGCATATTTTAAATCTTCCTCACTATAACACCCTTTTGGTTCAAGCTTCTCTACGTCTTTAGCTTTTTCTGTTAAATTTTCAAAATAAGTCTTTAAATTTTCTAGCTTCAGATCTTTGTATTCTTGAGCTGCAACTAAAGATTTCATTATTTCTCCTATTATCATAACTTATTTAGATATTTCTTAATAACTCATCAATATTAATCCCACAATCGTCTAATATCTTTGACACTTCATCTGCATATGCATCAATTCCGTCAAACACATCATTATCAGTATTGTCCGTATTCTCAAATCTTCTTTCTAGTTTTTTTCTAATACTTAATATATTATCAATTGCAATAGCTAAGTCTAATGACTTTACAGCTCGTAAATGATTTGTAACATCGTCTGGATTATCTAGATCAAATTTTAGTGTTGCTTTCATGACTTATTTCTTTTTAAATTGTTCAAACCACTCTTCTACTTCTTCTTCACCATTAAAAGTAGTAGGCCATTCGTTCATTTTTACCAATAGTTTTAATACTTCTTCCTCACTATAACTTCTTTCTTGTTGCCATTTAGCACCTCTAATAAAATCTTCTTCACTGTGATGCGACTTATATTCAGCAGCTTCATACAATCCTAACTCTTTGTCAGATTTCATCATATCAATAAGATGTTGTTTTTGTTTTTCTTTTGGATTTTTCATAACCTTTATCGTTTTACTATTATACCTAAATATACGAACTATTTAGTTCGAATCCTACTTTTTTATAATAAATTATCCTCATCCAACAAATCCTGTAGGCTTTGTGAATCTAATCCTAAGTCTGTTAAGGTAACTTCATCTGCCTCTTCTAACCAGATTGTACTCTTTGGTTTATCCAATGAGTAAGTTTTTACAGTTATAGCTTCACCTTTTTCTAGTTCTTCTAAGAACTCTTGTGCAGAACGATCTTTAAAATCATCCTCAATTTGTTCTAGGTGATATTCTGAGTTCTCTGTTTTAAAATGCAGAGTGGTTTGTGTCTGTTCAATGATTTCTGTAATAACAGTTGTCTGCCAAGTATAAAACTGATTGAATGGACTCATCCAAAGACTGAATCCTATTTGAGGCTTTTCGTGCTTTTCTTTTAACTTTCCATCCTCTTTCCATTCCAAGTAGAT